TTCTGCTGCTACTCTTGCTTCTTCCTTTGCTTTCTGTTCTGCTGCTACTCTTGCTTCTTCCTTTGCTTTCTGTTCTGCTGCTACTCTTGCTTCTTCCTTTGCTTTCTGTTCTGCTGCTACTCTTGCTTCTTCCTTTGCTTTCTGTTCTGCTGCTACTCTTGCTGCTTCTTCTTGTGTTCTCCTTGCTTTCTCTGCTTCTTCTTGTGTTCTCGCTAACCTTGCTTGTTCTTCTTGTGCTCTCGCTAGTGCTGCGACTACTTCCGCTTCTCTTTGCTTTCGTTCTATTTCTTCTACCGCTGCTTTCCTTTTTGCTTCTATTGCTCTATTGGATATACTTAATAAATTAAAACTGTTAGGATAAATTTTTAATTTATTCCATTCTGGATTACTATTTATATTAAACACTTTATTAGTAATATCTTCGTACACTTTATTACTTTCTATATAATCCTTATCAGCGTTCCTATAATGCTCGTCTATCTCTTTTACTATATCATTAATTACACCTTTGTTTTGTTGAAGAAATTCCGTTGTTTCTCTTATATATTCTTCAACACCTTTTATTGCCGCTTCTGCTTCACCTTTTAATCTTATTTTCTCTTCTTCGCTAATAGCGGTACCTTCTAAAGACGCTATTAATTGTTTGGCTTCTCCTATATCTTTTTCTCCTTCTTTTATATATCCTTCTGGAGTTTCTATTTTTCCTTTAATGTCATCCTTTGTCAAATACAAAAAGGCTTTATAGTTGGCTATTGTCGCCTTCTTTATGATTTCCTGAATTGCTGTTAAAAAATCTTCAATACTATAGGCAGCGTTAGCAGCGTTAGCGGCGTTAGCGGGTTGCACTCCGTCTATGCTAGCAATATTCTTAGTTATTAGGCTCCTTATATCTATTATAGCAGGCTCGTATATCTCACGGCTTATATTTAATTTACGCTGATAGTATGCCTGATTTTTAAAGATGCTTTTAATCCATCCGTTGTTATCATCAAGCCAGTCCTCAACTTTTTTGTTATTCCGTTCATCACTACTAAACCAGCCCCTCTTTTTTTCTATCTGCTCTTCATCATAAACAACCCACGCATTATACGCTTTCATCTTCGTTTCATCATCGTTGCTTAATAATAGTTCAAAAATCTTCTTACTAAATTCTTTGCTATTGAACTCGTGAGACTTTAGACCAGATATATAAATAAGAAGCATTATTTTAATATTATTTTCAAAACTGGACTGGTTGTTAGCACCTTTATCCACTATGTGTGTTTTAAAAAGTGTCAAGGCATCATCAAAACTCTTATAAGTATAAGGGTTACCATCACTACCTGTAATTGTCATTCTTGATGATAACAACTCTTTATTAGCATTTAGAACACCAAGTTTATAACTGGCTTGTTCTGTTTCTCCTAAATTTTTAATTTTATTATAATAAGGGTATACGGTTTCTTCCTCATTATATAAAGCAAGGGTGCTCTCTATTTGCCTTTTTATTTCCTCATTATCCTTTATAGTATCAATAGTTATGCTAGTTTCCTTTTTAAAACATTTTTCTAGAAATAAACTCAAACAATAATAGAGGTTATAATAGATTTGATAGGTTGCTTCCTCTCTAGTTTTAACACCTACCTTTGGAGTATTAGCAGTATCCTTTGTTATATCCTGTATTTTCTTAAATGCCACCAAAGCCTCTTTAGCCTCATTATCGTCTGTTTTAGAGAACAAAAGTTCTAATATCTTGTATTCCAAATCAAAAATCTTATTGTTTAGATTAAAGAAGGTTTCATTATTGTCCTTGTATAGTTTATTAAAATGAGTATGTATATCATTTTGTAAAGTGATATGTAGGTGTTTTCTATCCTCTAGTGTCTTTCTAACTAGAGGCAAAGGAGGTTGAATATTCTTATTATCACTCCTTAATTTTATGTGTCTAAAATCAAAGAGTTCTTTAACCAACCCACAATAATCCTCTTCATTAGCCTTCTTAATCTCGTATAGCGAAATAGCATTTATAATATTATTGTATAAATATATAAGATATGCCTTTTTACTATTTAATGCTAGCCCTTTAAAACTGTCAGTATTTACAGTATCCTTTATTAATTTTATAATTAACATTATGTCTTCATCGTTGCCTAAAATGGAAAGATTATTTTCTAATAAAGTAGCAACTGCTGTCCCTATAGTAATAGGTTGGTCTTTTTTATTTTTAATTACCTCATTATATAGTGCTCTTTTTAATTCTTCAATATTATTAATAGCAACAGGAACATCAGGCTTTGGAATTACTGGTGCTGCTACTGGTGCTACCTCTGCTTGTGCTGCTACTGGTTTCTTTGCTACTTCTGGTGCTACTGGTTTCTTTGCTACTTGTGCCGCTACTTGTGCTGCTACTGGTTTCTTTGCTACTTCTGGTGCTGCTTGTGCTGCTACTGGTTTCTTTGCTGCTTGTGCCGCTGCTTGTGCTGCTACTGGTTTCTTTGCTTCGGGTTCTTGTTTTGCCTTTGCAGCTGGTACTAGTCTCTCTGCTTGTTTATTTGCTTCTTCAAGTATTGCTTTATTTGCTGCTGCGGATGCTGCGTCCTTTCTTCTTTTCGCTTCTGCTTCTTTCTTTGCTTTTTCTGCTTTTGCTTCTTCCTTCTGTTGTTTTATGGCTTCTCTTGCTTCTTCTACTCTTATGGCTTCTCTTGCTGCTTGTTCTGCTTCCTTTGCTTCTGCTGCGGCTAGTGCTAGTGCTCGTGATTGTTCTTTTGTTGCCTTTGTTGCCTCTTTTTGTTTAACCTTCTTAGCATCATCCTTAACAGTCTTCTTAACAGTAACTTTAGCAACTTCCTTAGTAGCCTCCTTCTTGACAGCCTTTGGAGGCATATTGATAATTTATTATCTTCTTAATAATACAAATGAATTTATAAATTTATTAATTAATTTATTCATTCAACAACTAGGAAGTATAGTTGAACCAATAGATAGCCCCTACACCCATTTTATACATTTGCGGAAATACGATATAATACATCAAAGCAATCAGCCCCGACAATACAAGCAAGGCACCTGTTATCTTTAAGATGGTTTCATTAGGAAAAATTTTGTTAAGAAGAAACAGCATATTAACAAAGGGCATCCTTAAATCCTTATTGAATATGAGTAGTATTACGATAGTAGCGACGCATAATATAGTATATAAGGAGATGACGGCTATAAAATAGCCTTGTATTTTACTGTTGATATAGGATATTAACACTATCTCCAAGCCGTCGCCGGTGTCCTTATTCTTAATCAACTCCCTATATGTCTTGACTTTCCCAGTATAACTAGGATTAGCATTATCTCCATCCTTATACTCTATCAATCCAAATAGATAAAACTTGGTATAATTGTCGTTGGCGTCAGCTCCATTATATTTAAGCAAATTAAAGTATTCGTCTATGTAGTTTATATATTTGCGTTGATACTGCTTAAGGGCGTCTCCTGTTTTTACAAGAGATGTAATGTTATGCTTATATATAGATACGATTGCTTCTATATCAATAGGGATGACGGGCATCTTGGTAGCGGCGTCAGCGGCGTCAGCGGCGTCAGCGTTTATTAGTGGCTTTTTATGACTTTCAAACACAATTAGTAAGTCATCTTTGATATCATTATTATATATTATCCCTTGTAGTTTCTCTTTTATTATATCTAAGTCCGCTTTTTTATATTCTGTAATACCGTCAATCTTTATATTATTCAGGTCGTCCATATTTTTAACCTGAATTGAATTGAATGTTATCACTATGATAAATATAAAGAAGTATGGGAAGGCGGCTATTGCAACATACGGATAGTTATCTGTAAGTCCTTTAATGTGGTCTGTGATTTCCTGTTTTGTTTCCTCCTCTTTAGACAATATAAGATAGTGGATGCCTATTAGTATTAGGACGCCTAGCATAATACCTACAACCGTCCAGTATGCTATTGAGGGTGGTTTTAAGCGGCTATCGGCATTTAAAAGAAACTTATCAACAACCAGAAAATTATTTGTTTTCAAATACTCAAATATAGGAGTGTCTATGAGTTTTTTATGTCCTTCACGAGCAGGATAGACAAAGGAGGTCTTATGTAAATTGATACAGGCATTAACGAATATGATGGTAGCGAAGACACAGAACACGCAGGATATCACTAATAACATAGAGAATAAATATTGGTATGATGACATCTTGAATATCTTTTTAAGGTTTTCTAAAAATTTACTTAGCCACTCTCCCGCAACGCTACCTCCTTTCATTAGGCTACGCCCGCTACGGGCTCTAGTGTTCTTTCTTGACAAAGAATTCATAACATATACTATATTTACTATACATATACATATAAATATAAATAAGTATAAGGATATATATAATATATAAATAAAATACAGTCCTGATGATAGAGTACAGCGTAGGTGATTTAAAGTATTACTATAGCAAATACGATGGATGTAGCGCCGAATATACAAAGAACGATATGGAGAATATCAGTCATTTAGAGGATACCCTATCAAACGCTATTGACGACGATTACATCAACAATAATGTATATCACATATTCCCTAGCGTAGCCGCCGCTATAGCAGCGGTAGCATCAGTAGCATCAGTAGCATTAGCAGCGGCTATGTAAATACCCTTCACATTTATTTTTATTATTTAAGTTAAAAGATACTTATAATGCTTTTTTAATTAAGGATTAATATACTTATTTTTAAATAAAGGATGGCGAATAGTATAACACCTGGGGGCACATCAAGGAGTATCTTTGGTGTTTCATCGGGCGACATAGTAACTGGAGGGAGCGTCACAGCCGCCACATTTATAGGTGCCGGAAAGAGCATCACCAACATAAATGCTAACAATCTAACCACAGGGAACCTAGGTGTCGCAAGAGGCGGCACCGGAAATAGCAGTTTTATAACAAACGCCCTGATATTCAATAGTAATAATAAGTTGTATAGTGATAACAATCTGTCTTGGGAGAATAGCGTTTTAACAATAAATAGCCGTGATTTTCTCAGCGATACCAGCAATTATGTTAGCAGCGAAGCCAGCAAATTAACAGACCGTATAAACAATACCGAAAGCATCCTCATACAGCAGATATCCACCGACATCGTCCAAACAACCCTTGATGTTAGCAATTATATTCTAACGACCAGCAACATATTAATAGACTATATTAGGGAGGAGGCGGCGAACAACATCATATATCCGGCGACAGCCACCACGCTCGGGAGCGTCAAGATAGGCAACGGCATCTATGTTAATACAAATGGCGTGATTAGTCTAACGCCTGAGATTATCTATATAACCCCGCCAGTTATCTATAGTTCGGTTCCGCCGATAACTGCGGTTCCACGCACCGATTATATGGTCTGTAAATTCACTTATAATCCCTTGTTAGGAACCACATTTGACCGTGATAACCCTAGCAGGCTTATATTACCCGTCTGGTGTAAATTCACAGAAGATAGCAATAATATTTTAATAAATAACGAGGTCGGTGCCGCTAACCGTGGGATACGGCGGATAAAGAATAGCGGATACCAAGGATATCCCGAGAATTCCCTAACAAGTCTAGAATTATACGGCGACATCTACATAAGCCCTCGTAATCTCTATATGCGGAATGTGGAATATATGCCCTTAGATACCACATATCTAGAGTTAAACTGTACTTCAAACATAGCGACATACGGCAACTTTGAGAGCGGCTTCAATATTAATAGTATGTTCCAGAGATACAGCAACTGGGCTCTAACAATCGGCTTCTGGCTTAAAGTGAATTTATATAGCAGCGAGATAACGATTATAGAGTTCAGCAACGGCGACATCCTGAATTTGCGTAAATTGAATATCAATTATGTAGATAATACTTTAACATTTTATATGGATAAAATCAAGACCCCTATCATAACCATAAGAGACATCTATGTAAGTTATTGGAACCACATCATTTGGTCTATAGAAAAACTGGCGACCACCTTAGAGGTCGTCGTATATATTAATGGCGACCGCAGGGCAAAGACCACGGTTGATAACGGCTATGTGTTTGACCTCGGTTTCAATAAGTATATAAGGAATACTATATCGTCTCCTGCGAATACCTCTAACTATAACTTTTGCGTGTCGGATTTTAAAATATACAATTCTTCTTTGGAAGATGACGCTAAAAAGGAACTCTATAATCTAAATAAATATACTAAGTATCTCGTGGATTTTAAAGATACCAGCACTATCTGTGATATTATGGCGTATGGCGGAGGTGGTGGAGGGCGTGGAGGGAGTGCTAATGTCTTTGGGAATGCTAGCAGCGGTATAGGTGGGGGCATAGGAAATGGGAATTCTAATTATGGCGGCGGAGCAGGTAATCTGGTATATGTTAATGACGCCTATATATCTAAAGGGCTTAAGACGATTACTGTAGGTAGAGGAGGGAGTGCCTATTATTCTAATGTATATAGCAACATATTTAGTGGAAATACTAGCACCAGTATAGGGATTGGAGAAACCTCTAGTAATATCAACAACTATCAATACGCTACACGAGGAAACGACACGACATTTGGCGAATTAGTTGCGAGCGGCGGCGGAGCAGTTATGAATAAGATATTTGACTATAAACAGGCTTCTAATATCTCCCTCGCTTACGAATACACATTCTATAAGCCGTCAGACCCTAACACGCCTATAAGAGCCTTCTTCTCATCTAATTATATCGTAATCAACACCCATACTTGTAATATGGCTTCTAATATCATAGGAGGCTGCGGCTCAGGTAATTACGGGGATGCTAGCGGCTTCAATATAACAAATGATTTAAGGACATTTGTAGGATATACGAGCAACCTTTATTCGTTCGGTAATGTCGGCGGAGATGGCGGAGGCGGTGGTATAGGGACTGTTGGCGGGCTAGTGAATGGTGGCGAAGGATTGGCGGCGATTAATATTGAGAATAAAAATAGTGATAGCGAGAGATACTTTAACTTTAATAGCACAGTTAATTTTGGGAGTGCCTTTAATCTAGGCGATAGTAGCGGCATAGGAGAACTGGCGAACGGACAGATATATATAGCGTGCGGCGGCGGGGGGTCTAATATAGTTAGTGGGGAGAATAGCGTATCCCGTGCGGGTTATAACTCGCTACATAGCGGTAGCGGTGGTAATTACGGCGAGAACGGCAAACACGGTGCCTTGCTATTGCGATTTCTAACTAGAATAGACAGGAAGGTTGTGCCGACCTTTGTGGCGGAGACTTCAAATTATGTGCTATCTTCCAGCAACAATATCATACAGTTTGTCAATAACTTGTCAAGCATTAGCGGTGCCCTATTATGGACGAAGGCGACGAATAACATATATTATAGTGCTGGGAATGTGGGGATTGGTATAGAGCCGAACAATTATAAGTTAGAGGTTGCTGCGGGTAATGGGGTGCTACAAAGCGTAATCCCAGAAGACCTAGCAATATCCTACGGTATCCATACATCAAACTATTCTAATATAGAGGTCGTATCAAATATCACGAATACTAGCATTTGTGCTAAGTTCAATTCCAGTATCTGGACGACAGGTAATGTGATATCTAGTAGTGATGAGCGTATTAAAAAGGATATAAAGGATTTGGAAGATGATGCTGCTCTACAGATGATACTGAACTTACAACCTAAAACATATAATTATATAGATATGCGAGGACGGCGAAACGCTACACAGGCTACACAGGCTACACAGGCTACGCAGGCTACGCAGGCTACGCCGCCCGTATATGGCTTCATAGCACAGCAAATTATGGAGGTTATACCAGATGCCGTTAGAATACAGACCGAGTTCATACCGAACATATTCACGGTCGCCGAATATAACAACAATATTATCACGCTACCGGCAGCGTCGCAAGGGTCTCCGCAAGCGTCGCAAGGGTCTCCGCAAGCGTCGCAAGGGTCTCCGCAAGCGTCGCTTAATGCTTATATGATTGATGTCGCTAGTAAGATAAAATGTTATGATATGAATGATAACACGATAATTGTTGAGGTTGTTGAGGTAAGCGGCAGCGGCAGCGGCAGTAGCGGCTTGTCTTTTAAAATCAAAGAGATTAATTATAGGGATACTAAGATATTCGTATATGGAACTGAGGTGAAGGATTTCCACGCAGTTAATAAAGAATATATAAACACCCTAAATGTGTGTGCCGTTCAGGAACTACATAGAAAAATAACAACGCAGCAGACCGAAATTAAGGAACTTAATGATAAGGTGAATGTGCTTCTAAGTTATATTGATTTAAGCAGGATGACTACCATACAAGACGAGATTAACGACTTGAAGGCTCGCTATGACTTGATAATCAACTATATTGATTTAAGCAAATAAAAAATATAAATGAATATTAAAAAGATGTCTGGAGGGGCTAGCGCAGCGTCAGCGGAAATTACGGGTGCGTCTAGTGCTACAGAGACAGGAACTGGAACAGGCACCGCATCAATACCGAACTATGCTAACCTTTTAAGTAAAATGGAATATGGCAACAACTCAACGGACGCCAGTAAATTAAATGCGATTATAACAGCAAATCCGACGCTATTTCAACTACCAGACGACGCTATTGATAAGAACGCCTTAAACTGCTCTATAAGTGCTCCTGTTAATTTTTTATATCTTCCTACTATTAGAGGTGGTCGTAAAATGAATAGTGAGAGCGAAGCGAACAATATGGGCGGCGGTGGTTGTGGATGCGGAATGAAGGGCGGTGGTTGTGGATGCGGAATGAAGGGCGGAAATGTAATGAACGGCGGGTGCTTTACTTGTAAGAAAGGGGTTAAGAATATAACCCTTATATACAGCGGTATTCATATTATAATCCCGAAGTTATATAGCAAGTATCACGCTGAGAAGACGGCTAAGGCAGCCAAGGCTATCAAGAAAGGCTAAGGGAGAAGCGACCTAATGGAGAAGCGACCTAATGGAGAAGCGACCTAAGGGAGAAGCGACCTAATGGAGAAGCGACCTAAGGGAGCGTGCTCTCTTTATTTTTCTCATAAGGCATATATTTATCATTATTAATATATACAATCTGCTTGTCAATCCTCGCATAATTCGTGATGACCGTTAGCATATCCGTCGTTTTATTGCGAAAAGCACTTAAGGACTTGTCTATTTCCGCTTGCGGGTCAAAGCCGTATATGTGCTTGAACTGGTTAGGCACCACGAATATCAGCGAATAGAATATCTCTAGAATACTGTTTTTAATGTCGTTGAATATAGGCAGATAGGTATTGGTATCATAGCGGTCTGCTAGTATATATATGTAGATTTTCATTAATTTATCCATATTAATAACCATATTAGAATAGCGTGTCTTGTCAAACTTCTTAATAAACCTGATGTTGAATAGTATTTCCATAAACTCCTTGTTCTTCACTAGATACTTAACATTCTTACTGTTCTTATTGATATAGAAGTTGTCCGTCGCTACCTCTACAATATCCTTAACTTCTTTGCGTATCTTCTCCTCCTTCTTGGCTCCTTCTGCCTTAAATAGCACTTCGTTTTCCTTTATATAGTTGTTGATATAATAGAAGGCTGCTAGGATAATGATGATGGTTAAGAGGACGGACGCTTTGTTCTTGCTGAGGATATAGTAGGCGACCGCTAGTATAACGAGGATGTAAGAATATTTTTTAAAAATGTCATTATATACTATCATATTTAATATAACTATATTATATTATTTTAGTTAAAAAAAGAAGAACGGGCGAAGCCTAGCGATAGCGGCTATACAGATACGAAGTATCTATACAGATACTCCATCCACAAAATACACAATAAAAGATAATACGACTAGCATAATACCCACATAAATCTTTCTGTCGTCTTTCATAAAAATACTAAGTAATATGTATATATAGTTATTACTATTCACATAATCCTTTTTGCTATACACATCCACTATGTCGGTGATAATGTCTATTAATGTTTGTAAGGTGTTTTTATAGAGTTCTTTAATTGTTAAATTATAAACTGGTTTTACTTGGATATCTTTAGGTATCTTGTCGGGCAAGGTTTCTAACAAACTATTCAACTTAATCTCTATCTGTTTCTCAATATACTTCTCTATGTCGGTTTCTGCTCCCACTTCTAGTGATGTCTCTGTCGTCTTCCTCTTCTTCTTGATATCAACGCTCATTCACAATAGTATCTTTATTCGTAGATAATATAATTATTATTAGATTATATCATCCCTCTAGATGACTAGATGATATTCAGTATATACCATACGGCACATACCATATCATCCTAGATGATATTCATCATATCAATATTTGCGATTAGATTACGCCTACAACAGTATCGCTTTAACCCGAGTTTATCTAGGATATGTCCTGTGTGGATTTTCTCAAAGTTCTTGTATATAGTATCAACATCGTTGGTCTCGTCAATCTTGTTCTTCTCTTTCTCGTAATAGTCGGCAATATCAGCCATAACTTTACCGCAAGTGAAGCACCTAATGGGAATAATCATCTTGAACTTACCTTTATATATTCTATATATTAGATTATATAATCATTTTTTATATAATATTCCGCAAAGCCCGCGTAGCATTTAATTAAACATAATTATAATATTATATAATAATAAGAATAATTAATAATGTCTTACGCTCCTATATACTCTAAACTCCACGAACTAGATGCCCGTCTATCAACTCTAGAGAACGCTACGCCAGCCGCCCCTGTAGTTAATATCGCTCCTGCTGCTCATATCGCTCCTGCTACGCTAGCCGAGCCTGTCCCGTCCTTCCAATCAACCAACACAGATGCCTTTGATGTATCTATTTTAGCCGCTTACGCTACCAAGGCTGACATTCCTGATGTATCCACTTTCGCTACCAAGGATGAACTTCCGGTTGTCCCTGATGTCTCTGGTTTTGCTACCAAGGATGATATTCCTGATGTCTCTGGTTTTGCTACCAAGGATGAACTTCCAGTTGTCCCTGATGTATCCGGTTTCGCTACTAAGGATGAACTAGCAGACCTTTATATGAAGTTTGAGAACGCAATTAATGTTATAGCACAGTTAAATATAAAAATAAATGAGGCTAATGAGAAGATAGCCGCTTTAGAAGTTTCTAAAGAGGCAGCATAAATTGCGTAAAAGCATTAAAGCATAATCGCTACTCAATTTCCTTAAGTCCTAAGAAAACATTCTTAATCCTTAAGTCCTAAGAATACTTCGGCTTATGTAATAGGCATTCGCTAAGCATATCCTGTTCGTATTTATAGATGTTTATAGTATTGTTTAATATATCATTATTTTTCATAATAGAATATCCTTTACATTTCTTTAAGTTATTTAGAGACATACACATATATTCTTTAGCCTTCTTGTAATTCCCGTGATTAAAATAGATGGTTCCCATCATACCCTGAATATCAATAGAAGGGATGTTTAGCGAACTGCTATATATTTTCTCAGCATCCTTTATATCGTCGTCGGTGATTAACTCCTTCTTAGCCACCAGTTGTCTAAGAGCAATATAATTATTATTTAAAAATAGGTAGTTGTCGGGATTAACAGACGACGGATATAGTCCCAACTTAGAACCCTCAATAAATGTAATCTTGTTATACGATAGTGCCTTAAAATCGTTATCTTTAAGGCACTTAGATAGCGTGAGTTTTAAGTTCAACTTAAATGTGCTAGTAGCCTCGTATAACTTCTCACACAACTTCGGGTTCTTAATAATATAGCACGCTTTAGAGATAATAATATTATACAACTGGTTAATATTAATGAACTTCTCGGGATTACTAACGACATTTAGGCAATTAAACAAGATGTCCCAGTCGTCGTCGCCTCTATCGCTATCTGCGGAGGTATTCAAGTCGTCAAGAAACACCCCAATATTATCTATATAATCCTTTAATATAATTAGGTCATCCTCCATAATCAAATGAAGTTCCCCTGTGTCCGCTGCCTTGCTATCCATAATCAACTTATAGATATATCGGTGCTTCTCAAAGTTAGATATCTGGCTTACATTTAAAGGCATAATCAAGTCGTTATACATATTGTTATCAGGGAACTTATCGTATTTAACACGGCTATTAAAGGCTGCTATATTAGCGTTAATGTAATCTTTGCTAGGTTCTGTGATAACATGCAACTTACAGTCTATGCCTTTCTGCTGACAGATGTCTTTCACCAAAGAGACGGCGCTGTTAATTGTCGTGCGTCTATTCTCCAGTTCCTCGCTATACACTAGATATATATTAAGTTTATACATATTTATTTATAATAATTATGTAGTTTTTATATGGTATATATATATATATATGCGTGTATATATGTATATATATGTGTATATATGTATATATGCGTGTGTATATGTATATATATGTGTATATATGTATATATGCGTGTGTATATGTATATATGCGTGTATCATAAATAATACTCTAGAAAAGGCAAGCGACCGCATATCAAGTATCGCAATAGATAGAGATGGTCTCGTATTAAGACGACTTGCTGAGATATTCTGCGGCGTATTATATATGCCGTGGGACTTTCAGACAGCAAGGCGATTTGTCCGGACATTTTATGGTTAATACTTTCTACTTTATATATAAATATTAGTTTATTATATAAAAAAGAACTTAGCATCGCAACAAATTCAACAAAGCGTCCCCCATATATCTCGCTAGTTCTACTGGAACCGCATTACCAATCTGTTTATATTGCGAGGTTAGGCTTCCTATAAACTCATAACTGTCGCTAAATGTCTGTATTCTAGCGTATTCTCGTATTGACAAAGGACGCTCTTCTAACGGATGACATCTCTCAGTCTGTTTTTGCGACGGCGAGCATAGCAAGGTTAAGCACGGCTTTTCCATAGATAACCTGTATAATATCCCTCTTTTTCCACCTCCTGAATAATAACTATTACCTAAATACTCCTTTTGTAATGCTTCAGGCAAATTAATCCAGCAGCCGCCCTGTGGTATCATTTTACATAGTTTTATTTTTTCTTCATTATATTTTGCTCCGCAAGAAATAGGCACATCGCATAAAACATCTTTTAACACAGGTCTCTTTAGGCTCTCGCTAGGAAATTCAAAAGACCGTAATATACCTTTTATTACACCGACAATAAATACCCTTTCTCTCTTTTGCGGCACATCATATTTAGATGCATCTAAGCATTTATAGGTGATGTTATAAAGGTTGTTTTTATTTAAGGCATTTATTATTTTCTCTATGGTTTTACCTTCGTCGTGTGTCAATAATCCCTTAACATTCTCTATCATAAATACTTTAGGCTTTATCAGGTTTAGAATATCAATAAACTTCAACATTAAATCGCCTCGTGGGTCATCAAGCCCTTTTCTTAGCCCTGCTTGAGAAAATGATTGACAAGGCACCCCGCCAGTCAATAAATCCACATTATTAATAAAAGGCGTATAATCTATTTTATCCATATACGCACAGACGACATTAGCGTCCCGATGATTATGCTTTAATGTTTTACAACAATCGCTATTATTGTCATTTAATAATATAGGTATAAAACCTGCTTTAATTAATCCCGCACTTAACCCACCGCCACCGGCACATACCTCAATAAATGTAGCCGATTTAGATATGTCTTTAGATATGTCTTTAGATATGTCTTTAGATATGTCTTTAGATATGTCTTTAGATATGTCTTTAGATATGTCTTTAGATATGTCTTTAGATATGTCTTTAGATATGTCTTTAGATGTATCGGTATCCATTATACCCTCTATTTATATAATATAAGTCATTTTTTATGTAATATTATATATAAAATATATAAAATAATATACTAGTATATAAAATACCATTATGATTAATGATGACATCATATACGAATATGACTATCAATACGATAATAATCGCCTAGTAATCATCGGGGATATACACGGCGACATAAAGCGATTTAAGGATATACTGATAGACGCCAAAGTTATCAACAAGAATATTGAGTGGATTGCGGAGCCTAAGAATACCATCGTGATACAGATGGGCGACCAAGTTGATAGCATAAACCGAGACCCTGTCCTAGAAGAATGGGAAGTGCTACCAGATGTTGAGATGATACATTTTACAAATATGCTGAATAAAATAGCACGCTCCAAGGGTGGTAGGGTAATATCGCTTATAGGGAACCACGAGTTGATGAATACTATCGGGAACTACTCTTATGTATCGCAAAAAAGTATGGACGAAAGCCAAGGCGGTATCCACAAACGCCACGACCTATTCAAGCCGAATGGTGCTCTATCCGCCATATTATCTCAGCGTCCCATCGTGGTTAAAATAGGGAACCTGCTATTCTGTCACGCAGGTTTAACGATGGAACACCTAGACCTGCTAGCAAAATACGACAAGGACATCTCGTATCTCAATTCTATATGGAGGAATTTTATAAAGAATGGAGCCATTCTCCTTGAAGACAAAGAGATATTTGAGACAATAATCTTAGGGACTGAGGGTATATTATGGACGAGGGACTTAGACAACCCCGACAATCTAGTTAAATTACTAGACCGCATAGGATGTCTCTATATGTTCGTAGGACATACGGTAGTTGAACGAGTGAAACTGATAAATGACCGCATCTGGTACACTGATACAGGAATATCTAGGGCATTCGGTAATACCAGTTATCAATATATAGATATCAGCAATAACCAAATTAATATTAGAGAGGTATCTAGCGAAAAATTGATATAAGTATAAGATGTATATAAGTATATCCTAGAATATAATAATATATACACGAGGGATGTCAGCGACGAAGGAAGCGACAGCGGCGACGATATCATTTGATATGCTTATAGAGAACAAGACGAATGAAGTTATCTCAATATACGAAGAGAAGATTAGCAAGACGAAAAGTAAAAAAATGACTACTGACCCTTCAGCATTAGATTTCCACAGTAAGAAGTTAATACATAGTATAAATGCCGCTCTTGACAAGAAACTCAAGGGTTCAGCAGCATACAAGAGAAAATGCGAAAAGGAGTTGTCGGACACTACATAATGTCATTAGGAAGCCACCAAAAGCATATAAGGACAAGCCGACGGCATATAAAATGCCTAACTTCGTAAAGGCATATAAATATAAACTGCGTTATATAACATATAAGACCGCAAAAGCATCGTCATATATGCTTCGCCAGCATAACAACTCCATAGACCTCAGTTTTTTAAAATACATCAAGAGCAGCGTAAGCAGCGAGAGCGGCGAAAGCGGCACCGACAGATGTATTGATGATAACGAGGCTACGCAATTCATTTGCGACAAATTAGATGGTATCTCCATAGATACTGTGAAGAACCGCTTAGCAGATATTAGACAATACCGAGCCGAATTAAAGGAGTTGCTTAAACTGCCTTTAATGAAGCAGCGGACTACCGAGTGGTTTGATGCGAGAAAAACGAGGCTGACGGCGAGCGACCTTTATGACGCTATCAAGGTTAGTCGTGATAGCAGCGATAGCAGCGTTAGCATTAAACTAGCGAAGAAGAAGGCGAATATTGTTGCTGCGGATACCATTAATTACAACGCTATTCCGGCGTTAAAATGGGGAACTATGTTTGAGCCTATGGCGACACGATGCTATTCGCAAAAAATGAATGATATCACTATACACGATTTCGGGCTAATATGCGATACAGAGAACGAGCATTTCGGGGCATCTCCAGATGGTATTAATGAACTAGGTATAATGCTTGAGATTAAATGCCCCTATTCCCGAAAAATAGTAGATGGAGTGATACCTGACAAATATAAGATGCAAATTCAAGGACAACTAGCGGTCTGTAAATTAAAAGAATGTGATTATATTGAATGTATCTTTAAATCTCTAGAGAGTGAAGAAGAATACCTGTGTATTGACGGCGACGCTCAGGGCACCGCCCACGGCGTAATCGCCGAATTCTATAACAGAGCAGGCGAATATGTGTATTATTATAGCGAGCCTAATAGAACACCCGCTGAATGCCTTGAAGATATCCGTATTATTGCTGAAGGTATTATGAAAGACAGCGGTAGCAGCGGTAGCGGCGGTAGCGATAAACTGAAGTTCAGCAAATACACATATTGGAGGTTGGACGAGATGATAATTCAGCGTGTCGTATTTAACGCCAAAGAATGGGAAACTATTATACCTAAGATTAATACATTCTGGGAAAAAGTAGAAGAATATAAGTTGCTACCTATTGAGATTGGTATTAAAAAATATCAGTTTGTAGATGATGACGGCGACGCCGCAGGCTCAGCAGTCTCAGCAGGCTCCACAGGCGACGCCGCTGACGCTACCGGAAAAACAAACACTAATACGAAGAGCGGCAGCGGTAGCGGCGGTAATAAATTTAAATTTGTAGATGATGATGATGAATGAATGAATATGAATGATGAATGAATGAATATGAATGACGATAAAATAAGGCTTCGCCTATCATACGCATTTTTCATCAGGGAAGCCGTCTTCAGGGTCTTTTATAATATTCTTATCACCGTATTCGGCGGAATATGGATTAACATAATACATCATAGTAAAATTGCTTTCTAAATTATTTTTGGTATGGTCTAAACACGATGACTTGTATAACGGTTTGTCTCTAGCGTCGCTAGCACCGGCAGCGCCACCAACAATATTCTCATAAAACCAGTTTAGCGTCGCCACCGGAGATTTAACTGATACGGCTTCGGTGCGTGATAGACAGCCGCAGTTTAAATCGGTGGATTTATTACATTTTATGAAGCATAATCCGTGGTCGGTATAATGGTTAGCCATCGTCTTTTCTAAGAAATTTGTAATAACCACAGGTTGCTTTGTTATAACCGGCTCTTTCAGCACATACGCCGTCGTGTAAGCAGGATATACTATTAATATATGACAGTATAGCGATGAGATGGTTTGCGTTGTCGCAAATGTATCGGTGCCGTCGCTAGTGCTCTGGACTACCGTTTTAACACCTGTGCTGCTCTCCTTGTCAAAATAATAGGGGTTTTTTTGGTTCGCTATATCTTCACGAGCGGCATTCCAAGTATCAAGCGAATTAACCCCTATTTTATTAGAAACGGAACGCAAATAAGGCGCTTGAGATATACAGGCATATACAGGACCTACCACCTTGGTTCCTAGCGTAGCCTTTGTGCTCTGTATTTTAGATAATATAAAACTTTTTAGCGATATATCATTATATATATAGACATAGTCAATCGTAGATGCTATATTAACAGCCGAACTCTCAAATATTGTTCGCAGTTCCATAGGGGACTTATTGAGACACCTATATGCTAGCAATTCGGCGTAAGTCATAACATCGCAATAATTATTATAAGGATGCGACGGGTCTCTTAGACTATCCTTTTTATAAAATCGGTTATTGTCAAACCTATTATATTTCATCGTAAGAAACTTAGAATTCCTATCCATTAACTCGGTATTCGTATTTAAGTTCCCTCCGCAAGCGTTGCCTTCCCCCTCCTTCCACGAATAGGCTGAGCCTTCGGTAAAACACTCCTTATCCTTATTCTGTATATTCCAAAATATATAGATTAGAAACAATCCGCTCAATATAAGGAACAGTAGTGTAAAAATTATACTGAAAGAAATTGATTTATACTTCATATTACTATATATAATTATAATTTTTACTAATAATAAAAAAGAACTAATACGAAGTAATACGAAGTAATACGAAGTAATACGGTTGGTATCTAGTTAGTGCCAGAGCCTGCTGTGTCTCCCTTATCTCCCTTATCTCCTTTGTCTCCTTTGTCTCCCTTGTCTCCCTTTTCTCCAGCAGCACCAGCGGCTCCTGTATCACCTTTGTCTCCTTTAGCGCCTGCCGCACTAGCCGCGCGAAGAGCAAGAACATCCGTCATAATCCGGTTAGATGTGAAGTTTATATAATCAATAATAGCATTAGAACTATTCATCGTATAATTGGAGCCCTGAATGTCGTTTAACAATACCGCTCCATTTTCTATGCGGATAGGTGCTGTCTTTTTGTCAGCACTACCTATGTATATGTTGTTGGCTGTATCGTTTCTCCCGTAAATATACAGGCTATCGCTATCGCCAAACATATTAAAGCAACTGTTGCCCGCCTTATTACATATTTCAAATCCGTCGGTATTGTCTGAATTTACTTTTAATCCAGCGGTCGCTGTGGTTTTTGTTATAAGGTCTAGGCGTGAATATACGCTCATATTATCGGTGCCGGTGGTGCCGCCAATACCTGTGATATTGCTGCTAGTGCTAGCATTTCCCGACAAAGTCCTATATTCAAACAGTTTCTTATTAGCATCGTTATAAGGGGTGTTCGCCGAATTATTAAAGGTAAAATACTTATTCATATTGTAGCCGAAGGTGTCTATTTGGTTAGCGAACAGATTGCTATTCATAGTATTTTTAGCATATATATCGGTAATCTTGTTATCAAAGACATTACTAGAAGCCATATACTTCGTATTGACGCCATCTATGTTTTTATTTAAAGCATCGCTTGAGGCTACGATACGCTCGTCAAGCACATTAAAATTACTGGAGTGCTTAATATGCAACTTCCTTATAATGTTAGAGGTTGAGTTGAAGTTCTGGTTAATATCCAGAAAGTTCGTGTTTAAATCAGCAGTTAAGTTATTTTTATATGTGTAATTGTCATATATGATATACCCGATAACGCCGATAAAAGCGATTAGCACTAGGAATAATAGCGTATATACTAAGTATTCAATTGCCTCCATATTGTTATTCTATCTATTTTATAATAATAATATTTATTTTGTCTAATTATATCTATTCATATATTCATATTCATTACATTTCAATATATAACTCTTTAATGTCGCTAGCGGTGCTAACAGTGCCTCCTTTTGTCTCCTTAGCCTCACCATCGTCGTTCCATATTTCTTCGCCGTCGCTAACGCTGCCGCTGCTAACGCTGCCTCCTTCGCTTCCTCCTTCATTACTAGTTGTTTCCTCTTCTTCCTCTTCTTCCTCTTCTTCCTCTTCTTCATCACTATTACCGCCTTCTTGTTCGTTATCCGTAGCCTCGGCGTCTTCTTCGGCGTCCTCTTCATACATACCGCCCTTAATTTTTATAAAGTTATTGTCATAGGTATCTTTCCAAGTTTTTTCATCTACTATTGTATTTTTAGTAGCAAAGTTGTCTATCTGTGAATTAAAGAAGTTGTATTCAAAATCTTTGACAAAATTATCAGCATTTTTTTTATCCTTTATTTCTTTAACATCCTCGGCGCTGTAAGCACCGGCTCCACCATCCCTCTCAGCCCTGTCATCCGCTCCCGCCGCTCCCGCCGCTCCATCACCACCAGCATTAGCATTCCTTACCAGTTCCGCTTGCTCTATAGGCATATCTACAAATTCGGTATTTAACCGTGGTTGTATTCCCATAGTTTCTAGTTCTTGTATAAACAGTTTAAAGGCATAAGGCGTCTGTATGACGGCTACATCGTCATTATTACAGTTCTTACACAAATTGATATTCTCTTTCATATTAAAGGCAACTAGCGTTCCGCATCTTTTACAGATACACCAACTGAACTTGTCAGACCGCTCCATCATACTCTCTTTAATAAAGTTGGATATGCCGTGGCTCAGCACAGTATCACGCTCCATCTCACCTATCCTTAGACCGCCTCCTTTGCGGCGACCCTCTGTAGGCTGCCTAGTAAGCCCCATAACCTTACCGATGCCTCTAGAGTTTATCTTTTCGGCGACCATATGCTTTAGACGAAAGTAGTATGTGGGTCCAATAAATATCTCGGTCTCTATCTGCGCCCCTGTGTATCCGTTATACAGGATTTCGTTGCCGTATTTATTGAAGTTCTTCTCTTTCAGCCGGCTATAGATGGTTTCCTTTTCTATCGGTATAAAAACGCTAGCGTCTCCTAGCACCCCGTCAATACAGCACAGTTTAGCGAAGATACACTCCACCAAGTGCCCTATCGTCATACGAGACGGGATTGCGTGCGGGTTTATGATAATGTCAGGGCGGACGCCATCTTTAGTGTAAGGCATATTCTCTTCGGGTATTATCATACCGATTACGCCCTTTTGCCCGTGCCTAGAACAGTGTTTGTCTCCAAACTCGGGCTTCTTGATTTTAAGAAAGCGGACTTTACAGATTGTTGAATCGGCTCCAGCGATTTTGTCTGATTTATACACTCTATCCACCTTGCCGAATAAAGAGTTGTCTGTTGATACCGATATATCAGTATATATCAGTTCCTTCTTAACATCTGTAAAAATCCCGTTCTTAAACTCCTTGACAACCTCACGCACATTTATCATACCCACAATTATAACCTCTTGTCCTTCGGGAACATAGGTGCCTTCCTTAATAAACCCGTTAGCGTCTAGATGCTCGTAGTTCTTGTTTTTAATACCTGCGATTTTAATGCCTTTGTCTCGCATTAGTATAGGATTACCAAATATAACCTTCTCATTCTGCGAAATGATTTTAGCGGTCGCTGTTATAGACTTGTAATAGGACAGCGAGTTTAGCCCACGGTCTATGGTAGCCTTGTTAATCATAATACTGTCTTCTTGATTGAAGCCCGAGTAGGTCATAATGGCGACGATAGTATTGTAGCCGTTCGCCATATAATCGCTAGATGTATATTGGGCGATGCGGGTATTTATAATAGGACGCTGCGGGTAATGTAGAATATAACTCATCGTATCAAAGCGTTTGTTGAAGTTCGTAGCATATATGCCGATTGCCTGCTTAGATTGGGCGGCGTGGAATACATTACGAGCCGACGAATTGTGATTACTCATCGGGATATTACCGCTAACGACACTCAGTATTGAAGAAGGATGTATCTCTAAATGCGTGTGATACGCTCCAATCTCATTCGTATTCATAGCGATTAAAGAGGTGTCCGCCTCCTCACTATCCAGATACTCAATACAGGCGGCGGTAGCCTCTAACTCCTTCAAAATACCCATATATTTCTTTCTATGTATATTACCAACCCTCTTAACATCCCGCTTAATCTCTTCGTCGCTGTCGCTGCTATCGCTGCTATCGCTGCCGCTACTAGTATCGGTATCACGGCTACCACGGCTATCACGGCTACCACGACGGCTACGGCGTCTGCTACTGCTACCGCTGCCTCCGGTGAATTTATTTAGGTCATCGCTAGCATCCGCTTCGCTGCCGCTAGCATTTTCAATATCGCCATAGTCACTCTTATTAATATCTATGATATCATTACCACCGTTTAAGTATGGTCTGGTAATACGAGTTATAAGATGGTTAGGAAGAGGGCTATTTCCTAACTTATAATCTGTTCCACCTATAGCAATAGCCCCTTCAGCATCATCATCCATATAACTTATACCGGTATCACGATTATCACTAGGGAATATATAAGAATAGGCACCAAATAAGGAGCCGCCGCTATCGCCGCCACTAAATCCCTTTTTGCCTCCTCCCTTTCCTAGCGGGTCAATATATTTGTCTATATAGTAATAATCATCATTCTTCTCTTTGTTATCTAGTTTATAATGGGTGCCGTTTAGCAAATCAAACCAGTTTTTAGTATCGCTAGAGCCGCCGCTACCACCGTCCTTTATAAAAACACTAGCCTCATTCTTCTTATTTGCGTGGTTATACTTTAATATTAAAAGCGGTCGGCACGGTCTCCCTGCTTCCGTGAAGATGCGTATTTCATTTGCCGTTATGTTAAAGGATATGGATATAAGGATATTTATTAAGCCGTTTCGGCGATACGCTTTAAGTAGTCGGGAGACGAATAGGGGGTCGCCGGTAATACCGAAGAGCGTCCCATTAACAAAAACATTCGTAATGTTCTTATTGCTGTAAAAGTTGCTGTGTTTTAAAGGGATTACCCCGATGTCTTCTAGGCATCTTTTAATATTATCCACATCAACCCCTGCCGTGATTTTTGCTAAGATGGCGAGGTTTTTAAGGTATCCTATGGAGGCACCATCAGGCGTCTCGTAAGGGCACATAATGCCCCATTGTTGGGAGTGGAGTTTGTGTGGCTCCGTCACCTTGATACTGCGGTCAATAGGCATATTAACACGGCGAGTATGCGATAAGAAGCCGACATAACTGATGCGGGACAAATCCTGAACTTTCCCTAGTTCAGGGTCGCTGTTATTAATCAGCCCCCACTGCCCTTTCAGGGATTTAGCGAATGTCTGGGTAATTATGAGATGGTCTATTATCTTATAAATATTATTGGGATTTATAAAATTCTGGAAGTCCTTCTTGCGGGTCTTCCAGGGTCCATACATATACTCGCTGTCTATCTTGTTTCTCACGCTATCCCTCAGTTTTATATAAGCCTCTTGGAATAACTCAGCCAACATAAAGCCGCTGATATCAACCCTCTTGTATATATAACTGTCCCTGTCGCTTAGAGACAGCAGCCCTTTAGCGGTTTTAATAAATTGTAGCGTCAAGTATCCTAGGTATTTCTTCTTATTCTCAAAACTCTCTATGTTAGGGAAGAAGTCCTTAGACAATACCATTTTAACATGTTCTACAGTCCCATACTGAACGCTGAACTTCAAGTAGTCTATTGCCTTCTGCTGGGTATATACCATCACCTCCTTATCTTTGTGATAATATCGGGCATCTATGATACTCGGTCTTATCAAGTTGTCAAAATATTCTTGCTCTATCTTGGTATAGCCTGTCCCAAATATCATCTTACATATCTCTTTGTCGCTCTGGACGCCGATAGCCCGAAACAATATAAACAAAGGTATCTTCTCTTTAAACGACGGGATGCTAACATAAATCGCCCCTCTGGAGTTCTCATATTTACCGCTAACATTCTCCTCGCTGTCGTCTCTGCCCTTGCTCCTGTCAGGGTCTTTATCCATATCAAAAGCCTTGTCAAGTGCCTTGTCTAGGCGTGTATTTTTGCCTAGCGGATTTTTAACAAAATAGAACTGCACATTAGTAGGCATCAGGTTCCCTTTGTCTGCGACGCACCGAATAATACCTTTGTGGCTGAAGTCCTTGTGGTCTTTTAAAGCAGATACGAAGAGTTTATTCGTCACTATCTTCTCTTGTGCTATAATAACCTTCTCTTTGCCGTCAATTATAAAATAGCCGCCCGTATCGTAAGGGCATTCTCCTAGTTTGCTTAATATACTTGAGCCCTGATTTTTCAATATACAGATGTCGCTGTGAAGCATTATAGGGATGCTACCTATGGCGACATTCTTGAATACGACAGGCGGCTCTATATTGCGATTGCCGTTCTCGTCTAGCGAGGATATATTAACGGATACTTCGGCGAACAAATGGGTCTCGTAAGTTAAATTACGCATCCTCGCATCGTAAGGCGTAATCAATTTAGGGCAGCCGTCTTCGTATATTATGGGACGGCTGATGCTTAACCCGGTGCCTTCTTTGCCGCCTACATATATCTCTATCTTAAAAATCTCCTCCTTGGCGTCGTTATACTTAATCATAGTTATAGGATTGTATGATTTAACAATAAAAGGTATCTGGTTTTTAATGAACTCCCTATAACTATCCAGATGATGCCCTGTGAATGGATACCTGTGGTTTTTAAAATACAAGTCTAATATGTCCCATTCATTATTGATTATTCCCATTCCTAAAATACCTTTTATTCTATTATTAAGAATATAATATATAAAAATAAGTCTTATGTCCGCTGGCTTTCGGCTAGCCTAGCGTCCTATTGTTAATCCCTAAATCGTATATCATTAAACTACCAGAATTGGATAATATGACGCTTGCTGGCGACAAATACATAGAGTTCATCGGGAACCCTATGTGCCCTCGTAGGTCGTAGTTATTATGCTCGTCATAACCATAAACATTCAGGTTCATCGTCTCAAACTTCAGCACCCTTCGGGTATAGCACTTAAAACTCCCGCTCTGCTTAGGCACCTGCGAGAATACCTGTTTATTTTTATATATCCAAAGATAGCCGTCGCTATTGAATTTCATTTCATAAACGCCATCAAAGGATTTAAAGGATACTCGCTCTATTTCCAACTTATCACCTTCGTTAATCACATAATCCTGCTTTAATAGTATGTTGCCCCAAGGCATATAGCAGAACAGGTTTTCGTTAAATATCCGCTCGTTTATCCTAAACATAGAGAATATAACCTCTTGTATCTTGTCGGGTCCCGGATACCTGCTTTTCCTATACGCCAGTTCTTTTAATATATTATTATTATAATCGGCAGAATACTTCTCCTTGTCTGTGCCCGACTTAATATGTTTCCTATAAAAATCTGACAACAAGGTCTCCACCTTAGCCTTGTCGGTATTCTCGCAAATTATCCTGTCATAGTCGCTCTTATACTTTATTTCTTCGGGTTCTTTGGGCTCTTCTTTTTTTGCCACGGCTTTCTTAGGGTTCTTAGGGTCAGCAATTTCTGCCTTAGGCAAATAACTTTTACATACGGCTATTTGCTTACATAGGAAATTGTCAAAGGTCTCTTTGTCTTTTGTTGCTAGCCCCTCGTATTTCTTGACATTTTCGGGGCTACAGTGCAGATTAACATCAAATCCGTCGCTCAACACATCGGCGCTGCCTCTAAATCTTATTTCGTCTTCCGGAGAAAAGTCCATCATGTGCTTATTATAATAGGGCGTCTTAAGACATTTTTTAGGATAATACGGCGATATATTCTCAACACTAACAGACAACTCGGCATCCTTCGTAGAATATGCTGGTATCATAAATGTCTCTCGTCCATCCGCCACACATCCCATATTAAAACAGGTCTGGGTTAAATCCGTCCTCAAGTAGTTCTTTTTCTTTATCTTGTCAGGCTTGTCATCTGTGGAGCCGATTTTAACTATATCTAGATATTTAGAAAATCGGCTCGTCATCAATTCCATCCATCTATTCTGCTTAGAGAAGGCGTCTAGCGACGGGAACAAGGTATATTCTTTGCCCTCGCCATTATAATTATAGAGATTAGGGATATACAAGACGACCGTATAGTTGCCTCTAAATATGGCGTCGTTATTGATGGTCTCCAGTTTTTTCGCAAACATCATATAGATAGGCAAAGGGATTTTAAGATAGGCGGGTCTTAGCATACTCTTAATATTCGCCAATTCATTTCCTATGGTGCTCTTAATGTCCTTGTCATTAACGCTATTAAACACACGGCAACACATATTATTATTTATATGGACTTTGTCCTGAGTGTATTCGTCGTAGGTCATAAACAGGCACCTAGTATGCCTCAATAAATCCGTGTTATTTGTTATTTTTTTATATAGCGACTGATTACATTTCTTTAAATTAAACTTTTCAGGGTCTCTAGTATCACAATCCATATTACATTTCTTTTTGTCAATCTTCTTTGGGTCTTTTTCTTCGCATATCTTATCATTATTAAATTTTAGCATTTTTAATATACATATATAAAAATATTATAAGTATATTACTTAAATACGATGGATACTAGGAACACCGCTATAGACGCTTGTATATTTAAGAGCACGCATTATGACATCGCAAATGTCGCCCATATCTACTTAAAGGATAGGCATAGATACACCGAGAATAATATCTGGGAATATCTAAAAACCGATGCGACCACTAACAAACAGTCGTGGGAGATAGATGTTGATAATAAGGAGTTGATATATTCTATTAAGACGGCTGTCTGTAATGCTTTTACGGCACGCTCGCTATACTGGGCGAATGCTAAGGACGACGGCGGCGATAGCATCGCCTACAGCAGATACCTTGACACCGAGATTATATCAGTTAAATTGATGAATATCAGTTCTAAACTGAAGGATAATAAATATATATGCCTATTAATTAAAGAGTGTAAGCAATTTTTCGTATGAACGCATCCGCTAAAGACGCTAACGCTATCTATAACGCTAGCACCATTTACAGTATCTATAAGATAATAAAGGCTCGTTATAACTTTAATGCGAAAACGCTAGGAGACTTCAAGATAACCGAAGCGCCCTTATCGGTCTTTGATGATTTTAATAAGGATTTACAAGATACATCTAGCAAGTTTTTTAATTTTGAGTTCGCCTATAAGTATATGCTGAAGTGCTCTAGATGTTATCATATAACATATAAGGAGTTGAATATGTATGTTCTCTTGCGAACTAAGATGACACCACAGATGAGGACGCAGTTGTTTAGGAACCTTTATCGTGTTTATTTAGTATCCCAGATATACCAGATATCCAAATGGGGCGACTATATATTTAATTACTATGTTATTATGAACCCGCTGAAGAGATGCTTGCCTGCTAAAAAGGGACAGATAATGGATGCCGTGAATATTAATGGGGGCTACACTTATACCAATAAAAACAACATCTATATAATACGCAAAGAGGACTACAATAAGGTTATTATACACGAGTTATTACATCATAATACTTTGATACACAAAGAAGGGTGGACCGATGCGAACATAAAGAGGCTGAAGGCGCATTTTAAAATACACCCGACGATGCTTTTAATCCCCAACGAAGCCATCATAGAGACATTTGCGTGTATATTGAATACCGTTTTCTATTCAATTGAGACGGGCACCAGTTTGCGAGAGAACCTCAAGAGGGACAGAGAGCATTCTATAAACTTAACACAAAAGATACTAGATAAGCAAGGAGACCAGTTGTGGGACGAGAAGACGCACTCATACTGCTATATAGTGTTTAAGACAATACTGTATGCGTATTTTAATGAGTTTTTAAAAATATATAAATACCATAACGATACTGATATAACTGATTTTCTTATTAAGAATTCTGGAAAAATTTATGGGAAGATGAAGCAAGCGAAACAGGCTAAGCAAGCGAAGCAACAGGATAATAGGTTAAAACAGACGATATACTAGAAGGTATATTGGGATATACTAAGTTTATTTAAGAAATCTATATTCTATATAATTTATTAAGTAGTGATTAGAAATGTCTATAGAGGATGTTAATTATATGAAAGAGAATAGTATTAAGCAGGCATATACTTTTATAATAGATAGTGCCGAGAGGGAACGAGGGCTGTATCCAAATCCCAACAATTATGTTGTGAATTTTAGTGCCCCTTTTAAGAACATTATAGGTATGGAGATTATAGACGCCAGTATTCCTAGAGCGATGTATACGATAGATGTGGATAATAACGAGTTATATTACTATGTAGGAGCCGAAACAGGCGACCATCTTATAGAGACAGGCGTGCTGGTAGATAATACCGCAAATCTAATGCTCCAGAACTGGAATTTTACTTCTAATATATCTAGCATTTCCTCTAATATATCTAGTGCCTCCAATATAATAAATGGGTATTTAACATCTAATATTACCAGCACCATTAACGAAATCAACGACATTAGCGGTATTATATACGAGACCATCACAACCACCACAAATTCTAATATTACTGATATTTACAAGATAATCAACAGTTCTAATATAATTAACAATTCTAATGTTATAAACAATTCCAATCTATTTAACACTTCTAACATATATAACGCCTCAACGATAACCAGCACTTCTAATATCTCTAGAAGTTCTAATATATCCCTAACGAGCAAACTGCTAACGGCTTCCAACATATTAACCACCACAAATACCTATAATATCACAAATATCACCAACATATCTAGGAGTTCTAACATATCCTACTTAGATTTGTCAGGCGACCGCTACGCTATTCTAAACAACTCTATAAACCTCTATAATATCTATAATAACGCAAATAATATAGGAGGTTCAACTGAGGGCATAACATTAAACTTATGCTGTCAGCCGATAATCTCTGGAGGCAGCGGCAGCAGCACTTCCTATAATATCATTAACTTCAGTTATAGCCATACATATTCAATAGATGCTGACGGCGACCTGATATTTAGGAATATAAGCGTGGATGTCGCAAAAGCCGCTAGCGGCGCCGGTGGCTATACTTTAACCTTCACAATCGGCGAGCGGATAGAGAGCGTATTCAATATACCTATTAATAATTACATTAACATATACTGGTCTATCTTCAAGACCACTTGGTATATAGGCATATTTGATATCAGCGGCACCCAATTAGCATATAAGGAGTTTTATGATTGTGAGAAGATATATAATGTGTTTTTTACTAAGAAATATGTAGGAAGACGCTATGACGGCTCTGGATGGGGCGATAATCTCTTGCGATTTAAGGATATAAAGATATATAATGTGCCTATGAAGAATGCTGTGGCGATGGCTACAGCGGCGATGGCTACAGCGGCGATGGCTACAGCGGCGATGGCTACAGCGGCGGCGGTGCCTACAATATGGTATAAGATGGACGAAGTCGTCAATAACGAGATTGTCAATAAAGGCAGCCGTCCTACAATTGACTACAAGGATATCTTTAAGAGGCTCGTTATAAAAGGCGGCGACTATACATTCAAGACATTCATAAGCAAATACGACGAACTGCGTAGTAATAATGATATGGAATTGCTATTTAAGGAGACGACGACGCCTCCCGAACTAACCAACCTGATTGACATATATTCTAAAGCCCCTATAATCGTGGATATGAAAAGGAGCACTTTAGCAGAAAACCTAGGATTTGATTTATACCCGCCAGCAATCCCGTCGGCAATTAACGAGGACAGGTATATTAGCAAGCCTTATGCGACGACTGAAAGCGTGTTAGCAAAGATGTTTTATAGTAGGACTAATGCGACTTACGATTTTGATGTTAGTAGCGAGAATAAATATATTATAACATCCCCCGGAATTGTGTATTTTATAGGTAATAAGTATATTATAATGAGATGCCCTGAGATTGAAGAGCACCTATATAGGTCGCTCTCATATTCTAAGAATACGCTAGGTCTTGCTAAGTTCCGTGTTGATAGCGTCGGTATTAACAGCGAGAAACTGACGATTACCAAAATACCCGTTCGTGAGTTCCACCCTATCGGGAAGTTGTCACGGATGACCTTGAGATTTGAGACAAACAAAGGGGCTCTATATGACTTTAAGGGATTAAACCACAACATCATATTTGCGATTTTTTATTACGAGCCAATACAAAAGAACATTCCAAAGAACTCTATATTAAACCCTGAATATAAGATGAATTACCTAGACTATCTCTATAAACAAGAAGAGATTGAGGGAGATAGCGATGATGACGAAGGCGGCGAAGACTTCTCTAGAGATAACATAGAGGATTACAAAATTAAAGAGAACCTCTATAGTAAAAGAGGCGTGGAATTACAACAATCTAATACTTATTATCAAGGTAATACTATTATAACAGAAGCAGATGAGGAGGATGACGAAGAAGACGATGAAGCGGATGAAGCGGATGATGAGGACGAAGCGTCCGCTAGCAAATATAATTAGGGACTAGCAACTTAAGGGGGTGATGGAGCGGTAGCGGAGGTAGCGGAGGTAGCAGAGGTAGCAGCAGTAGATGGAGCGGTAGCGGCGGCAGCAGCGGCAGCAGCAGTATCTGTAGCAGCGGTAGCGGCGGTAGCAGAAGAAGGAGCCGTAGGAGACTTAGCAGTATCTGTAGCAGGAGCCTTAGCGGTAGCAGCGGATTTCTTAGAAACAGTCTTAGGCATCATTTCTTTTAATAAATCAATAATTGCTTTTAATTCAGTAATACTAATGTTATTGTTATTAATCTTTTCTAAGGCATCACTTAACTTCTTTTTATCATCAGCAGATGTCGTATCCTTGCCTTCTAATTCTGTTAAGAGAGAGACAACCTGCGATTTGATATCACCTTTGTCATCCTCGTTTAAAAAGTTCTCGTATATTTGGCTGTCGCCGCCTCCACGAGAGGCGCTAGCAAAAGCACAGCCATATAACAATATTATAAAGATACAGAAGGCAAATACTAAAGACATATAAATAAACATATTCTCATAATCTATGCTCTTCATTATTACTTATAATATATTGTATATGTATATTCTGTTAAAAGATAAGATTATTATTTATTGTGTGTATATAGTATAGATAAATAGATAAATATATAAATGACTGAACTAAACCTATTATACGGCGGTGATAATTTATTAAGTGATAACTCAGTTATTGACAGAAAGGAAAACACATATTCCTCTAAGATATCAAGCCAACAACTACACCAGATGGCTCTCAGTAATGATAACGGAAGTGGAGGCACTCAGGCTTCGCCGCACGCTTCGCACGCTTCGCCACCACCCCAAAGCCAATCTATGAATATAGCACAGCAGCAGATGGCTCAACAGATGAATAATCAGCAAGCCCAGCAAATTGCTAATCAGCAACTACAGCAGCAGATGATGAACCCTCAGCAAGCCCAGAGCGAGCAAGCATACAGGAGGAAGCCTGAATATAATTTTCTTGATAGAATGAACTTGAAGAAGACAGAGGTTATAAAACTTGCGTTATTTTCTCTAGTAATTGTCCTAGGTATATCTATTGACCGTATGCTTACCCACTATCTATCTCGTTATATAAATGATAATGTGCTAACCGACTTCCAAGAAATACTATTGCGTTTAAGTTATCCCATAACAATATTCTTAGTTCTCTGGATATTTAAGGCGATTTAAGAGTGCTCTTACGACTAAGAGCGAAGTGATTTAGGAGTGAAACGACTTAAGGAACTCTTACTACTAAGAGCGGCACGAGGTAATACTATTACTATTTTGGTTATTTTTATAATATATATATATAAGAAACTTATAAAAATGCTAGTTATAATATTAATATACGCCTTAATATTATTGCTGGCTTTTATAATACTGTCAGCGTATAAACTATCTATATACTTTAATACCTTTATGTTTTTATCTAAAAAAATAAACTACGACAAGACAAATTATATGTCTAACAGCAGTTTCTTTAAGTATTATTATGCTAACAAAATGTTCTTTGGGATGTTCGGGATTGAATTCCTCATAACCGTAATACTGGTCGCTATGACACTAACGGCTTACGCCGGATATGTTAAGACAAACCACATGAATTTTGGATATCTTAATAATAATTATGGCGACCCTGTTGAATACTCCTTTGTCAATTTCTTTATTTATACCATTATTGGTCTCGCAGTTATTTATGGCGGAGCCTATATGTATTGGTTCAATTACGACAAGGACGGCGACGACAAACTATACGCAAGCGAGGCATACTTAAAAAGCACCTTAATAGAGCACCTAGACTACAAACTGTTATATGATTATTATAAGAGGACAACGACTGAAGGCAAATACGAACTGGATACATATAATCTTAATATGAAAGCCGTCGCCACAAACTACTTTGAGACCCCTAGTAATGCCTTTAATTATTCTTTAACATACTATATACTGAATGACGCAAAATTCACCCTGATTAAGAGCGACATCTTTGACATCATAAAGAATATCCCTGCTATCCTAGATAAGAAAGGGGCTGAACTAGACAAAGATGAGGGAGCAAATATAGAAAGGATAAAAAAAGCCATCGCAGACAAGACGGACTTCTATATTATTGCTAGATATAACCATAATAACAACATAGCAATAAGACCCCTGAATGCTCTAATATATGATTTGATAAAACTAATGAAAACCGACGCCGCTACAGCCGCAGCCAACGCAACCCATATAGCGAACTTAGAAGCGACTTTAAATAAAATGAAAGAGTTTAATGAGCCCGCAATAAAGGATATGATGGCGGGCTACGACAACACTCAAGATACCTTTATGACTACCATTAAGTTATACAAGGATGTTTATGACAACTATTATATGTATTATATGTATAGCGTATTATTAACCAACTTCGTTATAATATACGCAGTTCTCGTATTCATATATATTCTAATAAAAATCGGCGTATCTCTAAGCGGCGAATTTGACGACAACTGGTTCAACACATATAACTTTACAGGCTATTTAAATAACTACGGGATGTATCTATTGGTGATATACTATTTTATATCGTGCCCTATAATACTTTTCGGGTTCAATTAGGCTAGGCTAGAATAGATATAATTTAATTTATAAATATAAAATAAAGAGATATATATTAGCCTTATATAAATGGATAATAAAAGAGATGTATGTAAAGATACTTATGAGACCACTATCTTCGTCATCTTTTGTATAATATTATTTACACTATTCATATCGTGTATTATATTGTTGCTGAATATTATAAACTATATCTTATTCACGGTTTATTGTATTAGCGATAATATTTATGAATATAGTGCTGATGTCCCTGATGATATGATATTAGGCACCAAATATAAATACAGGTTGCTAAATTATGTCAAGAACATAAATGATAATGAACCTAATAATGCTAGCACTAAGGAGGTCATCAAGGAATACTATGATACAAATTCGTCAGACCTCTATATACACAAGACCATCGTCTATTATAATTACATAGTTAAACTGCTGCTAGGTATTATGTTGATAATCGTGGTTATGCTGCTATATAATATATTTTATATAGGGATAATGTGTATAGGCAACTGCGACAACACGGTTTATTGTGGCTTTCTGCTTAGCGATATGATGACAAAAGACGCCTACATATACTATATAATTATAGTGATGTTTTTATACATATATACGCACAGTTATCTATATACATATTTTTTTAATAAGAATATCTACAAGGAACTATATGACATATATGCTGGCGAAGACGGGACAGCCGGAGTTGCTGGTGAAGACGGCGAAAACAAATATAAGACCGTAGATACAATAGTATCCAGTTCTATTACCTATATACTTACTAAGACGGTTAAAGAAGACAAGGATAGAACGACGGATATGTCGCAATTTCTAACAGACCTGAATAATATGTCGTTTGATATCTTAGACATAGAGAAAGTTCTAAGTGCACAAGAAAGTTCTGCGACTGACACGGGAATTAGCGAACCTAACATATTGATACTTATGAATGAAGGGATTATAATCAATAACAAATTTATAGTGCCTGCGAAACTAGAGAATGAAGGGAATATCAACATATTATTAAAGCGGATTTATAGGACGCCGTTAGAAGGTATTAAGGCGGACGCTGCTAGACAGACGCTGCTAGGGCACCAAATATTCATATATCTAATCTATAATTATGCGATTAGCAATAGTATTGAAGACCCCTTTATAATACACAAGTTGAATAATGTATATTTAAACTTGTTTAATAACCTCTTTGACAAATATAATGCCGCTAATGGTGGAAAAGAAGACGCTCACGCTTTAATAGATATGTTTGACCGTGATGTTAGAAAGATGTTTAAAGATGTTAAAGGAGCCTTCGCCATCAAGTTATTACTACCAGTAGGAACAGATAAAAATAAACTACTATTGAAGTTGCACGACAACGCCGACTTAATGCTAAAGTATATAAAGATGGTGAAAGACAAGTCCTATAAAAATCCTCAAGACAAGTTGCTAATCGCCGCTATCGCCGATTTATCTAACTATAAAAACGATATAAAGGAAGACGACCCTTTAAGAATTTTAAAGGCGACCATAAGAGATAATATTGAAGGGTTTGCTAGCGGTTTTTCTAACTACTATCAGGAAGACAAGACGCTTGCGGTGGTTAATCGGGTAGTCTATAAGATAAACTTCTACCTTGCGATTGATATGATGGCTACTATTATATATATACTTATAGTTCTATTGATATTATATAAATCAGGGAAGTATCCGTATATGGAAAAACAAATAAACCTTGCGATAACCTATGCGGTGCTAATTATAAACGAACTTGTATCGGCTATACTAGGCATAGTCTAGGCATAGTCTAGGTACTAATAATAATATAATTCTTATAATAGTTTATATATTCTAACATAGCGTCCTCGTTCGCCATCCCTGTTAGGCTTTTCCACGCAGCCCATTTAGCGTGTGCCGTGTAATAAATAGTGTATGGCTCAGGGATATTACAATCTCCCTCGGTAGCCTGCTTGTAATACTTGTAGAAATCTAGTTTAATGGCGTCGCTGAGATTAAGTTTATCCATATCAACCCCCTTGAGTTTTGCGAGAACTTCTTCAAATGCCGACGCTGTTTCCATTCTTTATCGTTATTTTTATATATTAAATATCTCTTATTTTTATATATATTTATAGGTATTTATATAAATTGTCTATAATCACATCGCCTTTAACCGCATTATAATCGCATCATCTACTATGCTATAACCATCAATATTATTGCGTATCTCAAAGTTCAAATAGAGGCTCTCGGTTTTGTTAATGTTCCTACGCTGTCTTATAATTCTCCTATATAAGGACGCATTATCATTCTTCATTTTAATAAGATTGTTCTCTAGTATTTCGTCGGTAATATTGCCGCCTAACCATATATATAGCCCTGTGTCGTAATCGCTTTTTATTAAGTCGGTGATATACAGGTTGTAGGCGTCCTTATGTATATCATAGAATTCATATAGTTTTATTCTAATAAAGTTCCAGAATGACAAGAGCATCAAATACATATCGGCGAAGCATAAAAAGCACCTGTCGTATTCTAATACAAAGTATTCGCCTGCGTCGTCTATGGATATCATCGCTGATATATCCCAGTTGTGCTTAGATTTATTCATAAAGGATATAAAGGTCTTGGCGATTATCTTGTCTAAATGTTTGTATAGGTTCGCAGGTATCTTTATTGTCCTGATTGCCTTGGTTTTGCTAGACATCAAATGCCTCTTATATAAGGATAAGAGGCTGCCCTCTATGTATTTGCCTTCGCCGCTATCGTTCCTACGGACATATATATTTTGCGAAAGAAAATGTATGAGATTGAGTTTAGGTTCTTCTTGATATGCTAGGAAATGCTTGAGATTGTTGAAGTGCTTGAGGTTGTCAAGATTTGCTAGGAACTCGTCTAATACCTTAGCGAAATTATCTTTATACACACGGTTATAGATGAGTATCTTGATGTCTTCGGGCAATTCCTGTAAATAATTGTGCGTAAATACACAGATTGACATCTAATTATATACTAAGTAAATAAGTGTGTTTATATGTGTTTGTCATATATTTTCTATTATATATATTAGAAGTATGGATAGATTTAGAGAAGCAGTAACAAGAACAATAGCAGTAAATAATCGTAAGAAATCTACGACACGAAAACCGCCGGCGCCTGCAGCACGAAGGGCATCTCAATCACCACGAAAGGCACATTCACATGCTTCACACGCTTCACACGCTTCACACGCTTCGCACGCTTCGTCTCAAGATATGGATGAAACCGAGAAGCGATTTCGTGCGATTGAATGCTCTATAAAGAAGATAGAGTTGCAATTAAAACTGGTTGATGGAGAAATAATGGGTAATAAGGAATATGATGCTTTAACAGCCGATATTATAAAATGCGACGCTTATAATCCTGACAATCTTGGCGAAGGACCGGACTTCATTACGAGCATTAATAATAAGAGAATGGATAATCGTTATAAATATATATTAAAAGTGATTAGTATTATCAATCCGCTACTGACGGCGTGTAATATCGGGTTTTTACAAGAGATAAATACTAAAGAGGTATCTGGCGAATTGATTGGCGATGCTATAAAGAAGACTAGTGGTTATTTAACCACATTAAAAGTCGCTATTAACTATTTTCTAGAGAACGGCAATGATGGTGCTGATAAAATTGATAAACTAATGGACTTAAATATTCTTTCTACAGAAGCTCTCTATAGTTATAAGGATGTGGTTGAGGTATCCACAGATATGATAGGCAAGATGTCCCGAAATGTGCTAGTTTTACAAAAAGAATTAGTAAGAACTCTACTTATCAACACTAAAGATAAATTCAAGAAAGCATATAAGGATTTGAGTTGGAATATAGTGTCTAAGACATTTTGCACATGCATATTTTACTTTATATTATTTAGCAGTATTAAGGGTGTGGGCGTTAGCAAAAAACCATTTAATACTAATGCGACTAATGCGACTAATAGGTTTGAAGTAGTTGTTGGAGGCAAAAAGAAGAAGCATAAGAAAAAGAACTAGGACAATAAATATATCTATATACTATAACTATATTTATTTTATTTATGGAACCTAAAAACTTGAAGGGACTGAAGGTTATGTAAAGAAGGATAAATCTATAATAATAACCGAAGATACATTAGTAGAGTTTATCCGTATGGTTATTCCTATAATGATTACTAATTTAACTGGTATTACTGAATTTGATAATGAGGTAGCCAGTTTAACAAATTTAGCAAAAATTACTAAGCCTTCTAAAGGAGGCAAGAAATCCTCTAGAGGCGTTCGTAAAGAGGCTAATCACGCTAAACCTCACAAGCCGCAAGCGGTTAAAAAGGTTGTCCTAGGGAAAGAGCGGTGTATCTACAAGGTTCAGGGTTCTAAGAAAGACCACATTAAATACAAGGGTGCCCTCATACCTGTAGCGGATTATAAGAAACTTATGGGAGCGTAATAAGGATATAAGGACATATTATATATGTGTTTAGGGTGATTTTATATTTTTTTCTTAGTATTCATATAGAATTGTCAAGATTAACATAAGAATATGAGTAGTTTAGATTATGACTGGGACTTTTTAGGGACGAAGGAGATTAGTAAGAAGGCTGAGTGTATAAGGAACCGCACTAACTTCACGGTGCCTAAGTCATTCCATTTGGTGGATAAGAAGGATTTTAATCCCGATATGTTAAACCTGTATATCAAGAACAACGCTGCTCCTAAGTTGAAGTTATTATTAGAGAAAATTAAGTTATTAGACGAGCAGGATATGCGGCTAACCGGCAAACTGAATAAGCATCTTATATTCACCGATGTTAATCGCAGCACCTACGGGGCGAAGATAATAGCCTCTGCTTTAACGGCTAATGGGATGAACCTAGTATATCACCCACAAGGCACCGGATTTTCTATGAGAGATGATAGTGAGTTGCTAAAGACCAAGAACAACAACTATGCGGCACTCCTTAGCAAATCCTTCTTTGAACGCCCTGTCAATACGAAGATACGAAAGGCGGTGCTAGACAAGTTCAATTCACGCCCCGACAATACTTACGGCGAATTGATTAGGTTCATTATATTAGACCAAGGGTTCAAGGAAGGCATAGATTTATTTGATGTGAAGTATGTGCACCTCTTTGAGCCGCTAGCGGTTAATGCGGACGAAAAGCAGGCTATCGGGCGTGCTACTCGTTTTTGCGGACAGAAGGGCTTAGAGTTCCACCCTCGCTACGGCTGGTCGCTATATGTTTTTAAGTATGATGTGGTAATACCAAAGATATTACAGAATAAATATATGGATAGCGAGACATTATTTGAACTGTATATTAAGAATTCTAAATTAGATATGCGTAAAATAATATTCGCCAACGAACTAGAGAACGCCACAATAGGAGCGTCAGTTGATAAGGAGTTAAACAAGGCTATCCATCAGTTCGCTATAGAGAAACCTGCGAATATCTTGAAGAGCAGCGGTAGCAGCGGCGGAGGCGGAGCAGTAGGCAAACCTAAGAGCACTAAGGCAGTCCCGCCAGCAAAAATAATGAACTTAGAGAAGATGCAAGAGTATATAAAGAAGAACTTCGGGACATTTAAATACCCGCCATTAGTATTAGAGAATAAGTGCGTAAGCGGCGTCGGTGGCGGCGTCGGTGGCGGTGCGAACGGCAACATAGTATCCTTCACTCCTACTCAAGATTTTGTTAGACATTATTTCCAGCCACAATCAGCATATAAGGGAGTTCTATTACATCACAGCGTGGGAACCGGCAAAACATGCACGGCAATTGCTACAGCGACAACCAGTTTTGATGTAGAGAACTATACGATACTATGGGTCACTAGACATACATTAAAGGCTGATATTTGGAAAAATATGTTCGGTCAGGTATGTAGCATAAGTATTCAAGATAGGATAAAGAAGGGCTTAGTGCTGCCTAATAAGATAACTTCTAAAACTAAGTATATCTCGGCAAATTGGATGGAACCCATATCCTACAAGCAGTTTAGTAATATGTTATTTAAGAAAAACAAGATATACGCTGATATGGTTAAGCGTAATGGGGCTGAAGACCCGCTACGCAAGACGCTGCTTATAATAGATGAGGCACACAAACTGTATTCACCGACAGTCGCTAAGAGCGAACGCCCGAACACCACGAAATTAGAGGAGATGATACAGAAGTCTTATAATAAATCAGGCAAGGATAGTGTTAGGGTAATGCTGATGACGGCTACGCCATTCACAGAGGACGGTATGGAGATGATTAAGTTATTAAATTTATTAAGAGAAGATGACAAGATTGAGGCGGATTTCGGCAAATTCTCTAACACCTACTTAGATGACGGCGGGTATTTTACAAAAGTAGGGCTTCGCCAATTCCAAGACAAGGTTAGCGGCTATATCAGTTATCTTAACAGGTCGCAAGATGCCCGCAATTTCGCCCACCCCGTAATAAAGAATGTGTTTGCGAAGATGTCTCTAGAGGGTATAGAAGAGGTATCGTCTGCTGATGTTAAATTACAGGTGTCAAAGGGAACTAAGGAGAATATAAAGGCGATTAAGAGCGAATTGAAGGAGATTGTAAAGCAGGAGAAGGAGTATGAGAAGAATACTAAGAAGGACGGCAAGGAAGAAAAAGAGTGCGTCAAACTGGTTAATAAGAATTACAAAGATAACACTAAGAGGATAACCACGCAACGCAAGGAAGACGAGAAGAATTGTAAAAAGTTGCCTAAAGACCAGAGAGAAGATTGTAATAACAAGGTTGTAGAGGAATATAACATGTTATTAAAGAAGATAGAGGATGATAATGAGGTGGAGTTGCTACGCTGTGCCGACAAGAATAGACCGAAGACGCCTAATTCTAATGCTAGAAGGATGGCGGAGCGAAAGAAGGTGCTAGAAACCGATGTAGCGGAATATAATAAGACGCTAGCACGCATAAAGGAGAACAAGGAGAAAAACAAGGATAAACGAAATGATATCAAGGTATTTACGATAAAGAAGAATGATATAAGGTTTGGAATTGACACAATTAAAGATACAATTAAAGATTTAGAAGAGAAATATATGGCGGAACTAGACAAGATTGATGAGATAGTAGATAAGGCTGAGAGAAAGAAGGCTTTAACTGAACTTAAGATGTCGTCGGCATATCCTTTAGCCAAGAAGGAACTTAAAGAACTACGAGCACAAGCGTCTAAGTTAAATAGCCAGCAGCAATTAATGAGGGTATCTTACGGCTTTAAGAAGATGAAAAACATATCCCAGCAATACGCTATAGATAAATATTGCATTTAGAAAATCCAAAAAAGAAATAAAGATAATATAAAGGAATACACATACCATATACATAGCATATCATACCATATATATAACATATCCGCCAAATGCCCGCCATCATTTTCTCTATAAACACCCACGAAAACCTAGCATTCTTACAAAAACAGATAGAGGATATTGAGGCAAATGTCTCGCTAGACTTCGTGATTATAATAAACGCAAACGACCTAATGTATAACGAGATATCCAACAGCGACCTATTAAGGACTAAGCCTAGTGTCGTGCTATACCCAGAGCCTATAAACAAAATCCACAATCACGGCACATTAACCAAAGGCATCTATCTTAATATGGAGTATGCTGTTAAAAACTTTGAATTTGAATATTTTATAGTGTTGTCTAGTAGGAACCTATTTTACAATAAACTACACGAGGGCAACTATAAAGAGATACCTAGAATATGCGAGGGGGCTACTTACGCCGCCTTAAATAAGAATGAATGGCACTGGAGCATCTTTTTACAGGCAAAACTGAGCCAGCATATTATAGAGAACGACTGGGTATTTTGTAGGTCTTACGAGCACCACGAAGGAATAGCATTTGACTATATATCCTCCGCAAAAATTGTAGATTTTCTAAATAAAAACAAGGACATTAAAGACGACCTCTTCAATTTTAATTGGGGTATTGAGGAGTTCGCCTTACATACCATCGCCCTCAATCTGTCGGGGCATTATTACCAGATAGGCAATTGGACGAACGGCGACGACTTTGCGAATATCCACAACTTACCTAGCGACCGCTTTGTATATAAGACATTTAGGCGTTAGGTATGCCCCGAATTTAGCAAGGCGACTTAATGAGTTCCCATATATTGTTTTTAATATCCCTGCTATAATGGGAAATGAAAGGTATCGTCCCGAATACCAGACCTTTAACCACACATTTAAGATATGTGATATCCAGCCGTTTAGCAATACATTTTTGGAGAAAGTAGGCTTTCATAGATTGTATATATTCTTTTGTTTGTTTGGTGCTCTCGCAGCCATTCAATATCAAGTCATATCCTAGGATGCTCTGGTATAATTTGCCGTAATCATAGTATATATCGCCATTAACCGTTAGGATATTGTCAATCGTCCCTTTCATATCTATTAACCTATAGTATCCCTCATAAGACAAAATAATATTAGAGAACCAAAAATCACCGTGTATTACTGGAGATATTACGGGATTAAAATGCGTCTCTATGCCGTCTGTAATATCCTTTAACACATCCCTAGCATCCTCAAAATAATAGTCTTGTATATTGAACCTGCTCTCTAACTTTTTTATATAATTGTTTTTAACATTATCGCTAGTTATTACTATGGGATTATGAACCGAAGGTGAATTATGAGGCGAAGGCGAATTATGAACCGTAGGTAAATTATGCTTATGTAGCCTATCTAGAATATCAAACAGGTCGTCAATATGTCTGTGGGTTAATAGGCAGTTCTTATACAGGTAATATAAAGGTATGCCTTCAATATACTCTATCTTCATTTCAATCGTATCCTCATACTCCTTATAATCTATCAGCCTAGGGAAGTAATTCTCAAAACCGCTAGGTATATTTTGGTAATAATAGAGTTCGCCTCTTAATATGTTAAGAGGTCCCGTTTTAACGATGTGTTCGCCACATCTCCTTATATGGTTATACTTGTTATTCTTGATTTTGTTTGGTATAAACTGAGAAGCATCGCTGGTGCTGGAGCCGTCATAGGATAACCCAAAAAAGGATACATCGTTAATGTAGGGATTTATAGCACGGTCATCTATATAGATATCGGCGATTGGTTTGCCGAAAATCAATTCGTCGTATTCTATGTTGAGCCTCTCTAGCGTATCAATAGTGATACCAGCGATATCCTTAATAACCTTGCCTACATTACCGCCGTGCGTCTTCATTCTGCGTGCCGTATAAATGATGATTTCGTGTCCGTCATCCTTTAGCCTCTTCAATAACGAGAGGTTGCGGACAATTGGTTTAACCGTTGTATAGTCGCCAGCGATGGTAGGATAAGAAACTAGCGTATTGTCTAGGTCAAAGCATATTCTAAGTTTGTTATTATTATTTTTATTATTAGTGATATCTAGGTTATCTATATGGTAATGTTCTATCTTAACCCCGCTATTTATAATAATATTATAGAGCGTTGAGAAGTTGAATTCGGTAGCGGTGGCGGCGTCGGCTAAGAGCATTCTCGCATATTTTAAAAATGTATTAACATTCTTGAAGCCATAAAGACCACAGCATTTATTGTGGTTGTATCCTATAAACTCATTATTAAAAATAGGTATCGGCTTGTCAATATTAGGTGGATTATCGCTGTCTATAAAAACGATATTATCGCCGAAGGTTATGTTATCGCCGAAGGTTATGTTATCGTCTCCGCATACGCCTAGGAACTTATTTATACCCACAAAAGCCGTCTCAACGGCACCTCGTGTTAGGTAGTCTATTTGCGAAAAGTGGAACTTCTTAGACTTACATTTATTTATCAGTATTTCTTGGAAATTATATTCATCTAAAAAAATATTATATATTATAAAAACTTCGTTGGACGGGATATTATCTACAACATATTCTATCAAATGGCGTCCTTGAATGTAGTTTAATGGAGACTGCGAAGCCTGCGAATGCCTTGTGGTTTGCTTGTCTATACCGCCACATAAAATTATATATTTCATAATAGGGTATATGTAATTGCCTGTATTTATAATTACCTATATTAATTCTTTTTATATGGGATACGCAGTTAAACACTAATAAATTGAGCGTCCTTTTCTAGCATTCTCTAGCATCCCTTCTGTCATACTCATAAGAACCTGAAGCGTCTCGTCTTCGTCGCTAGTGCTGTATGTGCTACCGCTGCCTTCTTCGCTGCTCTCGCTGCTACAATCGCTATCGCTGCTATCCCTATAATCGCTACAGCAACTACCATTATCATCACCGTTATAGCAGTAATCTTTCTTTTTTGTCTTCGCCTTCTCCTTATATGCTTTTAACATCATTATAAAAGGTCGTATTATTATAAATACATATATTAGTTATTTTTTATATGGGGTATAAAAGGGCATAAACCTAGGATACATTAATTTTCCACGACCCATTTTTAGCGATGTCAGTTTCACACCATCTTCCGTAATCACGAATATTATAAAACTCAATATTCTCATTACTCACATTATTTGATACTTTAAAAATTGTGGTTTTTGGGATTATACCCTTGTTATTTGCTATTTTAATTGATTGTGTAGAATAATATGATGTTTCATTATTTTTTGTCGCTTTAACATCCTGCTTAGCATCCTGCTTCGCATTCTTCACAGTATCCTTAGCAGTCTCTTTAATCACCATACCATCGCTATCAGTTGTCGCATAACAATCTTTCACAAAATGCGTGCCTCTTCCGCATCTAACGCATAGGTTCTTAGAGTGTCTTATTTCTTTTTCTAGAACGGCTATACAGTTCGCATCTAGAACCACATTAGAATATGTGCCTCCTCTAACATTCTCTATTCCATATTTTTCCATATACTCTTTAACATACCGGTCTTCGTCAAAATGCGAGGTGCTAACCACAGATTTAACCAGAGATAGCGGGGGATATTTCTTCGTCCATCCTGAGCCACACCCTGCTGTATGCTCCGCCCACCTCTTATCAACATTCTTTGTCTTACCGATGTAATACTTGCCTGCCTTCAATCGCAATATGTATATGTGCTCCATATCTCTTTGTATGATTAAGGTGGTCGCTGTATCATTTTTTATTATATAAGGGCATAAGGCGTATATTATATGTTTTCGTTTCATAATTCTAAATAAAAATTGATGCCCTATATTATAAGAAAGCCTACTAATAATCTTAGTATGGCTACTAAACATATAGCACAGACAACAGGATTACATCGGGATACTATTGATAAATATTATACAAAACCAGAAACTGTTAATATATGTATAGAGTATATAAAAAAAAATGTTATAATAGATGACAAGGATTTAATAATAGAGCCTAGTGCCGGCGATGGAGCATTTATATCAGGTATAAAATCACTAGCGTATAATTGGTTGTTTTATGATATAGAACCTGAGCCAGAGAATGGAGAGATAGTTAAACAGGATTTTCTAGCACTTAACATACACTCTTCAGGGCTTAATAAAATACATATAGTAGGCAATCCTCCATTCGGTCGCCAGTCATCCCTCGCTATCAAGTTTATCAAAAAATCTTGCGAGTTTGCTGATAGCGTATCCTTTATATTACCTAAAAGTTTTAAGAAAGAAAGCCTTATAAAAAAGGTTCCACTTAATTTTCATCGTGTAGCCGAGATTGATTTGCCTGACAATTCCTTTATCGTTAATGGCGCTCCTCATAATGTCCCGTGTATATTTCAAATATGGATTAAAAAGGCGTATAATAGAGATGTGATAGAACCGGTTGAGCCTATTAACTTTCACTTTGTAAAAAAAACAGAGAACCCTGACATATCATTTCGTCGTGTAGGAGTTAATGCAGGTTTTATAGATATATGCGGCGACGCAAGTGCTTCTAGCAAGAGTGCGAGCATTCAATCACATTATTTTATCAAATTTACAAATATACATAGCGTCGCTGAGAATATTAAGCGATTATCAGCGATTACCTACGACTTTAACAATACGATTGGACCAAAATCCATATCAAAGCAGGAACTTATACAATTGTTTAACCCATTATTGTAATGTGTAAATGAGGGCATCATATAGCAAAATACGACCTTATAATATTACTAAGATTTTTGAGATAACAGAGCGTATTATTTTCAAACCCTGATACAAATAACCTATATGTCTTATTTTTATCACTTCTAAATTGTATTTCATAGCAAACTACACATAATAATTTACTATTGCTATTGCTGCTATTGCTGCTATTGCTGCTGCCGCTGCTGCTGTCATCTTTATTCTTATTCTCTATATCTATATACTTTGCCCCTCTATTAGTCTGGTGTCCTCCGCTCCATAAATCAAGTTGGTTCATTCCAATTAAAATTCTATTATTGCTCTTATCAAGAACATACCAATCTGGTATCTCAGTAGTATTATGATTAGCACACTTCTTCTCAAAGCATACCTCAAATCTACTCTTGTCTAAATCTAAAAGATTTATATGGTCTTTTACTATTTTATTAAACTTATTACCCCTTATAACACCCTTGGTTCCAGCAGGTATTAATTCTGGTAAGTAATCTTCTATAATTCCTTGTATTATATTGTCATCGTCTATATATCTCTTCAATATATCGCTTAACTTTGTAATTTCATTTTTAACAGAGGAACTCTCAATATATTCGGGCATCAAATTAGCATCGCTCAGTTTTTCAATAGTTTCATAGCAAATATCTTTTAGTATCTTCGCATTAACTTCATCAATACTCGTCATAGTAATATTACATAATAATACTACAAATGCCCCTATATCATTTTTTTATTATATAAGGAAAAAAGAATAACAAATAAAGGCTACGCCGCTGCCTGTTTCTTATAATCTGCGACGGTAATAAAGAGACTTTTGTATTTCACATATTCCTTTCTTGAACTAGGTATTTTATAGATACACTTCAGTTTCCCTAATATAACTTTTTTAGAAGATACTTTATACACCGGTAATGCTCTGTCGCATTTAACATTCTTTATTACCACACCTGCTATAGTATCTGCTAGCCGATTGCGTGTTGTTATAATGTAATGTTTTAGGTTTCTTAGTTTTTTGTCGCATTCATATATGCCTTTACCATCTGTATATAATTTAGCCTTATTACCGTCTTTTCCTGATATTATAAAGGTATGGTTAATATATCTAGGCTGATATAGATTATTTTGCTGAAGAACTCTCCATAAGTGATAGGCTTTGTCGGGTATTCTATATGCGGCTTGGATTTATTATGGTTATTCATAGCAGTTCTCTATAATAAATTGTAGAAAAAGAAATATAAAAATATAAAAATAGAGATGTTATTAAGGGCTACGCCGCTATGCTATCGTAAGTATTCTAAGTTGTCTAATTTAGAGTTTATCTCGTCCATCTTGCTATCCAGTTTCCTCAAGTAATCTAGTATATCTTTGTTGGTTGGTAGATACTCTTTCTGCTTAGGCTTTGGTTCGCCTTTAATAATAATCTTATTTATTTGTCTTATAAGTTGCGAAGTATCAACATTATATTTTAATGCGACCTCTTCCATACTAACATCTAGGTTGTCTTTTATTTTTGGGAAAATTATATGAGATATAACCCTTAATTCAATAGCGTGAGTAGTTCTCTTATGTTCCGTCGCAATTTCTTCAAATGTTTTATTCTCAGCAATTTCTTGGGCTAACTTAATATCTTCTTCAATCGTCCATTTTTTCCCTACATTCATAGTCTCTTCGTTGTCTCTCATTTCTAGCATTCTTGAATATTGCGAAGGATGCGACGCAGGCACAGGCGACGCTGTCTCTGCTACCTGTGCTGCTACCTGTGCTGCTACCTGTGCTGCTACCTGTGCTGCTACCTGTGCTGCTACCTGTGCTGCTACCTGTGCTGCTACCTGTGCTGCTGTTGATACTGACATTATATCTTTTATAGTTGTGTATATTAAATAATACAGTAATATACTGTATATAAGGTATATACGGTATCATTTTTTACTATTATCATTAATGCGACTAAATTATGCCTTCTTCATTAGTTTCTTATAATCTGCAACAGTTATAAGGCTCCCTTTGTATTTAATGTGTTCCTTTCTTGAACCCTGTATTTTATAGATACATCTTAGTTTCCCGCATATTTCCTTTTTTACAGATGCTTTGCGACCGCCTATAATTTCATTTCTTCTATATTTTTTCTGGTCGTTGTTAGGTTTTATTATTATTAATTTTACTATATGACAATTCTTCCAACCTGAAACACTGAATGTTTCTCCCCATCTATTACGAATAAACATGGTTGGTTGTTGAAATATTTTTGAACTTACATCTGTATCTTTATAATCTTCTCCTCCTTCTCCTCCTTCTCCTTCTTCTTCTCTTCCTACTCTATCATTATTAATATATATTATTCTATAGGTATTATTTTTATTATTTTCAAGTTCTATTTTTAAATACACAGGATAATCCTTTTCTCCATATAATACAAATGTGCTGCCTATATATTTTTCATCAAATAGGTTATTCATTTCAAAAAATGCATTATAAGTGATAGTTTTATCACTTTCAAGAAGAAATTTAATTTCATTATCTTTGGGTAGTTCCATTATTTTATACCTCCTTTCTATTCTATATATAGATTATAAAATATATATTAACTCATAATTACGCCGCTGCTACGCCGCTGCTACGCCGCTTCGCTACCATATAAGGACATACAGCATATATTATATGATATTCATTTCATTCATCAGCGATGATTGAAGACTACCTAGCATATACAAAGGTATATAAGGAGAAATATGGCGACAAATGCATCGTATTGATGCAAGTCGGCTCATTCTTTGAGATTTATACGATATACCCGAATACTGATGCGTCCCTCAATAACGATGTGTATGTCATAGCGGAATTGTGCGGCATCCAGACATCTCGTAAGAATAAGGCGGTAGCCGAGATATCCTTGACAAATCCTGTAATGGCGGGGTTCCCGCTAGCATCCCTTCCTAAGTTTCGTGACAAAATCTTAGCGAGCAATTATACGATTGTATTGGTAGAGCAGGTGTCGGAGCCTCCTAATCCCAAGAGAGAGGTCACAGACATCATATCACCTGGAACAAATGTCAATATCGTGAATAAACGCAGCAACTATATAATGGTCGTGTATTACGAGGTGATTGAAGGCTATATTATAGCAGCCATCTCAGGTATTGATTTATCCACAGGGAAGACCTTCGTATATGAGGTATCATCTACAAAAGACGACCCTGAGTTCGCAAATGACGAGGTGTTCCGCTATATCAGCACATATACTCCAGCAGAACTTATAATAATAAGCGAGGTGATAGGCGAGGATTACAAGCGACGGATACTTAAAAATCTAAATATTAATAGCATTCGGGTTCATTACAAGTGGGACAAATACGAACACCTAGCGTTTTTTAGCAATATCAATAGACAGCGAGATATACTAGAAAAGGTCTTCGTGGTTAAAAAGGGCTTCCTTTCTATCATAGAGATACTGAACTTAGAAAGATATAATAATGCGAGGTTCTCGCTCTGCTGTCTGCTAGAGTTCGCCTACGAACATAACGCCGATATCGTGAAAGGACTAGAGGAGGCACCAGAAGTATTTGAAATGAATAAAAATATGTGTATAGAGTTTAACTCGGCAATTCAGTTGAATGTCCTGAGTTTATATCCTGACGACCAGCCCTTAATGGATATATTAAACAGATGTGCTACGGCTTTTGGATACCGCACATTTAAAGAGCGGCTCCTACAGCCGATGATAGATAGCGGAGCGATTAACAGAGCGTATGATGATGTTGATGTGCTACTAAAAAACAACAAGTATTTAGTTGTGCGTAAGCACCTATCGGCTATAATGGATTTAGAGCGTCTCAAGCGTAAGATGAAAACAAACAGGATGGCTCCTCAAGACTGGGTATCCTTTAACGACGCTCTGGTATCTACGATGGAGATAAGGAATATGGTGGATTTTGGCGGCGACGGCACGAGCGGAAGCGACGGGGGAGGCAGCATCATAACTATCGCCGATATTGATAGCGTAATGGCTCAATATACCGATATTATAGATTTAGAGGAGGCAGGGAAATACAATCTAACAAACCTGAATGACAAGTCCAGTTGTATCAACTTCTTTAAAAAAGGCGTCTATTTGGATATTGACGCTCTTTTTGAAAAATACAACAAGTCGCTAGATGTCATTAATGCGGCTTGCGAGAATATATCGCGTGTGGGCGGCGATAATGACACGACGGCTTGTAAGGTGGAGAATAACAATCGGGACGGGTATTATTTGACGATTACCAAGAAACGATATGAGAATGCTTTAAAAATTAAAAGAGATTTAATGAATTCTTTTGACAAGAAGTTGCTATCTTCTTCATCCACCACATATAAACTAACGAACCCTGCGATTGTTAAGGAGAGCAACGCAATTGCCGAGTATAGCCAGCAAATATCCACACTAGTCCTAAAGCATTACAAGGAGTTCGTATTAGGGTTCGGCAACGCCGTTGCGAATACATACGATTTAATTGTTAAATATTTGGTTCGTGTGGATATTGCTGCTAACTCGGCGAAGAACGCCTTTGACTACTGCTATAAGCGTCCTATTATAGATACAGGGACTGCGGGAGCGGCGGGAGCGGCGTCTTTCATAGAAGCCGTGAATATGCGACACCCAATTATTGAGAGAATACAAGACGACTTCCAATATGTCGGCAATAACATATCGCTCAACCAGAACGGCATCCTGCTCTATGGTATTAATGCGTCCGGCAAATCGTCCTTTATGAAAGCCGTAGGGCTCAATATTATTATGGCTCAAGCAGGTATGTTCGTCGCCGCTTCGTCGTTCGTATATTATCCTTATCATAGCATATTCACGAGAATTTCGGGGTTAGATAACATTTATAAAGGGATGTCAAGTTTTACTGTGGAAATGACAGAGTTGCGAAATATTCTCAGGAGGTGTAATAAGAATAGCCTAGTGATTGGCGACGAAATATGCTGCGGGACAGAATTCATATCGGCAGTATCAATTGTCGCCAGCGGCATAGATACGCTCATAGAGAAAGGAGCGTCTTTTATATTCGCTTCGCATCTACACGAACTGACGAAACTGACGAGCATTAAAGCGAACATCAGTAAATCTAAGTTGTTTGTCAAGCATATCAGGATTACCTTTGATGAAAATAATAATATCATATATGACAGGGTAATTCAGGACGGACAAGGGAGCAATAATTACGGAATAGATGTTTGTAGGACGCTAGATATGCCTCGTGATTTTATGAAAAACGCTGAGTTAAATAGAAAGGAGGTTGTGGGTATTAATAGTAATATAATAAATAAAAAGAGTTCTAGGTATAACTCTAAAATCATTATAGATATGTGTAATATATGTAATAAGAACAAGGCGGACGAGACGCACCACATCATATATCAGCAGACCGCCGACAAAGACGGGTTTATTAACAATCGGTTCCACAAGAACGCTAAGCATAACTTGGTGGCGATTTGCGGCGAATGTCATAACAAGGAGCATAGCGGCAAGATAAAGATAGAATGCTGGGTATCTTCGTCCAAAGGTCGCAAGTTGATTTGCGATTATAATTATGGCGGGGCTAGCGAAGCGGATGTAAGCGACACAGGAGCCAGCGAAGCGGATGTAAGTGAGAGCGACACAAGCGCCAGCGAAGCCGGTACCTGTTATTAAACTTATTACTCTTTATTATTGATTTTTCTAACCTATATAAAAGTAAATCACATATATAGATATAACAAGAAATGCGTGTTATTAAGAGGAACGGCGAGACAGAGGATGTCAGTTTTGACAAGGTATTAAATCGGTTAAAGAACCTGTCATCGGGACTAACTATTGATTTCACAGAGATAGCCCAGAAGGTCTGCTCTCGTATTTATGACGGCGTTAAGACATACGAGTTGGACGAACTGGCTGCCTACTTGTGTAGCAGTCTGTCTATAGAGCATCCTGATTATAGCATCCTAGCGTCTCGCATTATCGTCTCTAATCACCACAAGAATACCTCGCCGTCTTTTAGCGAAACCATCCAGACGCTATATAATAATGTAGATAACCACGGCGACCCTATTCCGCTAGTGTCAGCAGAGTTATATAATGTCGTTTGTAAGAACAAAGAGAAACTAAACACCTGTATTGATTATCAGCGGGATTACTTGTTTGACTACTTCGGGTTCAAGACGCTAGAACGGGCGTATTTGCTGCGTATCAATAAGAAGATTATAGAGCGTCCGCAGCACATGTGGATGCGTGTCGCTATTGGGATACACGGAAACGACATTAAGGAGGTTCTACAGACTTATGATTTATTAAGTAAAAAATACTTCACTCACGCTACGCCTACGCTCTTTAATGCTGGAACAAATCGCCCGCAACTAAGCAGTTGCTTCCTGTGTAGCGTTAATGACGATAGCGTTTCTGGTATTTTTGATACGCTAAAAGAAGTAGCGTTAATCTCTAAGTATGCTGGAGGCATCGGGCTACATATTCACCAGATACGAGGGAACGGCAGCCATATTAGAGGGACGAACGGGACATCTAATGGGATTATCCCGATGCTGCGTGTCTTCAATAATACGGCTAGATATATAGACCAAGCAGGGAAACGGCTAGGGAGTATCGCAGTTTATCTGGAGACATGGCATAACGATATTGAGAGTTTCTTGGAACTCAAGAAAAATCACGGTAGCGAAGAGGATAGATGTAGGGACTTGTTTTTGGCGTTGTGGATATCAGACCTCTTTATGGAGCGGGTGAAGACGGAAGGCAAATGGTCTCTTATGTGTCCTGATAAATGTCCTGGGCTTAGCGATGTATATGGCGACGAGTTTAAGGAGTTGTATGAGAAATACGAGAGTGAAGGCAAATATACGAAGCAGATAAACGCACAGGACTTGTGGTTCAAGATTTTGGAGGCACAGATAGAGCAAGGCGTGCCTTATATCCTATACAAGGATGCTGCGAATAAGAAGAGCAACCAGAAAAATCTAGGAACTATTAAATCTAGCAACCTGTGTGCTGAGGTGCTTATTTATTCGTCTCCTGAAGAGACTGGCGTATGTAATCTGGCTTCTATCTGTCTGCCTAGTTATGTGAGCGGCAGCGGCGAGCGTGCCTTTGATTTTGACAAACTACACGAGATTACCAAGGTTATCACCAAGAACCTCAACAAGGTTATTGACAAGAACTTCTATCCTGTTGAGAAGGCACGCCGTAGCAACCTGAAGCACCGACCTATCGGGATAGGCGTCCAAGGATTGGCGGATGTGTTTATACAGTTGCGATATCCTTTTGAGAGCGAAGAGGCTAAACAGTTAAACAAGGATATATTTGAGACAATCTATCACGCCGCTGTGGAGGCATCTATGGAATTAGCAAAGAAACGCCGTGGTGTGATTAATGATATTAAGAATATTAACTGTAAGATACTTGAAGAGGATATTAAGAACTATGTGAATGAGTTTGAGAGGGACATAGCGAACCCTAAGTATATTGGTGCTTACAGTTCTTTTGAAGGTAGCCCGATGTCTCAGGGTTTATTCCAGTTTGATTTATGGGACGACGCCAAGTCTCCTAGCGTCGCCAAGTCTAGCACTAGGTATGACTGGGATAAACTGCGTGCCGATGTGATTGAATATGGGGTTCGTAATAGCCTCCTAATATCTCCTATGCCTACAGCATCTACCTCGCAAATTATGGGATTTAACGAGAGTTTTGAGCCATTCACCAACAACATCTTTCAACGCAAGACATTAAGCGGGGAGTTTATTGTTATCAATAAATACCTGATTAATGATTTAATTGATAGAGGATTGTGGAACAAGGAACTTAAGGATACCATTATTTTACACGAAGGCAGCGTCCAAAATATCCCTGAGATTAGCGATGATTTGAAGGCAATTTATAAGACGGCGTGGGAGATTAAGCAAAGGAACATTATAGATATGTCGGCTGATAGAGGGCGATACATTTGTCAGACACAGAGCCTCAATATATTTATGGAGGAGCCTGATTTCCAGAAGTTGTCCTCTATGCATTTTTACGGACACTCTAAGGGACTGAAGACAGGCTCTTATTATCTACGCACTAGACCTAAGGCAAAAACTCAGCAATTTACGATAGACCCTGAATTTGCTAAGAAGAAGCGTAGATGTGCTGAGGAGAATGCTGATAGTTGTGTGCTGTGTTCGGCTTAGGTAGCGAAGCGGCGGGAGCGAAGTAGCGAAGCGTAGTGATGAATTATTTTTATATTTATATTATAGAAGATAATGACTAGTATTATTGATAATTATAATAATTATAAAGAACGCAGTTATGATTATAATAAATATTTTAAAAATCTATTAACTATTATGAAGAATGATAAAAATTATAAGAATACAATAGGCATATATGAAGATGCTTTTGAAACAGCATTTAAATTAGGACCTCAACGCAAAGAAGAAGAAATGAACGAGAAAATGTTTATACTTATGATACTTGATGAAGATTTATTAGAGATGGAAAATAATATTGATGGTGATTATGGTGAAGGGTATTATTATAAAACAACGGATGAAGAACAAATTGATATTGAAAATAGCCGAAGATTATTACAAGAAGTAAAAATGCATGATAATCATGATGAATACAAGGATTATTTTGGAGGTTCTCGTCGCAATAAGGCTACGCCCAAGCCCAAAGCGAAGCCCAAAGCAAAGCCTCAACACGAAGATATGACGATGAAAGACATTAAGGAACTGTGTAAAGCCAACCTAATAAAACTGTCTAAGGTTGTTGAAGGAAAGCGTGTCGTTTATAAGAAGAAGGAACTGATAACGAAGTTGAAGAGGAAGAAGTTATTATAGGCGTCTGCGTCGCTCGCATTACTTTATTATTATTTTTATTACTATCTACAAATACATAATATATATAAATAATTCTATAAAATAAAGAATATGAATGAAGTGAATATGAATGAATTTGACAATTATAGTTTAAGTCGCGTTAGAAACGAGGTGATAGATTATATTTCTATAATATATAAAAAGTATGGTAAGAAAGACGACATATCCAATATTAATATCACTCTAGAATACAATAGATACCTGTATGAATATATTGTCGCTAGTATTAACAATCTAAATAGAGAATATACCACAGACCGCAACAATATACCTGAAGAGATAATAGAGGACTTTAGTGAGTTGTTGAATATAGAACTGTTATTTAATAATGAGATAATGGCTCTTCTAAATAGTAGCACGGATTTAGAAAGTTCTAAGAGATTTCTTTATAAAATACAGGCTTACGCTAACTTAAAGCCCAAGATAAACATAATATATGACCCTGAGATTATTGTTAATCTAGAAAGATATATAGAGACTGAAACAGTATATACGACATCTAAATATAATAGCAAGTTGTATCATACCTATATGAAGTCGCACCTACACGATTGCCTATCCTCTAAGAACTGCGACGATATGTTAAGAATATACACTTGTTGTAAAAAAGAGAACGAAATGTATAATAAAATACTGGCTATATTAGGCAATATATCAGCACGATTGAAGGAGCCCTAATGCAAAGGCTAATGGCGACGACCTAGAAGATGACGCTAAATTCTTAAAGATATAAGTATGCTTTCTATTATTTTTCTAAACCCACCACCAACTTTCTTCGCTCTCGGCTTCTTGGCAGCCTTCGACTTTGAACCCTTGACAGCCTTAGCAGCCTTTTCTTCTGCCTTTCTCGCTTTCTCGCTTTCTCTACAGCCTTTTCAGCCGCCTTCTCGGCAACCATCCTTGCTTTTTCCACAGCCTTCTCGGCTGCAGCAGCGTCCTTCTTAGCCTTCTCAATAGCCTTCATCTTGTAATGAACGTCCTCCATCGACACTCTTCTTGTTATCAAGGGACATAGGCATCTTCGCCATTGCCTTCTTAATAAGCCCTGTGTATGATTTCTCACCTGACGACGAAGCAGACGAAGACGAGTTCCTATTATAGTAAAGTGTGTCTGGGTTCATTCTTTTTATTTCTTTCCTATACTATACAAATACTTTTTGATTTATTGATTTATAAATGATTAATTAAAAAAAAAGCAAAATCATAATCAATTGGACGATTAGTAGCATCTGTATATTTTTTAATATCTTCTTCATTTATTGTAAGTTCTTCATTTGAAACTATAATTCCAGATAATTCTGTTGAACCAAAATTTAGGTCTTTGACACCTTTCGGAATTATACAATTTCTAACAAACAATACTACCTGTAATCCAGACAAAACCTTTCTTACTATAAAATTATATGTTAAATTATTTTTAATTATTATGTCCGTACACTTTATAAATAAATCAATATTATCTAATGATATTATAATACTGTATCCTCTCAACCCACCTTCATCGAAGAAACCTTTATGATTTTCAGACATCATATTAAATAATGGCATTATAGTTGTTGTATATTGGCAATGAAAATGTTCTAAACTATTTCCACAAATTCCATTAAAAAACACAACTCCCTTACCGATTTGTAGTATTATATTACAAATTGTAAATATATTATGAACAAGAGTTTTATTTTTTAAACTATCCATTTGCTTATTATGATTTGGAGAAACAATCAAAAAATGTTTCTCCAAGTATGGGTAAGCATTTGGAATTATAATTAAGGGATAATCAAACTTAATATATAGTCTTATTATGTTATTCAATGGTTCACAAGGACTAATAATATCTGTATTCAAGATATTACATATTGGGCATAATTCATGATTTTCAACAATTTTACAATCTTTGAGATTTTTCGAACAATACCTTGAACTTCTCCCTATTCTACACGGAGATTTTAATAGAATATATGAACCTATATTCTTATATTTTACAATATTTGATAATCTATTAACACACGAATTAGGAATTATAATTGAATCATCTTTGATTGTATCATAACATCCAGATTTGATACTAATATTATTGTAAAATCCATTTGAAAGTAAAATGTCATATATACTATCTAAATCTATATCATCAAAATTGATAGCGATATTTTTGGCTACCCCCCCCCTATATACTTTCAATTTTTTAGCATCAACATTAGTCTTCTTCACAATCGCTTTCAAAGCATCTTTCTTAGCCTTCTCAGTCGCCTTTATCTTCAACACTATTTCCTTCATAGCATTCTTATAGTATTCGTCGATACCTTTCTTGGTATTAAGGGATACAGGCATCTTCGCCATCGCCTTCTTAATAAGAACCGCTATGGATTTCTCACCTGACGACGAAGCAGACGAAGCAGACGACATTTTTCTTTTTTTCTTTCCTATACTATACAAATATTTTTATTGATTTATTGATTTGTATATAAATATATATTGCTATTATAATATAATGTCTAAAAATAATGAGCCATCTAGCGAACCCTTTGAGCCCCTCCTAGAGCCCAGTAATCGGCTTACTATTTTCCCGATAGAGCATTATGATATGTGGGAGATGTATAAGAAGGCTCTCAGTTGCTTCTGGACGCCCGAAGAATTGGATTTAAGCAAAGATTTAGTGGATTTTAATAATTTAAACAAGAACGAGCAGTTCTTTATTAAGCAAATCTTAGCCTTCTTCAGTTCTAGTGATACGATTGTGAATATCAATCTAGGCGAGCGGTTCTTAAATGATGTGCAAGTGCTAGAGGCGAAATTCTTTTATGCTTTCCAGATGTCTATAGAGAACATCCACTCGGAGACTTATTCGCTACTTATTGACACATATTTTAAGGAGCCTAAGGAGAAGCACGAAGCCCTTGACGCCATTAATTATATGCCTTGTATTAAGAAGAAGGCTGAGTGGTGTTTTAAGTGGATTAACGACGAGAGTGCCCCATTCTCGCAGCGGCTGCTAGCATTCGCTTTGGTTGAGGGAGTGTTTTTTAGCGGGGCGTTTTGTAGCATCTTTTGGTTAAAGGAGCGTGGGTTGATGCAAGGGCTGTCGTTCTCTAATGAGTTGATTAGCAGGGACGAAGGAATGCATGTGGAATTTGCTGTGCTGCTATATTCTAAGATTGTTAATCGCCTGCCGCAAGAGGTCGTCCATAATATCGTTAGAGAGGCTGTGGAGGTTGAGAAGAATTTCATTATAGAGAGTATCCCGTGTTCTATGCTAGGTATGAACTCGGCTTTAATGTCGGTATATATTGAGTTCGTCGCTGACAGGCTGCTAACGCAATTGAACTACGACAAGATATGGAACTCTAACAATCCCTTCCCGTTTATGGAGAGAATATCTATTGAATCTAAAACCAACTTCTTTGAGAGCCGTGTTTCACAGTATAGCAAAGCGAATGTTGGAGGCAAGCAAGAACACACAGATATACGCAAGTTTTCTCTAGATGCGGACTTTTAATAGCACTTAAGCACTTAAAGAAATCTAATATAATTTTATTTATAATGAATAAGTTTCAAAGTATTTTTAACGAAATTAACAAATATATAAAGTATATGATATATGACGAGTATATCATATTCTCTAACAACTATGTTAGGTGTATGAACGAAATCCTATGCGTTCTAACGAATACGCTCAGCAAAATCCAGAACATATACTTTAAATATATTCTAGACCCAAAAATAAGGGCGACTTAACTTTTTTTATTACATCTAATATTCCTATTAGATACTAGGTATATTATTACCTATTGTATTATTATAGAAACATCTATATATTATATATAATACATAGATATGTGTTGGAGTGCCTCAGTATCGCTAAATACCTATGCTCTAGGTCTGTTTGCGTCCTCTTTGTCATACTTTAACGGTATAACGGATATAGGCGGTTTCATCTTTTATCAGTCAATCATCCTCATCCAGTTAATAGAGTATTTTATTTGGTCTAAGACATTCTCTAACAGGCTGCTATCACAGTTGCTGCTAATTGTCATATTGTCGCAGCCTATCTTCAATATTATAAGGATACAGACGCAGCCTGAATTGATACCTTATTTATTGCTAGCATATATAGTGTTTATTGTGATATTATTTACTGTGGTGGTGCCTCTCAATACCGTAGATTTCTCAACAGTCCCTAGTAAAAACGGGCATTTAGCGTGGAACTGGTTGAATATAAACATATATACTATCATAGTGTGGCACTTTTTCTTATCACTATATTGGATTATAGACGGAAACTATGTGTTATTCGCAATAGTTTCGGTATTCCTCATAGCATCCATAATCCTATATAAGGAGACGAATACTTGGGGGTCTATGTGGTGCTGGGTTTGTAATGCTATATCATTCTACATAATACTTCGGGTATTCTACAAGGACTTATGTAAGATATAAAAAAAGCATAATAATAATATACACACAGGATACCCTTATATCCCCATAAGGCTTATCTAGTAATAAGCACAGCGCCTACATAGACGATTGTGCCGGCACACAGGATACCTACTGCTTTTATCTTGATGTTTCGGCGTTTCTCTTTATTCCGGTTGCTTTGCTTGTCTTGCTGCATGTATATTTCATACTGTTTGTTAGCAATATCATCATCCCTTATTTTCTTATAGACATCCCTGATAACTGCCTTTTCATAAATAGACAATTCATTATTGGATATTTGAGATTGAGGAGGATACGACTGAGGAGGATACGAAGACGACATATCCTGTAATCATATAAAGATAAGCAATTTTTGTTTTTTTATAGCAAATGTTTATAAAAATAAAGGATATTATTGCTCCGCTCCGCTCCTAACTAATATCCTGTTGCGACAAACACAACTTAATCTCGCCTAACGATGCTATAGTATATCTCAGGATAATCGGGTAGTTGTTCTTCAGGTATATCTCAACCGTATTAGACAGGTTGGTACATTTAGTGAATATAGATAGATACTTGAGGCTGAATATTCCTTGGATTATTTCTTGCTCTTCTTCACCGCTATTCTTTTTTATGGTTATTGATTGCGACTTCTCAGCACCAAGAATGGTCTCCTGATAGCAAAAGTCCCCTTTACAACTTAAAATCAACTTGTCGTTAATGTTGCGAAACTCTATGAACTCAGCCAGATTATGCATGTCCCTAATAATCTTCTGTAAATACGAAGAAGGCATATTGATAATCGTGTGAAAATCCACCGGCGGTATCTGGATATTTAGCACATCTATATCAAGCACAGACAGTTTATAGTTGGTCTTATAGTTCTTCTCATTATTATCTATGGTTATGCCTAGGTGGTTCGGGTCGTCCTTTAGAATATACAGCGACAATATGTCGTTATTCGTAATGGTTTTAATGAGGGCGTGTAGGCGCAGCATATTAATACCCACATATATCTTTTTCTCACACTCGTATATCTCAAACTTGTCCGCCTCTAACTTGAGATGTATCAAGACAATATGCGTGTTATCCATAGCGACAATCTTAATACCAGTCTCGTCAATCTCCAAATTAACATCCATAAGTATCTCCTTCAGCGCATCTATAACCTGCTTAAAGGTTGATGCCTGTATAGTTTTAATATTCAGCAAATATATATTATTATCATCCATTTACTATTCCTATTGTTTATAACCCTTAAATATATTTCGTCCTAATATAATGTATATCAAATATGCTATTACCTTTATTTAACCATTAAATCAGCATAATTAGCCGTAGCGGCACCAACGGGCTTAGGCAGCCGTAGCGGCACCAACAGGAGTACCAGTAATAGCACCGAATATACCTTCGGTACTAGCATCAGGAACAGTCGCATCCGGCTCAGGAAGATTGTCAAGATACAGTTTATAAGCATCTCTAGCCTTCTCTAGTTCCTCTGTAGTATATTTAGAGTTAAAGGTTTCCAGTATATTCCCTATATAGGTTTGTAAAAACAGGTTATTTAGATGGTTAGACGAATGAACCTCTTGTGCATCAACATTTGTCAATATATCATACTCCTTCTCTGTGAGACCATACCTAGTTATATACATACTATATACATATATTCCTATCAAATACAGATGTAGTATGTATTTATATATAGTCTGGTGTTTATCATAATCTTCGTCAGGTATTATTGCTCCGCCATTAAAGTTCATTTTTCCTAGCAGTTTAAAGTAGTTGATATTAAGCAACTCTAGCAATATTACTAATACATAGGATGCTACCAAAAACATTATAAGGAAGTTAAGAAACTTGTAAAACAGGTTAATAATTAAATTGTTAGACCGGCTATACTTACAAAGAAAATAATAGTAGTAATAACTGATAAAGAACACAAGATAGTATGTTATCATAGTATAGAACATACCACAATAGTTAATAAAGTTAGATATATAGACCAGAAAAATACCTTTGGGATTACCCACATATAGCAAAAATATATAAATAAGACAAACAACCACAATAACTGCTATAAAAATCGCTAGAATTAAAATAATATAGATGATGGATTGCGTATTCTCGCTATACTCGGCTAATAACTGGTGGTCGTAGAAGGTTATATTATTGTAATAAGGGATGTTTAATTTATTATTAGTGGAGGAGACGCTCTCCAGTTTATCCATATCAACCTCTAACTTCCTAAAGCCGTCAGGGTATCTATATTCAACACGAATAAACGGCTCCGTATCTTCGCCAAACTTGCCGTCCAGATATTCATTAAATATATCATAATTAACATTAAAGCAGTTATAGCAGGCGACCTTGAATATTTTAATTAAAGTATCCTGCTCTTCCTTAGACGCCGTAGCGACGGCGTCGGCGTTAAATTTAAACAGGTCTCTTATATTGTTATCAATTGTCGTGGTGTCGTTGCTATAAAATATGGTGCGTGATATATCATAGCAATATGCTATAGCATTCTTAAACTTGCTAGTATCGCACTTATCCTTCCCGAATATTTTATCTAATTTCTCAGTATCAAACGAGTAGTCCTTGATTTTTGCTAACATTTTACTTTGCCTTATTTTGCTATGTTTGTGTGGTTTAACATATATCTTAATAAACTCTTCAATAGCCTTCTTGATAACCATCTTTATTGATTTTATGGTGCCGTTCATTTCGCCGCCATTCCGCCCTGTATTGACAAACCTCTTAATTATGTTTATTATAATACGCTCTTGCGTTGAGGTGCCCTTCGTAGGGAGCGTCTGTAAATTATCATATATATTAACTAGAACCGATTTAGGCATAAACTTATTGTTATTATTGACCCTATACAAATCGTTTAAATAGGAGCCACGAATACCAATCGTATCCTTGATATCGTTATAGTTCGCTATTTTAATATTCTCGTTAGCATTAATATATAGGTGTGTCCCGAACATCGCTATAATTGCTAGCGGGTTATATAGCAGGTCTTCGGCGTCATCATATACGACGCATTTATTTATTTTATCTGGAGCATATCCGACAGGACACGAAGTATAGCAGATGCCTACAGACATAGTATCGGTCTCCGGAAATTTATTTATCTTATTATTATTGTGATAGTTCGGGACGCAAAACCAGTCCTCCCACCTTTCGCTGCAGTGGGCTTTTTCGTCGGCTACGAAATAATGGTTTGATGTGGTTCCCGTTAAAGATATTTCGGTGGTCGCATCATTAACCTCAATACGGTTGTCAGATATTAACTCGGTAATAGGAGATTTATTTATGTGGATTGTATAGTTGCTGTTCGTTTTATTCATACATATATAATCGTTCTTTGTTAAACCCTCGCATATTTCGCTATTATCGCTACTCATTATATTATAGCAATTATATACCTTTAAAAATATATTAGATAATAAATATCCTGTCTTGATAGCATCCTTGCTACACCTAGCAGATACTAGCAGATACTATCTAATAAATTCAGTTTTGAATTGTATATCTTCATCAACATCAGGGGGCGGCTTATTAATCCTGTCTAATCCTCTAGCATTAATTACGCATTTATTGCCCTCCTTAATAAATGCTGGTATAGCAGGGAATGTAGGCGTAGCCGGCTCTCCATCAACCGCCTTCTTGTTAAGCGTATCCAACTTCTCGCAGTCTATTCTCCATACCTTCTCATTCTGCTTCGCAGCATCATTAACTTTCCAATTAATCGCATTCATACTGCTCTTAAACTTCTCTTCAGGCAAATAGATATTATAATACTTGCCTCTATCTATTTTAACACCTTTCCCAAAGTATTCCTCTATCTCCTTCTCTGTAAATACATCAGACAGCATAATATACGACAGATTATCATAGGATTTGCCGTTAATCGTCTTCCTCTTAATTACTAGACCGTTCCCGTCATCCCCATCAGCGGCATTCTCTTCCTCGGGTGGTATAAGCCCCCCTGACATACTTGACAATTTAAAGTTATTTATCATATCCTTATAATACTCGTAGGTATCCATCATATCTTCATAAAGTGCTTTTAACCCGAACGGGTCGTCTTCTGCTTCTCCTGACGCCCGCCTCTTCTTACTCTTCGCTTTATCCTTAGGCTTCAGTAAGCCGAATATAATAGATACAAGAATAACCAATATTATAAATCCCACAAATACCCTGTTGGACGCTAAGGCTTGTATAATAGGTGTGATGATTTGTATAACCTTAACAGCAAACTCGGCAACCCACGCAAACGCCTTGCCTATATGTTGCAAAAATGGACCCATCACGGCAAACGCTAACGCAATCCACATATAGAACCTATTTTTGTAAGCACGGTCATTCTCTCCAGCCTCTTTTTGATTAGCAAGTTTTTCCTCGTGTTCTCGCAATTCCCGCTTCTCCCTCTCCCGTTCAATTGCGTCTGTCGCATCTCTCTTGCTTTTCTCGCCGCCTATTTTACATTTGTCATAGAGGTCTGTTAATATTTCTAGAACATCATAGACCTCGTTTAGATGTTTGTTATAGAGGTTTGTGGCTTCCACATCCTTGTCACCGCATACTCTCACTCTTCTTATAGGAATATAACTACGAAATAAATAAAGTTCCTCTAATGTATTGAAGGTATCGTGGTCTTGACTGGATATTCTGTAATTTCGTATTAATGCAGTAATAGCCGTGTTTCTCTTGTTTTTATAGGCGATACCATAGAATATCGCTGGTAATACAGCCAATATAAGTGCTAGTATCAAGATACTAAGAAGGAGGTTCTTTACTAAATCTCCAGAACTTATATCGCCATTAGCCATCAAGTATTTTATATTACTCTTATAATATATAAAAATAATTAATAGTAATCCGGCTGGGTTATGTAAGTAAATCGGCAAGGGTTTATGTTAATAAAAAGGTTTATAGTAATCCGGCAGTTTATGTGAGTAAATTGACGGGTTATGTGAGTAATCCCTAGAATTTTTAATATTCGTAATAATAAATGTATTATTATATTTATTTTGTCATCTTCTTAATAATAATATATGCGGCTCTGTATTACATATTCGCCGACGAACTAACAATATACCAAGTAGAGGCGAAGCATTTTGACTTCAACCTGCTATATAATAAGCAGCCAATTGTCATTCAGGACAGCATAAAGAATATTGATGAGATACTGGTGGATTGGTTTAACTACAATATCATAGAGTATGATGTGTTAATCCCGAATATTTGGGGGTGGAACAGAAACGGCTTTAAATATCTGCTAATATATGCTGACGCCCACGAAGAGAACTCCGTAGAGATAACACTAGGGAACCCTCGCACAATTCACGAAAATAATGTCCCTGTGGCGCCTGACAGATTACCAGAGCATACCCAAAAACTCACAACCATCCTACTAAATAAAAATAAGTTGCTTATAGTTCCTTTTAAATGGTTCTATCACCTAAACATTATCTCAGGAAACCCACGATTTTTCGGGATACACGATTATATAACTTATGGGCTAGGCGTCCTGTAAGGCGACTGACTATCTTGATAGTCTAGGACTGCTCTGTAAGGGCGGGCTAGGCGTCTTGTAAGGACTGACGGACTGTAAGGATTGGCTAGGCGACCTGTAAGGATTGGCTAGGCGACCTGTAAGGATTGGCTAGGCGTCCTATAAAATAAAAGTAATAGATTATAATAGTAATATAGTATATAAGGAAAGGTATGAAAGGCACCTATATTTTATATTTCGTAATATTCGTCTTGACGGTATTACTATTGATAACTAGCGGTCTCTCGTATCACTATGCGACTAGATATAAGGATAAGGATAAAAAGGAACTAAGGGTTGATAGGTGCCCGCCGTCCCTTGAGCGGTCTGTATGTCCGGTGTGCCCCGCTCTCGCTGCTTGTCCCGCTCCCGCTGTGTGCCCTAGGGCTGATAATGGTAATAATAGCATCCCTGTATATCCTAAGGACTTGCCGTCTTATGATAATAATCGTGAGTATCAGCAAGTAGGTATTTTAACTTCTAATGATGCTAGCGAACCTATCATACTACCTTTGTTTAGTAAAGTAGCGAATAACCATAGAGATAGATGGAATTATTATACGACGACTGATAAGAACACTATGCTACGATTACCGATTAGCCACGAAAATATGAAATGCGACGATGATTTAGGATGTAAGGAGATATATGATGGTAATACCCTGTATATAGAAATGTATAAAGGCAAGACCTTCACGGCTACCATATATAAGAAGCAGACGCCTTCGTATTTCGCTGATAGGTATTAGAGAAGCGTAGTGCGGATGCTGAGCGGATGCTAAGCAGCGTTAAGCGGCGTCCTTATTTTTATATGGTTTTTAGGGGGTGTCTGTGTATATATAAGAGATTTGGTAAGCGTGGGCGAAGCAATATGCTATTTATTTTTTGGTTTTATAATTGTAATAATGGTATGCCTAGATAATACTAGGAAGACATCTATTACCATTACTGATATAATAAAAACCAAATACAAGTAATTCTAGATATACGAACCTATAATATTATGTTATATATAAGTATAAGTATATTCTATGAAACAAACTGTTAGAGTTATACGAGGAAATGGATTACCAAGAACAGGACATTCTCCCAATAAATTTCTGGAAAAAAAATCTAGTTTAGATATACCTAAAATAGATAGGGAATTTAGAATATTAGAAGAAAAACTTATAACTGATAGACATGATGCTGCAAGGACTAAAGGAGAAGCAAAATTAGCCAATTCTAGAAAACTTGTTACAAGAGTAACAAACGCAGTAAAAAAAGGTTTTACAGCCTTAACATCAGGAACTTCCGCCAGACAAAAAGGTTTCTATCTTCCTCAAGACCAAATTCCTTCAACACCACCTAGTGTATCTCCTTTGGAAGAGACAGAGTTCATAGAACTAGGTATTTCTCCTTCTAATTCTCCACATAAAGGAGGTTATAATTCACAAAAATACAAGAAGGCTACTGTATTAGCAAAGAAACCCAAGAAGGCTACTGTATTAGCAAAGAAACCCAAGAAGCCTACTGTATTAGCAAAGAAACCCAAGAAGCCTACTGTATTAGCAAAGAAACCCAAGAAGCCTACTGTATTAGCAAAGAAACCCAAGAAAGTTAAATCAAAAAAATAATAATTTATAAACATCTTTTTTATGCTTCATTATAAATATTATAAAAATAATATCTAAGTATCTCTTACTATATAAGGAAATGTGTCGCTATCGCACGGCTACTTCTTAGCCTTCTTCTTAGTCGCTTTAGGCTCTATGATGCCTTTGCGGTCATTATCGTAATCTTTTAATGTCGCCTCTCTGTGTTCGTTCCAAGCATCCTCTAGGGCAGTTAAATCAGCCATCCACAAATCCTCAATACGGTTATTACGCAAATTCTTAAGGTTGGTGCTAAGTTCATCAACCTCCTTCTCTAAGATTATTTTTCTATCATAGGTTAATTGTGAAATAGGCATCCTTAACAGATAATTGAAGTCCTTGATATCTTTATTCTTCTCTGGAGCCCCTGCTGCGGCTGCTGGTGTCGCTTCGTTGTCTTCTTCTATATCCTTGTCCTTCCCAGCATCACTAGCGTCCCCATCAGTATTAATGCGAGGATATTTAAGTTCAACAAGTCTCTTAGCGATTTCTGCGAGTTTCTTATTCATAATCTGGATATTGCCTGAGATAACATCTAGGATAAAGCGGATTTTAGCAGACAACACGAGGTAATCCTTTTCTAATATTTTAATCTGGTATTCCTTGCGTTCAAAGTATTTTAATATACGAGTTTTAGACCATTCCTTGATTATCTCAGTAGTATTATCGTATTTCTGGATAGACCCATTCTTATTAAACAGATGTATATTATTGATACTGAGGGTCTTGCTAGAAGACATCTTAAACATCGTCTCAAACTTGTCTCCTAGCGTCTCACGAGCATTCCCGTTAAAATGTAATACGAACTTAACATTCTTAGATGTATAATGGTTCTCTATGTATTTCAAGTTGTTCGCACCATTCGTAATCATAAGTTCCAAGAAATCCTTGTAATCCTCCGTCCAAGTCCCAATCGGCAACTCAGTAATCTCCACAGTCTCGTCATTCACCCACTTGTAAATTCCTGTGCTAACAAATGAGTTGTTCTCCGTCTTCTTAATCGTCCCGTTAAACCCTAGGTAATACGGAACCAAATCCTCAATATCCAATATATCAATTGTCTCGTAGATATTATCCATACCGTCCTCGCTATCCCCATTCAATTCCGCAAGTTTAATAGCCTTACAAATAAACTTACAAGCCGCTATAATCTCTGTAGGGTTAAATTGCGGGATATTGGTAGAATACCCCGTGCCGATACCAATCCCGCCATTCACGAGCACCATCGGGATTACAGGAATATAGAACTCTGGCTCTATCTGTTGCCCGTCATCATCCTGATAATTTAGAATATTATTATCTTCCTCCTTGAAAATCAATTTCGTTAGTTTAGACAATAATGTGAAAATGTATCTTGCTGATGACGCATCCTGTCCGCCTTGACACCTGCTACCAAACTGACCGTTAGGAGCCAGCAGATTGATATTATTCGTCCCAACATAAATCTGCGCCATCCCTACAATCGCCTGTTGTAGCGAAGCCTCGCCGTGGTGATATGCGGAGACTTCGCTAACATATCCCGACAATTGTGCTACCTTAATCTCGTTCGTATATAGCCGACGCTTAAAGCAGGCGAACAAGATTTTACGGGTGCTCTCCTTGAGCCCGTCGCAAATGTGATTGATAGAACGCTGTAAATCACGATTACTGAAGTGTATCAAGTCCTTATCCACGAATGTCTTAAAATCCACCTCCATATTCTTATAATCTAGCACATCGTCCTTGTCGTAGTTCGCTAGCCAATCTTTGCGGTCATCTGCTCTCTTCTTGTTAAAAGCCAAATCAATCACTTCGTCGGCATTCTCGTCGTATTTATAGGTAATCTTCTTCATATTCTTAAAGTATTCTTTAGCCTCTTGGTCGTTAGATGTGCCGAGCCCTTTGTAATACTTGATTTTCCAAGAGCCATTCTTGGCGATATCGGTTTCGCTCCAGCGTTCATAATCTGACATATTATAGAACTCTATGACGCTGGCGGCGCCCGCTCCCGCTCCCGACGACGCCCGATTATTGGTAGCCTTAATGATGGGCGTTAGCATAGATGTTAGGAACCCAGGTATCTCGTAAAGTTCGTGCCACATACTCTGGAATATGTTGAATATCAGTCCTTTAATGTGGCTACCATCGTGGTCTTGGTCTGTCATAATCATAATAGAACCGTATCTTAACTGGCTGATATCGGTATATTTCTTGTTTTGCTCTAGCCCTAAGATTTTCTTGATAGCGGTTATCTCGTGATTGTCGGTGATTTTCTGGAGTGTCGCATCCTTCACATTCAGGATTTTACCACGCAAAGGGAAGACACCGTATTTATCCCGTCCAATAACGCTGAGCCCCGAGATAGCCATAGTCTTCGCCGAATCGCCTTCCGTAAAAATGATGGTGCAAGACGCACTATCCTTAGTGCCCGCCAGGTTTGCGTCATCCAACTTAGGCACGATAATACGGGATATCTTCTTGCCGTCCGTCTTCACCAACTTCTTTTTGTCGTAAAACTCGGTAATACTGAGTGCCTTATCAACAATACCGACCTTGAATAGTTTGTCATAGAACTTCTCGCTCAGTTCGCACTTAGACCCGAACTTCGCTACAGGGGTTGTTAGCGTCTCCTTGCTTTGCGAATCAAAACTAGGATTAACGATAAGCGCCTTAACGAACACGAAGAGGTTGTCTTTAATATGCTGTGTCTTCACCGTCTTCTTCTTCTTTGCTAGCGTCATATCCACAAGGTTCTTTGTAATCATATTGGTTATGTATTCAATATGCTTGCCGCCCTTGATAGTGTTAATACCATTCACGAAAGACAGGAATTCAAAGGAACCAGAACCCGAGATAGACGCTACAACTTCCCAGCGTTCGCCAGCAGCCTCATAAACGAACGGCTGCTCTTTCTTGTCTAGGAATAACTCGCAATATTTCTCAAAGTCCTTAATCATCAGTTTTTCGCCATTAAAATATACCGAGACATCTTTAGGGGTTGTAGCACAAGCATCAATCACCCGACGATTAAACAGTTTGTAGATGTCGTCGCTCATACCTTTCATACCGAACTTCTCGTAATCAGGGACGAAACTGATTTGGGTGTAAGGGGCTTTAGAAGACGCCTTCACATCGGCTTTAGTCCGCTTTGTCATATTGTCGGTGAAGGTCTGGGTATAAATCTTCTTAGTATGATGGTCTACAGTCTCTATGACAAACTCCTTAGAAAATATGTTGGTTAGTTTGCTACCGTAGCCATTCTTACCGCCCCATATCTTCTCTTCGCCTTTATCGTAATTGGTGGATGTTAGAAGTTCGCCGAAAATAAGTTCAGGTATCCACAAATCGCCATAACTGCTATGCTTCTTGATATCAACGCCGTTGCCGTCGTTCAATATAGTAATGCGACCTGTCTCCTTATCTATGCTAACCTTGATGTTTTTAACATGCTTTATGTCGGCTTTGCCTTTCGCTTCGTCGGCTCTAAGACGCATAGAGTGGTCTATAGCATTCACTATAACTTCGTCAAATATCTTCAGCAGTCCTGGAATATATGTTAGTTCGTCGCTACGCATCTTCTTTGTCTCTTCATCGTAGATATAACTGGTAATCTTCTGTGGTTCTATGGAGCCGATATATGTATCCGGAAGTGCTAAGATATGCTCCAGCAACTCGTATTTCTTATACTTGTCCTCAACATTCTTTGTGGGAACTGAAGGGGTTGAAGGGGTTGAGGGAGCAGGCACAATAGCATTAGCAGCGGCGGCACTCTTCTTAACAGGCATCGGTTCTTCGGGGTGTTTTTAATATATGTATATCTAGATAATCATTTTTTTATATATTAGTGCGAATATTATTAAATATTTTTAATTCTATATAACAATAAAAGATATATTATGAACTCAGCCATTATAAATGTTAAGACGCTAGGCGAATACTCGCAATTCTTAAAGACTAATCCTTGCGTGGTTGCTAACTTCTCGGCGTCATTCTGTAAGCCTTGTAAGGAGATAGCCCCGTTTATTGAGGATATGGCTGCTAAATATCCTAGTATCACCTTTTTAAAGATAGACATAGAGGATGCTAGTGATATTAGCGATTATCATAATATAACTTCTATCCCTTATTTTAAGTTTTACAAGAATGAGTTGGAGATAACCTCGTATTGCGGAACAGATAAAAAGATTATTCAGGAGGCGCTAGAGAATATAAACATATAAATATAAACTCTTTATAAACATCTATAATAATGTATATAGTCGGTATCCCTAAAGAAATTAAAGAGTATGAACGACGGGTATCATTAGTTCCTAGCGATATTAGGAGATTACTAGACGCTACCGCTGCTATCGCTGCTATCGCTGCTCCCATAACAGTTTATGTAGAAACAAACGCCGGATATGAAGCAGGATATAGCGACGATGATTATGTCGCCAGCGGAGCAATAATCCTAAATAATATAAAAGATATTTACGAAAAGTCCAATATCATAGTTAAGGTGAAGGAACCGCAACCTCCCGAATATGCTTTAATTACTTCTAACCATACTGTATTGTCGTTTTTCCATTTTGCCGGAAATAGCAGGCTAGTTGATGCTATGGTTGAGAGCAGAGCAAAGTGTTATGCTTACGAAACAATAAAGGACGACAAAGGGCACTATCCTATTTTGTCTCCTATGTCTATTATTGCTGGTAAAAAGGCGATGGATGAGGCTGATAGACACTTGAAGAAAAAAAGAAAAAAGAACATATACACTATCATCACTATAATCGGTGTAGGGAATGTAGGGAAGGCTGCGGCAGAGCAAGCAATCCTTCTAGGATACCATAATATTAACTTGATTGATAATGATTACCAGAAAATTAAGGAGATGGAGCAGAGCAACCCTACGATATACAAGGCTTATGAGATGAACGATAGGAACCTAAAGAAACTCTTGATATTCTCTAATGTCGTCATATCATCTATCTATACTAACGGGACGAAGGCTTCACGCATTATCACAAACGAACTGTTAGACTTAATGAAGCATACTGGTGCTATCATTATGGATGTCGCAATAGACCAAGGCGGGACGACAGAGCAATCTACCCCGACCACCTTAAAGTATCCTATAATTAGATATAAGAATACGAGTATTTATTGTGTTCCCAATATACCTAGCACCGAACCTACGGAGGCGTCAATCAAATTGTCAAATGCTATTTATCCGTATTTACATAGCATTTTATATGATGCTATTCGTGAGGATAATATGTATTACAAGGAATTACAGAGAGGGCTCTATGTTAGCCAATAAAAGCACTTAAGAATAAGGGATACCCAAAGAAAAGCACTTATAGGATAAGGTAAGATGTGATAAGGTATCTCTAGCATTCGCTAAAAATACTTAGTAATATCCCTTTTAACCTTTATGTCATCAGTAATGGTAAGAGAATTATAAGTCTATTCTTTGCGAAAGATAGAACATAGAGAACATCACGAATGACAATAGAAGCACCTAGTATTATTAAGTATCACTATTATTTATTTACTATTATCTTTTATAAACTTAGAAACATTTTACAATTTCTAAAAACTTTTACAACCTTTTTTTTTCTAAAAAACTCTAAAAGTTTCTAAGTATCCTTACTTATCTAATCTTTCCTCGCATTCGCTAAAAATACTTAGTAATAATCTTTTAATCTTTATAATACCAGTAATGGTAATAGAATATACTAATGATTACCAAATCACGCTAAACTATACTATATATCCTCCTAAAATTGCTTTAAAATTACCTAGTATTGCTAAGGATACAACATAGAGTATATCAAGTATGACAATAGAAGTATGCTAAGTATTACTATTATTTATTATTTCTATTATCTTTTATAAACTTATAAACTTTTAACTATTTCTAAAAACTTTTACAACTTTCTTTTTTCTAAAAAACTCTATAAGTTTCTAACTTATCTAAGTCTTCCTAGTATTCGCTAAAAATACTTAGTAATACTCTTTTTAATCTTTATATTACCATTACTGGTAATAGAAGTATTCTAGAAGTGTTATGCGATATATCGCATCATATATTAAGAGTATTTATATAGTATGCGAGAGGATACTAGGTTATGTTATAGAATATGTCTATAATGGTAATAGAAGTATCCTAGTCTTACTATTATTTATTAACTATTATCTTTTATAAACTTATAAACTATTATTCTTTTTCTAAAAACTTTTACAACTTTATATTTTCCTAAAACTTTCTAAAACTTTCTAAGTATCCTTACTTTCCTAAAAATAACCTAGTATTGTTCCTTTTATATTTATGACATCAGTAATGGTAAGATATGTATGATATGTTGTGTTATGCGATATATCGCATCATATATTAAGAGTATTTATGCTAGGTATGCTTCGCTTACCGTGCATATTTCCTTATATACTATGCGATATCCTGCATTATATACGAGAGGATACTAGGTTATATAATAGAATATTACCTATAATGGTAATAGAAGATTACCTATAATGGTAATAGAAGTATCCTAGTCTTACTATTATTTACTATTATCTTTTATAAACTTATAAACTTTTACTATTTCTAAAAACTTTTACAACTTTATATTTTCCTAAAACTTTCTAAGTATCCTTACTTTCCTAAAAATAACCTAGTATTATTTTTTTTATAACTTACGACATCAGTAATGGTAAGAGACATCTGCTATATTATCTTAGTGGTCGGCTAGTGCCCTATCATTTGCTAAGGATACAGCATAGAGTATATCAAGTATGACAATAGAAGTCTCCTAAAATTATTACTTAACTTTATTAACTATTATCTTTTATAAACTTATAAACTATTATTCTTTTTCTAAAAACTTTTACAACTTTATATTTTCCTAAAAGTTTCTAAGTATCCTTACTTTCCTAAAAATAATTAGGTAATATTCTTTTATTCTTTATGACACCTATAATGGTTATAGAAGGTTCTAATTATTAGCAAATCACGCTAAACTATACTATATATCCTCTTAAAATTACCTAGTATCGCTAATGATAATACAACGCCTAAAAATAAAAATTGATTATGTTTTGTTCTTCTTATAATTATAATAAGAAAAGATGAAGAAGCAAGGCTCTCAGCAATATAAACGAACAATCCGCATCCTAACCTACATAGATTATATAACATCTCTAGGGTATTTTATGATACTTAATGCGGTTCTCATAAACTACACGCATTCCTTAAAGGTATCCTTTCCAACATTTAATAAAAATCTGGCGGTAATAAGTAATATTGATGTGAAACGGGCGACAGATTATGACAAATGCGAACTAGCAAAGTTATTTAAGGCAGTTCCTATGTTGATGTTTAAAAAACAGAATATCAATCCCAAAGAGTTCTATGAGTTTTGTAAGGTATTTGACAGTAAAAGCAACGACAGGGTCGTCCATCCTTTCAGTCATTCGCAGGTTGATTATGTTCCACAGGTAGCCATTAGAGGCAACTGCTATATTAAAGACCTCTACGGGCTCAAGGATATAACCCTGAAATATAGTGGGGCTTTTAAGAATACTGCGGTGTGGCATCAAGACATCGTGGGAATGTGCGAGCATCGTCCGCCAGTAGTCTCAGGTATCTATATGTTAAAAGCACCGCCTATTGGTGGAGAGACGATGTTCGCCAGTATGGAGGCTGCCTATGACAATATAGAAAGCAGCCTTAAAAAGGAACTGAAATATTTTAATGTGGTATATTCTAACTCTAACACCGAAGGTGGCGTAATGAATACCTATTACGATTATACAGGATATAACAGGATTAATATTAATCCGGCTAGTGCCGTTAATATGAAACCGCCTAGCCAGTCGGCATCGCAGAGCGGAACTACCATCATTAACAGAGAGCCTCTAGTAATCTATACGGACGAATGTAAAAATAAAAAAGCCCTGATGCTGTCACCCTTTAGATTTGCTAAGTTTGACAAGATGTCGCAAGAGGACAGTTATGACCTTTATAGGGAACTGATGAGTAAATACATTTTACACAAAGATAATATTGTGAAAGTTGAGTGGGAGATGAATGACCTACTCATATTTAACAATAGGAAACTAATTCACAGTTCATCGCCTTCGGCTGAGTATGAGAACTACGAGCGGCTATACTACAGTTGTTTCTTAGGAACTGACGCACCTATCCTTAGGTGTAATAGCATCTAGGCTATTATGTGTAATAGCATCTAGCGACGAAAGGATATAAGGACAAAGTCCATATAAAATAGGCAGCAGCGAAGCCTAGCAGACAATATCATTATACAGGTTTGACGCAAGTATCTCGCCGCAAATATCGCCAATACTCTTATTCTCCACATCTATTACGATAATATTCATTTTTGCCTCTAGTGCCGCCTTATAATTTTTCTCGTGTAGTTCGTGGATACTCTGGATATATTCAAGTTGTATATTCTTTTCTGCGAACCGCCCTCTCTTATTAATACGCTGTAGGCATTTCTCAGGGTCGGAGCGTAAATATATATATCCATTCGGTTTCCATAAGTCGTCTGTCGTCTTGTGGAGTTTTATGATGTTGTCGTATTCCGTCTCGTTTATGGATTTGTCTTCATACGCCTTTCGCACAAAGACATTCTTAATGAAATACGGGCTCCTCTCCATTAATACTGACATATTGGTCTTCTCTTGTATCCAGCACCTATCCACCCAGACCTTTATTTGAAAGTCATAACTGCTATTCGTGGTGTTATAGAGGTTTGCTAGATACTCCGTCCAACTATCCACAGGCTCTAAGTCAATCGCCAGTCTGTAATTCTTGTGAAAGTAGTTTAGAATGCTCGTCTTACAGCAGCCAATATTCCCGTCAATCGTAATAATAGGCATCCTTTGCGGTTGTATTTACTATTTAAATTGTCAAGTATTTATATATAATCTTTGTCATTTTTTCTTCATAATCTTAGACTTCTTTATTACACCGGCGACCTTTGATGCCGTTATGCCTCCCTTAATCTTCTTGATACACGAGTAGATGTCTTCTACGATGGTATCGTATTTGCTCTTGATATGGGCGACGGCTTCCTTATCCACCTTCATATTAAAGAACTTAAAAACATTCCTAATCTTCTTTAGTATTATCTTGTCTAGTTTAGCACAGGCGCCGCTGCCGCCTCCACTCATCGGCAAAGCATTACGGGCTATTCCGCTAGAGAAGTCTATGGTCTGTATGTTCGCTCCCTCGTTAGCCGCTGAATACTGAGGCTCAGGGACGCCATAAAATGCCGCAGTATTAAAGGCTCCGCCGCTCATTCTCGTCGCTCCACTCGCACCCTTCTTCTTATTCAAGCATCTCTTATCAATATACTTTGACAAATAATGGATATGCTGGGATATCACTTTCTTAACCCCGATATTCGCACAGATGATAGATATGACAGCGACAATATTGAAAATCAACAGGTCAATATAATTAGAAAGCAGAGCGACAACCTCTTTTTTATTAGCGTCGTCTATATGTATATGATGAGTTCTCAATAACTCTTTAGCACAGAATGTAATCTCTTTACATTTACTATCCATTTGTTCTTACTACTATATAAAATGAAAATAATTATATATATTAAGAAGATAAAGAAGTAAGTAAAGAAGTTATGGATTTTTTAAATGGAAGGGTTAATGCGATAAGCGAGGTGCTAAATTATAATCTAAAATCGGCACCAGAGAATATCACGGAAAATAGCACTAACCTCGTCTCTCGTAATATGAATTGTACGGATGTATCTGCTATATTCTTTTCGGACAGAAATGTAGAACTGCTACAACTAGGCATTCGCAACAAGGTTCTAAATCTATCTAATGGTAAGTATAACATCGGGAAGCAAAGCGACATAGACTTAAAAATTGTTATGCGGTCTATCTATTTCCAATATGGGAAAAATGTCAGTTCTAATGTTAAGTCGCAAGTCCTAGACTTGAATACTCGCGTGATTGATTGGTGTGTCCCTGAAATAATCTCTAATATCAAGCAGTCTGACAAATACATAATGGATATTAGCACTCTACCAGTTCCCTTAGATAGACCTAACTTAACCACGCAGAAAGGCTTGCGAACCTTGGAGATAATGAAATTGTAATGAAGTAATACAAAGTAAGTAATATGAGTATGTAAGGACACGACTATTATTTTTATTTATATAATAATATATTATAGAATAATAGAAATAAATGTCAGAAGCCGAAGTATTTAAACCGAATGAGAAGGAGTTGAAGTTGTTCGAGCAGGAAAAGATGGATTTGTATAAGGGCACCTTTGTAGTCTGCCTAGTATATGGACTGTCAGCCTTTCTATTACTGGTCGTCATATTATTCACCGAGTGGGGCAAAGAGTATATCTATGACAAGTTCGCACCAGCCGTAATAACATATATATTGGGCTCGCTAATAATCATCATATATCTATTAAACGCCATATATAGCATTAGACCCCGAAAGATAGGGACGGATATGGATAGCGACGCGAATATAATCTGTCCGGATTACTGGAAGTTGGAGAAGGTGCCCGACGATTTAAAAACGGAGATTATGGATAACAATATAAATAATAGCAGTTCTAAGAAAATAATTCCACAAATAGGTAGGGAGACGAACGCTAACTTACAGTATCGCTGCGTATATGACAATAATGTTTATGGGAATACGACAGACCTCTTGCGGATGAAGAATACGCTAGCAGACACCGCTGACCCATATTATGCCGGCTTTAATAATCTTAATAATGCTAAGAATTACTCTAAAGCGGTGGATGCTAAAATCAATTCTACAATAATGCCCGAATATATCATAAAGGAGCCTAAGAAGCAGTCAGACAACTATCAAGATTTAAAAAAATATGCTAAGTTTGTCGGCGCATACAGCACAAGTAATGTGAATATATTTACCGCAAATAACTCAAATGCCCTAAAAATAGGTGCAACTCCGTATTTAGTTGAGGGCGCTACCCAGCGTAGCGATGTATGGAAAAAATATGAAAATGACGCTCCTTTAATCTGTAATGTGGTATATCCGCAAGTGTTAGGAGTGTTAGACAGCGAAACTAGAGGAAAGAATGAGGTTAGTTGTGAATACGCCAAAGAATGCGGGGTATCTTGGAGTGCCCTGAAATGTAAGTAAAGCGGCTGCGGCGTGTCCCTTAACTATATCTAAGTAATCCTTAAGTGTTTTTTAAGGTAGTGTCTTACAGATGCCGAATGTCCTCCTGTGAAAATCGGTTATACCGTGTGCTTTGATTGCCGCTAGGTGTTTAGGTGTCCCGTATCCTTTATTTTTCTTAATATCATAAACCGCCAGTTCCTTATTTTCTTCAACCATATCATATATCAGGTTAGTATGGTAATCCTTGGCTATAATTGAGGCTGCCGCTATTGACAGGTAATGTTTATCGCCTTTCGGGATACACTCGTAATCTAGTAATTCGCTGTCAAGCCCTGGAGGAGTGTATCCTTTAAAATACTGACCGTCTATTAAGAGTTTATGAAAAGGATGCTTCCTATATGCTTCTCCAATCGCACGATGCATCGCTCGCATAGTAGCGTGTAATATATTGATATCGTCAATCTCCTCAACAGATGCCGTGCCTATCCCGTAAGTAATGGCGTTATCCTTTATAAACTTCGCCAGTTCGGTTCGCTTTTTCTCACTAAGAGTTTTGGAATCCTTAATCTGCTTGTATTTGTCATCCGTTAATATATGCGGCAAAACGACACAAGCGGCTACAACGGGACCAACGAATGTGCCTCTGGCGACCTCATCAACACCCGCAACAAACATAGTGATATCGCTAGATTGGATGTAGTCGGCGGCTGTGGCGGCTGTGGCATTAGCAATTATAGTCGTCATATCTTGCTATATATATAAATATATTAAGATGTCAATTTTTATATAATATCGCATATAATTAGATTATGAATAAATATACGCAGTTTTTAAGTTCGGCACATTCGCAGACTTCGGCGGCTCCTAAATCAACATCTTATGACCCTAAAACCAAAGACGACATATCCGCTATTATTGCTAAATATGTTAGAAAAGAGAAGGCGTCTAACAATCTAGAAAGCCAGCAATACAACCTATTTATTTTAGAAACAGATTTACAAAAAAGATACCACGCTAATAGCAAGTCCGGTAAGGCTAGCGATTTCTCTTTCCCTGAGATTAAGAATGTGTTAGATTGCGTCGCAGATGTCTTAACATATTTTAAGGATACGCATTACAAAACCGATAACCGGATGTGCTGGACTATAGAGCAGACTATAAACATCATTAAGAACGCTTCGCAAGAGACCGTCTGTGCCGATATTGCGTTTGACAAGTGCCCGCCAGAAGACACCATATCAACTATTAAGAACGCTAGCAAGAGCGGCTACTTTAACATAAAAGATGAGAATGTGATATTTCGCCACGGCAAAGAATATTGCGACTATAATGTATATGAGACGCCGTATAAAGGTAATCAATATCCGTATGCCTATTGTATCAGGGTATTAGTTCAGGCACTAAGTATCATAGATTTTATCAATATAGACTTGAAGAGTAAGAAAGAAGGCTCTGTGTGGAAGACGCCGTATGCTACTGTGTATTTTGGCGAGAGGTATCATTATTATTTAGATTATTTGCTAGATAATGCCCCTAATGTATTCTTATTACCCATCCTCCAGAATGTGGGTGCAACTACTCTAACAAAGAATAGGTATTCTCGCATACAACCTTGCGGTGTAGTATTTGACGAGGTGTTCGTGGATGAAGACATGCAGACGCCTAGCAACTTCTTCTGGCACGACTTGAACCACGCTCGCCGAATATACCAGAATAACTTATGGTATTCTAAGCAGCACCGGATACCGCTAGATAAGTTATACGCTATTATGCGTAAAGACGCACTAGAGTTAATGCCTATAAAAGTCTGGCTGTCGCCTGAGAATAAGAAATACGAGAGCCTAATAAAAATATTGTTATTTGAAGTAGTCCACGAAGACGCCTTGCCTTTAACAAAAGAAGGCATTATAAACGACATCATATTCACATCGGGGAACTGCTATCCTTACGAGAGAACCTATGATAACCCCGAAGATGGCAAAGCATATAACCGAGTAAATTTAAGATTTTACGAGCAAGGCGCATCAACCCTGCGAACCATTTATAATAAAATAAGGCATGCGTTTTTTGAGAAGGAGCAGGCGAACGACATCATCGTAAAGACGGAACTGAGATATATTAGGCATTTGACAGAGGCAGCTTATTTGCTGCTAAACAAAGTAGCACCTGATAAATATAATGCGGATACTAAGTCGGTTATTTGCGAACTACTTAAGGGATTGTTAAGAGACCGCAAGTTCCAAGCACACAACGCCAAAAGGCTAGAAGGGGTTAATACTGATAGCGAAGATGGTAGCGGCAGCAGCGGCGGCAACAAGGGCAAAATACAAAAATAGTTTTGTAGCCTTAAATATTAAATGGATATTATTTAAGAAGAGTTAGAGAAAATCTTATATGTGTGATACTTACATATATAAAATGGTTGCTAGTTTTTTTTCAGGTTGTTTGACAAGGATAGAGGAATATAATAAGGAGTGTAAGGAAAAGGAATTAACTGAGAAATTGCTTAACGAGAACCCATATTATCTATTAGACTAACATATATATAAATAATACTTAGATATTACCTTATAATTATAACTATAACTATATATATTAGAATATGGACGACTATTTTATAACTAAGAAGGCTGTAGAAATAATACTAGAGAACATCAACGACCATTTTGTAAAGTGTATAATTACTCTATCTATCAACGACAGATACACGAACGACATTAAACTTATTCTAGGGATTATAGAACTGCTAAAGACCTATATGGAAACCCGTAGAAACGACATCTTATCATCGTGTATTAAATATACTAACAAATCCTATTACTTACATCTAACCGACAGCCTCTTTAGAATAATTCAGGGACATCTAACATTCGCCAAGTATAACAGCCAAACCGTTAAATGCCTGTTTATAACCGACTTAATAGAAAAGCATAAAAACCCTATATTCTCTAATGCGGCTACGCTGCCGCCGATTACTCGCAACTTTAACGATAAAAACTCTAGAAACCGATTTAATTCTTGTGGAGCGGATGCTAGCGACGACGGAGAGGGAACAGCGGGAGCCTATAATGACGAATACACGGATACGACACACTTAACATCTCAGGAGCCATCCAAAGATGCCGGAACATTATTTAGGGAGGCTTACTATAAACTCAATAAATCAAGAAATGATGTTGAACTAAGAGATATAAAGAATTCTAGTAAAACTGATTTGCTATAACTTCATATAATCCATCAGGCACATCATATTTTTAACCTTACTTATTTTTAACTTAACTATACACATATCCTTTAGCGATATGAATGGATAATTATTACTAGAATATATATATTATCATTAGTGGTATTCTCTATACGGTATCCTTAGCAATACTAGATGATACGGTGGATATATAGTATAGTTTAGCGTGATTTGGTAATCATTAGAACATTCTATTATCATTACTGGTGTCATAAAGGAGGATACCTAGGTATTTTAGGGAAAGTTAAGATACTTAGAAACTTTTAGGAAAATATAAAGTTGTAAAAGTTTTTAGAAATAGTTAAAAGTTTAAAAGATAATAATAAATAAAGTTAAGTAATAATTATAGGAGACTTCTATAATGGTTATAGACATCTTCTATAACATAACCTAATATCATTTAGTATATAATGCGGGATATCGCATAAAGTATATAAGGAAATATGCGAAGCATAAATACTCTTAATATATGATGCGGGGTATCGCATAAAACAACTTAGTATATCTCACTTACCATTACTGGTATCATAAAGAATAAAAAGAATAATACTAGTTATTTTTAGAGAGAACTTAGAAACTTTTAGAAAAAGAATAATAGTTTAGAAGATAATAGAAATAATAAATAATAGTAATACTTAGCATACTTCTATTACCATACTTGATATTCTCTATGTTCTATCCCTAGCAAATCCTAGGGCACTAGCCGTGCTGCTTCGCTGCTTCGCTGCTTCGCTGCCGACCACTAAGATAATAAAGCAGATGTATCTTACCATTACTTGTGTCATAAAGAATAAAAAGGATAATACTAGTTATTTTTAGAAACTTTTAGAGTTTTTAGGAAAATATAAAGTTGTAAAAGTTTCTAAGTTTATAAAAGATAATAATAAATAAATAATTATAGGCATCATCTATCTCCATTCTAAGCATATCTCATCGCAATTCTATATGATATCATATAATTTACTCGCCTTACTTCGCACACTTCGCACACTTCGCCCACTTCGCCCCTCTATAATATTCCCATTATCCTTATATGTATTCTTAGCATATCCTCTAACAACCCGCTTAACATACATATAAGAAAACCCATATAATAATATACAAAATGAATAAAGAAGACCCGTCGCATACGCTACCTGTTCCAGCCACGCTGCTACCACAAGACTACATATTCACCGTTGATTGGTTCTCTCCGCATATCTTGCTTTGGGAGAAATACTTGAGCCATTACAAAGGGAAACCTAATCTTCGCTTCCTAGAGATTGGTAGTTATCAAGGAAGAGCCGCCGTCTGGCTGCTAGAAAACATCTTGACACACAATTCATCATCTATCACCTGTATTGATACCTTTGAAGGCTCTGTGGAACACCACGAACATTTTAAGGACGATATTAAAAATCTATTTGAAACCTTTTCGCATAATATGTCTAGGTTCGGCGACAAGGTTAAAGTGATGAAAAACAGAAGCGAAGTAGCCCTGAAACACCTTAGCATTTGCGGGACAAACCTTAATAAAAGCGACGACGGACAATTTGATTTCGTCTATATTGACGGAGACCACAAGGCATCATCAGTAATTGAAGACGCCATATTATCGCTACCTCTGCTGAAGCAGGGCGGCTTAATGATATTTGACGATTATCTTTGGACTTGCTGTAAAAAGGAGATTGACGACCCGAAGCCGGCGATTGACGCATTAATGCATCTATACGCTGACAAAATCAAGGTTTTATTTATAAATCAGCAAGTAATCATTAGAAAATTATAAAAAATTGATTTGTTTTTTAAAATAGTTTAAGCATAAGGCGACTTATTTTAACTACTATTAATAAGAGATATAGATATGTCAATTTATCCTGAACTGTCCTACAACGACCAAAAGGTAGAAATTCAAGATGTTCGTGGAATACAATTTAGCGTCCTCGGTCCTCAAGAAATCCGCAATAGGTCTGTTGTGGAGATTACTAAGACGGATACTTATGCTGGAAGCGAACCAATCGTCGGCGGTTTATTTGATTCGCGTATGGGCGTTCTAGAGCACAACCGTATATGCTGTACCTGCGAGCAAAAGAACATATTCTGTCCCGGACACTTCGGGCACATAGAACTAGCGAAGCCAGTATTCCACGCTATGTTCTTTGATATCGTCAAGAAACTGCTTAACTGCGTATGTTATAAATGCTCTAAGTGTTTGATATCCGCAGATACCGACAAGGAGTTCAAGCACGACATGCAAAGGATATTGTCTATCAAGAATAACCAGAAAAGATGGGAGGCATACTTTAAACTCTGTAATACCACAACTAAAATTCGTGTTTGCGGAGATGACGGAACGGTAGGTTGTGGTGCCGTCCAGCCTACCAAGTATGTTAAAGAGAACTCTATGAAGATTATTGCGGAGTGGAAAGACGCTAGGAAGCAGTCCGCAAATAAGAATGGAGAAAAGTTAGCAGATAAAGTAGTCCAAGAATTCACCGCCGAAGATATCCTCAAGATATTCTCACGCATAACTGAAAAAGAAATGGAGATGATGGGATTTAATCCAAAATGGAACAGACCAGAATGGATGATATGCACCGTCTTGCCCGTTCCTCCTCCAGCCGTGCGTCCTAGTATTATTGAAGAGAACGGACAGAGGCGTGAAGACGACTTAACGCATAAACTGAGCGACATCATCAAGACAAATAAGCAACTGTCAGAAAAGATTTGTAAAGGGGCGTCAGAGGATACCATTAAATATGTCGCTATGTTATTACAATACCATGTATTCACCTTTATAAATAACCAGATGCCTGGGCTTGCCCCCGCACAGCAAAGAAACGGACGCAAGTTGAAGTCGGTGTCTGACCGTATGAAGAAGAAAGAAGGCAGAATTCGTGGTAATCTTAACGGCAAGCGTGTAGACCAATCGGCACGCTCTGTAATTACCCCAGACCCCTATATATCTATAGATGAACTTGGTGTTCCTATTAAAGTCGCCGTGAATATCACATTCCCTGAGGTGGTGAATGAGTATAACATAGATAAAATGCGTGAGTTGGTGAAGAACGGGTCGGAGCACTGGCCCGGGGCGAAGTATATTAAAAAGAGCACGCGCACCATCAACCTAAAGCACTCCATAGAGCGTGATAAGAATGCCGCTGAGTTGGTGAATGGCGACATCGTCCATAGGCACTTGACAAACGGCGACTTCATCCTGTTTAACAGACAGCCGTCGCTACACAAGATGTCTATGATGTGTCATAAGGTGGTTATTATGCCTTACCAGACATTCCGCCTAAATGTCTTGGATACGCCGCCATATAACGCAGATTTTGACGGAGACGAGATGAACTTACATTGCCCGCAAAATATCCAGACGATGAGCGAATTGATGGATATAGCGGCTGTCCCGTATATGATATTGGCTCCTCGTGATGGTAAGCCGATTATTGAGGTGGTTCAGGATACGCTCGTGGGCTCTTACAGATTAACAAAGGATTATACGAGGATACAGGATAAGACGCTAGCAAATATCCAGATGGTTAATAGTTATTTCAAGGGGAAACTTGACAAACCCGACGATAACTATATGTATTCGGGCAAGGAGGCGTATTCCCAGATATTACCACCGAACCTCTTTATCAACCTGAAGAACAAGAAGGAGGAACAGTTCATCGTCAATAATAGCGTGCTGGCTCCTAACTCGGGCTCTCTGGATAAAAAGATATTCCACGATATCTCAACGGGGCTAATCCCTGTTATCTATCACGATTACGGACCATTTGAAGTGCGAAAGTTTCTAGACAATACCCAGCGATTAATATGCCGCTGGCTGCTAACCTCGGGCTTCAGCGTCGGTATCAGCGATTTGGTGCCCGACAAGAAGACTGAGGAGACGCTGAAGAACAAGATTAAAGAGATGAAGAACCTAGCATACGACAAGTTGGACGATATTCGCCGTGGTATCATAGATAACAACAGTATATTTAGCAACGAGGAGTATATTGAGCGGGAAATCATCGCCATCCTTGACAAGACCACAAATAATGTCGGCAAAATCAGTTTAAACCAGATTGACGATACCAATAACCGGATGATTAATATGGTTAAAGCAGGCTCCAAAGGCAAGGAGATTAATGTAGCACAGATGATTGCGTGCGTCGGGCAGCAGAATGTGGATGGTAAGCGTATTACCTATGGCTTCACAGACAGGACGCTGCCTCACTACACGAAATACGACGATGGTCCCGAGGCACGAGGATTTGTGAAGAACAGTTTTATTAGCGGGCTAACGCCTCAAGAGGTATTCTTTCACGCTATGGGCGGGCGTCAGGGACTTATTGATACAGCGGTTAAAACCTCAGAGACTGGTTATATTCAGCGGCGACTAGTGAAGGCGATGGAAGACAGCAAGATTAACTATGACAATACTGTGCGGACGGCGACAGGCTCTATCATCCAGTATATATATGGCGAAGACGGGATGGACGGGTGTAAGATAGAGACGCAGTTTATCAACACTATTAATAAGAATAATATAGAGTTGGATAACGAGTATAACCTGAAGAACACGGAGCATCTGGATATTTATATGACGGTGGATGCTTTTAAGACGATTAACGCCGATACATACAGGCGATGCGACGAGCATTACGAGGCGATGCTAGCCGACAAGGAGTTCCTTATTAAGAAGGTGTTTAATAGCGAGAAGAAGTATATTATCAATTATCCTATACCGTTTGACAGGATTATCAATATCGCCCATCAGCGCTTGCTGGCTCTCAATATTAAGAAGATTAAGACGGATTTATACCCCGATTATGTCTTGAATGCGATTGAGAAGATTAAAACCGATTTGTATGTGAAGGATAGGGTTCAGGGAATGCTGTATTTCAATATATTGCTGCGGCTACACTTGAACCCCAAGAAACTCATCACGCACTTTCATTTCTCCGTAGAGACCTTTGATTGGATTGTTTCGCAGATATACGAGTATTTCAATCAGGCTCTAGCACAACCTGGGGATATGGTGGGTATAATTGCGGCACAGACAATCGGTGAGTTGGGAACCCAAATGACACTTGATTCGTTCCATGTATCAGGAACGGCAGCCGCTGTGAAGGCTACCTCAGGTGTCCCGAGATTGAAGGAAATTCTCTCGGCGACCAAGAAGACCAAGACACCGACGCTAATTATCTATATGAAGCACGATGTTTCATGTGTAATCAATCCGCTAAAAGACGAGAATGGCGATTTTAATGACGCTCGTATTGATATTACAAAGAATAATGCGATTAACATCAAGAACTCTATAGAAATCACGAAACTCAGCGACATCTTGAAGTATAGCGAGATATACTGGGATACTGCCGAGTATTACGAGACGAACATAGCGGAGGATGTGGGAATTATGAATATCTACAAGGAGTTTGAGAAGATTGACGACAATATCAGCAAGACCCGCCCTGTATGCCCGTGGGTATTGCGGCTAGTATTTGACAAGGAGAAGATGAATACCTTTGGGCTGAAGATGATAGATGTATATACCAAGTTGAAGTCGTCGTATGACAAGTATATTGATTGTGTATATAGCGATGATAACGCCGAGGAGTGTATATTTAGGGTGAAGATTACTGAGGAGGCGCTGAAGGGGATTGACGAGAAAGACCAGATAGCGACGATTAAGGCGATAGAGCACAACATCGTATATCAAGTATTGCTAAAAGGATACAAAGGGATACGCAAAGTATCCTTGAATAAAAAGAATTATACTAGGTATAACGATGAGACCAACAGGTTTGACACGATATTAGAGTGGGTGCTGGATACGGATGGTACAAACCTCATAGATATCCTGTCTAACCCGAACATAGATACAGTCCGCACCGTCTCTAATGATATTCGGGAAATCTACGAGACGCTAGGGATTGAAGCGTCCCGCCACGCATTATATAAGGAGTTGCTGGCTGTGGTGTCGGAGGGCTCTATGAATTATCGGCATATGTCGTTGCTGATAGACACGATGACCTACAAGGGACAGTTGATGTCTATTGATAGGCACGGGATTAATCGTGGAGATATTGGACCACTTGCTAAGTCGTCATTTGAGGAGAGCACGGATATGCTTATAAATGCTAGCATATTCGCCGAGTATGACAAGGTGAATGGGGTATCTGCTAATGTTATGTTGGGACAGCAGCCGCCTTGCGGGACTGGCGATAGCCGTATCCTGATTGACGAGGAGCATATGATGGAGTTGCTGAAGAATATGGGAGATGCCGCTAATGGGAAGCCGGCGGCGGCTGCGGATAAACTCAAGGTTATTCCTGAAGATACTGACGACCCCCCTGAAGAGACATACACGAATGATGATTTACAGATTATCATTAACCAAAAAGAAGTTAAGAAGAGCAAATGCTATAAACTGCCGCAACAGAAGGTGATTATTAAGTAGGCGTGAGCGGATGCTAGGAGGTAGAACCGAGTGTATGCTAGTATATATATTATAATTATTATTGTATCTTATTTTTTACTTTGCTTAACAACACATATTCCTTGTTTATCTTACAATACTTAGTCTTCCCATTACCCTTAACATAGATGCTTCGCTGGACTTTCTTATTCTTATATAATAATACGACTTTTTCGCCATTCAATTTGTAGGTGGTTTTCTTGCTGCCTCCTGTGGGTGGCGTGGATGCGGAGACTAGTCCATTTCTAAATTTTTGATATGCAGATGTTCCAAAAGTAAAACCTGTATTATAGACACCTTTAGCACTTTCCTTTAGCACAGGTAAAACACTAGTATTGAACCTTTCTTTTAAATTTATACCTTTATTATATGCTGTCTCTAATGCTTTATCCGTATCTATACCTGTATTTTCTTTTAAAGTAACACTTGCTGCTTTTGCTAATTTCATACTTTCATTACGCAAAATTGCTATTTTCTCATTATTGCTTAAATTAGTATTATTGTATGCTTCTAAAATTTCTCCCCTTCTTTTTTCTATAAATTCTTTTGCCTTCTCTTTTAATTCTATAGTTTTTACAAGTGCTGTAGTACATACAGCAAGAGCACGCTGATTTTTATCTATTACAGATGGTTCTGTTGTTTCTGTTAAATCTATTGTATTTGTTGCGTCTAATTCACTAATTGCGTCATCTACATCTATTACTATATCATCTTCTTTATTTGCGTCGTCTTCTTGTTGTTTTCTTTTTTCTTCACCTCCTCCTCCCTTCTGTCCTCTCTTAACCTTATTCTTTAGACATTTTAGATAAGACACTTCTAATACTCTTAGTTTATCTAATAAGGCTATTCTTTTAGAACAATCTTTTATTAAAGACGACGACCTCTTATCTTTGCTGCGAATGCTGTGAATTTTCTTTGCTAATTCGGCGTATTTCTTAGTTAAATCTTTAAAAATCTTTTCGTCTTCCATTTATATATACTAGAATATATTATTTCTATATATAAGGGATTACTATAGTATATTAAGGGCTCGCTCATAATTTACTAGTATGCGTGCTACTAGACGACGAATATCCGCTCGTTTTTTTGGATTTCATAACCATCGCCTTAATTTCTTCTGGAGCGTCTTTTAACTCCTTATATACAAAGTGTTTGTTTTGAGGGTCGCAAATAATATAATAGTTTAGTTGCGTCTTGTCATTATGTCTATATAGTATTACAAGGGGTCTATTTAATGCGTCGCCGCTACTGCTACCGCTACCGCTACCACCATCAGCCTTAAATATAGTCGTGGTTATAGATAAGTCCTTGTCATCAGCCCGCTTGCTAACATCAACGGCTTTTCCGTATTCTGCTCGGCTATGTATAATTAATATAGATATATTAAGAACCTTAGACATATTAAAAAGGGTAGTCTCGTTAGGATGATAGATGTATGTGTCATTACTGTCATCACTAGCAGTTCTCAGGTGATTTAATATCGCCTTTCGTTCATCCACCGTGCTATTATAAAAATAGTTTGTTAAAAACATCTCAACATTCTTGAATACCTTTTTAGTATTATTAACTTGGTTCATAGCGTTTATGTAGGATGTGTAAAAATGCGGGTCTTTAAAGACATCTTTAATCCGCTTCTTGTTATCAGCCGAACCATCTTTATTTTTATTAAATTCGTTTTTAAAATGATTAAACGACATCTCTATAATATTGCTGTAGTCATTAACAAGGTCGTTGTCAAGCACCTTAAGGTAATTAAACAGTTCTTTAATATTATTAGGAGAATAGACATTCTTCATATATTTTAATCGCCACCATATCTTCTTCTTATATTTAATCCATTTAGAATTCAATACTTTAGGTTCTCCCTCAAACATACTAGGTATATTGATGATGTTTGTGGGAACTGGAGCGGCTGGAGAGAATTGAGCGTTAGCAGCGGAGGGAGCCTTAGCCGCCTTTGTGTCGTCATAATTAACTATGGCGGCATCGCTAGCGTCTTGTATTATTCTAGGATTTGCGTCGTGATAATAAAGGATATTCTTAGGTATATTTTTATTTACTAGAAATTGTGTGAATAAAAGTTCGCTACCATTATCTACAAAGTTATCTGACAGACCGTTAATATAGTCATATTTAGTATGTAAAAGAGTGCTAGCATACCAATCATTTAAACCGTTCTTCGTGAATACTGGTATCTCCTCTAATATTATCTGTATTTTTGGTGTGCCGCTAGCGATGCGAGAGCCTCTAGAGCCGTCATCAAACAACCCTACTAGGTATTTAATGAATTCCTGTCGTGTCTTCTTAGAGTATTCAGCCATCCTATTATTCTTAGTTTCTAGAACGGACATTAGTTTATCCTTCACTAGCAATCTTAATTGCGACCATTTGTTTATGTCTTTTGCGTCCTTCTCTTTGTATTCTTCAAACGCCCCTTTCTTTCCAAAGAGTAGTAGGCGACCTGCTTCGCTGTCTATGCTGCGTATGCTGCGAAGCCCTATAACGCTCTCTGTCATTATGTTATTAACTGAGGTTATCTCACCAATATCTACAGTAATATTAAAGTCCTTCAGTTTATTTATATTTTCTAGAAATTTAGCGTGTATATGGTTATAGGTGGTTATTGCGGTATCTTTAATATCGTCAGCAAATACCACATTCTTTATATTCAGTTCTTTTATTAAATAAGGTAGCACGAGGGTTCCTTGTGGGTTAAAGCGGATTATAACGCCGTTCTCTAGTATCATCTTGTCAATCGTATAGTTGTCGTTAATTATTATGGCGGCAAAACGATATACCTTTGTATCGTCTTTCATATTCTTATCAATATGCTTTAGATTACTTAGTATATTATTAGCAGGTTTATAATTCATTATCTTCGCTATATTCGGGAATTCGCTCAAGGTGTAGTGTTTTTTCTCGGCTTTATTAATTTGTTTTATTACCAGAGGTTCGTAGAAATAAATGCTATCACGGTCTTTCATTATCTCGTATAATTTGTTATCTTTGTATTTTTTGTTCTCCTCTTTGCTACCATTAATCACCCACTTTTCTTTCAATATCATTAATATCTCTATATCGCCCTTCGTATTCTTCCTCTGTAAGCCGTCGTAATACTCTATTATATCGCTAGCATAATCAGGGGCAATCAAATCAACGCTAGGAGCATTACTGTTGGTATTTATAGTAATCTCCCAGACAATCAGCAGCCTCTTATATACTAAAGCGACTAGACTATACAAATACTGAACGCCCTTATCTTCGGGATAGTTGTCGGCTGACAGGTATTCTATAAATGTCCTATATGACTTGTAGATATATAGAAGACGGGATATTTTGTATTCGCTAGCATCGCCCTTGCTGCCCTTGCTGCTGCTTGTATCATCAGGCAACACAATAGCAAGGTTCTTGGTAATTATATGGACTTTTAATTCTTCATAAAGCCCCTTATTGTCTTCGTATAATACTGGCTCATAATCGCCAAAATCCTTACATACATTACCGTTATCTAGCGATATATATTTTAAGATGTCTAACTTATTCTTAATATTCTCTATGAATGTCTGCTTAGTCTCGCCTACTAAATATGCTATAGTGTTTATTATGTTATCATAGCCGCTATGAGTTATCTCCTCTATATTAATTAAACCCTTCCTCAATATACACCTCTTCTTACTTATATTATTAGGAGAACTACATTTACTTAGATAATCCTTGTAATCGTTTGGATATAATATCTTATACAACTCTTCTGGTATGTCCCCATATCTATTAATCTTATCTATTGGGTATTTTTTCATAATATGATTATTGTCATTATCAGGCTTAGGAGGCTGTTTAGGAGACGACTTAGGTTGCTTAGGTGGTTGATTAGGAGACTTAGGTGGTTGATTAGGAGACTTAGGTGGTTGATTAGGAGACTTAGGTGGTTGATTAGGAGACTTAGGTGGTTGATTAGGAGGCTTAGGTGGTTGCTTAGGAGACACTACAGGAATAATATCCGCAGCATCAGCATTCACAGCATCATTATTATTAGCCTTCTTGCCGCAACAAGGCATATTATCCTTGGTTTTTAAATAGACATATCTAGGCTTATTTTTATTTTTCATATTTTCATTCATTAGCATAGGTTTTTCATCAGCCAGAGGACATTTAGCATTAGGGTCTGCTTCGTCTAGCGGCACATTACTTTTAGGGCACCAAATGCGAGGACATACATAGATGTTTTTATTATGGTTTAGTGAGTTATCAAACTTGTAGCCTTTTTTAATTAAATCGTTATATTCTTCTCTTGTCAAAGGTAGCGGCTGATGGTCTTTTTGACATTTACGAGAAGGGTTATTATTCTTAGCCCATATATCTTTGTCGGCATTCTGTAGTTTATTTATTAAATAAAAGTTATTGTCATCAGCGTCGCCTTTTTTAGCAGGCGCTCCGCCGTCGTATGCTCCAGCCGCTAAAGCGTCGCCGCTACTAGAACCGTCAGCGTAATTATTAAGCAATCCTTTATATATATTATCGCTGCTGCTGTTGCCGCTGCCGTCATCACTCTTGCTACGAACCTTAGCAGCAGAAGCAGCAGAAGCAGCAGAAGCGTCATCCTTAGCGTCCTTCTTCGCATCCTTCACAATCGGCTCAGGCTCCGTAGATTGCTTGTCATTAATTGAACTCTCTATTATACGAGATATCCAATATTCTAAGCATTCAAACTCAAAGAACGATTTAGTGTTCTTAACATCAATCATAAAACCCCCGCTCTCCTTCTTAACTATAATAAGGGCATCTAGGATATCTGCGGTATTCGCCGTAAGAACAGCATTTGCTACGCCACTATTTAGAATATCATTCTTTATAACCTTATCAACTACGCTCCTATCCTTGTAATTCGCAGTCCTCTTATAGTAATAAAACACGCCGCCCTTGCCGTCCTTATCATTCGCCGTCGTAAATATAGAAGATGCCGCAATCTCACGCTTTAAATTGTCGGTCGTCGCCTTATATACATTATATCTTATGCGGGCATTAACAAACTTCTCCTTAAATACTATGTTGATATTCAAAACATCGTTTATGTAATTGTTGAGGTCGTCCTTGTGTTTAAGGATATCTGCTATGCTAGCACCTTTGTCTTTGTGGAATTTAAAGGTTAAATTGACAATACCTGTCGCATAGATTGTAATAAAAATACTGCTTGTATAATATATATTGATACATTCTCTGTCTTTGTTGGTGGTATCGCTAGTAAGTTTAAATATTCGTGAGAGTTCCTTTCGGTTTTTAAAGTTGTGCTTCTTGTATAACTTATAATATGCCTTGTTTAGATTGGTGATATACTGGATTAGTTGTATTTTGCGTGATGCTGTCAATCTGTCAAATAATATTATTAGCGAGGGCATATCTGCTATATTTGCCGCAAATATCACCTTATAGTATTCTTCGCTAGTTTTCTTGTTATTGTTGTTATTCCCAATCTTCACCTTGTATAACTCGTTTATCCGGCGGTCGCTATTAACCTTATAATTATTACTCTTAAACTTGATATTGTCATAGTAGTATTTAATGTCCTCGTTAAAATCAGTTTTAAAAACAATATTAATTACCACATTCGTATCAGTAGTCTCAAACAATTCCTTAGACTTCTCATAATCCTTCTTCCTTATATCAGCGTTTATATCTCCAGCCTTCCGGTCGGTAGATTTAAAGGGATTAATGTTATAACCCTTCCACTTAATATTATTTATGTTAAACAAGAAAGGCTCGTCATTAACCCACGCATAATAAGGAACGGCTGCGGTAGCGGCGGTAGCGGCGGTGCCTGAGGCATTATTTATGTAATACGCTATCTTATTCATAGCGTCTTCTTTGCTACTGTCCTGATATATGGGTTCATTGATGACAGTTATAGAGGGGCTGTAAGCGGCGTTAGCGGCATCATTAGCGGCGCCAGCAGGAACAAAGACATATTTAATAGGCTGCTTGCTATTAACCCATTTATATACATAAACAGGCTTAACTATATTCATTAATATTTTATGTATCTAATAAAATATGAAGAAAATCATATTTTTTTATTGAAATCTTAATATAGAAGACTTATAAATTTTATAATAATGAATATAGCGGAAGTTATAAATAAACTAGAACTTATTAGACATAAGCATCTAATAAACATTTTAGAAAAATACACAGAGCAGAAAGCGACGGCAACGACAGCGGCAACTGCTACCACGACGCCACCTCCGGCTACCACTACGCAACCTCCGGCTACCACTACGCAACCTCCGGCTACCACTACACCGCCTGCTCCGCCAGTAGAAGAAACAAAGAAACCTAGCGAAGAAGCAGCCAAGTTTGAGAGTAATTTGATGGATACTTTAAAATGGGTATTTATAGGAATTGCTATATTTGTTATAATATTAATTATATTAGGTGTTGTATATTGGATTATGTTTGGAAGCGGCAGTTCTACTACCACTACCACTACCACAGATAACGGAGAGAACGCTGATGCTGCTATGAATGGAGAGAATGCTGACGGCGGTGAGAATGCCGAAGTCCAAGAAGTCCCTTATGATGATATTAATGACATACAAGACCCCTATATTAATATTAATGATGTCTCAAATTCCGCTAACGCCTCTAGTGCTTCCTCTATGTTCTCTTCGTTTATGCCTTCATCATCAGTTAGTAGAATTGATGCGGGCGAAGCGGTTCCTGATGTAATACCAGAGCCAGTATCCGCAGTCCCAGAAGTATCCGCAGCCTCCGCAGCCTCCGCAGCCTCCGCAGCATCTCCAGTATCCGCAGCATCTCCAGTATCCGCAGTCCCAGAAGTATCCGCAGTCCCAGAAGTATCCGCAGCCTCTGTAGCATCTCCAGTATCCGCAGTCCCAGCATCTGTAACCGCTCCGGCATTACCAGCATTACCAGTCCTAGAAGCGGCACCAGCGGCACCAGATGTACCTGTAATTCAAAATAATAGTATTGATGTAAAAAAATAAAAGCATTACATCGTCTTCATATAGTAGCCAATATATATACCAATAAATATCCCAAAGACGCTAAACATAATAAACATAAAGGTAGATGACAATAGATAATATAGGATGTATAAGATAACAATTAGTATTATGAAGTTAGGATATCCTATATACTCTATGAGCCAATAGAAATCAGGGGCACCTAGCATCATCATCTCATCTATATCTAATAAATTTTATTTTATTTTTAGGATATGACAAGGTTATATGACTAGCGATTTAATGTGTCCCACACGAATATCAGTATTCACCATAATCTGGTAGCCGACTTGTGTAATCTTCTTACAAAAACTAACATCCTCGCTACAAATATCACGAATTACTTTTCCGTCATCTGCCTCAATCGTTATAACTTCGGAATCGAAATAGGGATATTTAATATTGTCAAAGACCTCCTTGCGAATAGCCATAAAACCCATACCGCTATAAACGACAGGGAAGTATTTAAAGTCGGTTTCTTTCTTCCACACCTCAATATCCTCAGGCTTAATAAATTTAAAGGTGCCGTTAGCCTTAAAATACGAGGTATCCCATTCTTTAACAAAGGCATAATTAACGAGGTCAGACATCCTATACATTCCGGCGACTACTGGGTGTTCTTCAGTAGCCTCTATTAATTTTTCTACTTGTTCGTAAGTGAATACAATATCGCTATCTATGGTAATCCACACATCAAACGGTTGTCCTCCAAATGGTTTTTGCTCTTGTCCTCGCAGCACATCAAGACCTAGGGTTGTCATCCTTACGAAAGGAACAAATGAGCCGGTCGCAGGAGAAATCATAATGTCGTATTTTCTGGTTTCCCACAGTTTGCTAATAGTGGAAGTCCAAGAAATCAAAAACTTAGAACTGAAGGTGTCTCCTGGAAGAGCGAAGACAATCTTCTTGACTGGCTGTGCTGGCTGTGCTGGCTGTGATGGCTGTGCTGTAGGGACTGGAAGGACTGGAAAGGAAGGAGCCTCAACAGGAGCCTCAACAGGAGCCTCAACAGGAGCCTCAACAGGAGCCTCAACAGGAGCCTCAACAGGAGCCTCAGCAACTTCTACAGTCGTATCTACATTCGCTACATCCGCTACCGCAGTATCCACAATAGCATTATCATCGGTCTCTGTCATCTTTATAATTAGTATAATATCAATATTCTTATATATTTTTTTATGATAATGATGAACTATAGAGGGAAATATAAAAATTGATATAAAATATATATATTATAAATAATAATAGCCTAAAATCCTATATACATATAATGTCTTCTTCAACCGAAAATTACAATCTAACATATGATATTGAACTAGACGGAAACTCTTTGAGATGCTCTCAACCCACGAAAATCAAGAAAATCCTTAAACCGCATCAATTAGCCTGTCTATACAAGGCAATTTATATGGAAAATGTAGGCTCCATCACATATAAAAATAGGGAAGTTGTAGGGCTAAGGAACACTCAGACAGCGGCTCCGCTTAATCCTCGCACTATCAAGATTTCCACGAATATCGGTATTATCGGGGATATCGTCGGGTATGGGAAAACACTAACAGCCCTCTCTATTATCGCTCACAATCCGCTAGACAAAATCCACATTAACACCACAAAATTCCACAGTTTCCACAGTAATAAGGCATACAACTATTTCACAGCAGAAACCGACAATCTAAGCCTGCCTAATCTGGATAATATGATTAACTCAACGCTCATCGTAGTTCCACGAGGACCCGTATATGTGCAGTGGGAGAAAACCTTAAAGGACGCAACAGACCTCAAGTATATCGCTATAGAAGACCTGAATTTCATTAAAAAGAATTTGCCTCCAATCACTAATAATAATGAGCGGGACATCATCAACTACTTTAACCAGTTTGATGTCGTCCTCATTAAAAACACGACGCTTGACAGATTGCTTGACTATTACTTTAGCCCTGTCTCTAATACCAAGTATTTCATATATAACTGGAGACGCATTATGATAGACGAGTGTCACGACATCATCAACAAGATTGAGATATTCAACTACCTATTTGTCTGGCTAATCAGCGGCACATACTTTAATATGTGTAATAGGATATCTTCGTCGTCCTACTCGCAATACTACAATATCAAGGATATTCTCAGGGAGGATTATATCAACTATATCTTGGTTAAATGCGATAAGGACTTCGTAAAGGAGAGTTTCAAGATACCGCCTATCATAGAGTTTTATCACCTCTGTAAAATGTCTAAGTATCTAAAAATCATCAAGAAATACATCAACAGTTCTATATTAGACAAAATCAACGCCAACGATATCTCAGGGGCTATCAAAGACCTAGGAGGCAAGAACGAGACTGAAGAAGGCATCGCTACGCTGATTTGTGCCGATATGAATAAGAACCTCTCTAATAAGCAGAGGGAGCGAGAGTATATCTCAGGGCTTGACATATTAGAGGAGAACAAAGCAAACCGCCTAAAGACGATTGACAACGAAATCACGATTATTGAAGGGAAGATTAAAGACTTAACTGAGCGGATTACGGAAATCAACAGCAAAATCTGCTCTATTTGCTTGGATAATGTGACACAGCCTATCATATTAGAATGTACGCATATATTCTGCGGAGGCTGCCTATTCAAGTTCCTCAACGCTCATACGAACGCTTCGCCGCATTCACAACACGCTTCGCATAACGCAATCAACAAGAAATGCCCTGATTGTCGGGCGGAAATCAAGAGCACCGAGAATTTAACGGCGATTGTTAGCATTAAAGATGAGATTAAGAACGAGATTGCTCCTCCTGACTGCGAGGGTATTAGTAAGATTGGAAGGGGTATCCTTAACAAAGAGGATACTTTGCTAGAAATCATTAAAAATAAACCCGACGGCAAGTTCATCGTCTTTAGCAGGGTAGATGTATTCACTAATATTATAAAAATGCTAGTGTCTAATGGTATCACCTTTGCCGAATTGAAGGGAAATACTTCGCATATGATGAATGTGCTGAAGGACTTTAGAAACGGCGTTATTAATGTTATCTTATTAACCACGCAATACGCCGGATATGGTATTGACATCAATTATGCGACGGATGTTATCATATTTCACTCTATGGCTGTAGATAAGCAGCAGGCGATAGGCAGAGCACAGCGAGTAGGACGAACAAACAACCTGATAGTTCATAACCTGTGCTTTGAACACGAGTTAGAAGAGAACAACCAATCGCTGGCTATCTAGATAGTATTATAAGGTATTATATCTAATACATATCTTTTATCATCCTTTGCTACTTAAGGAAAAAAGCATATAAAGACAGTAGGACACCTAGACATCTTTTGCTACTTAAGGAAAAATAGTTAAGAATTGCGAGGTAATATATGGTATCATAAGGTATCATATCTAATACATATCCTTTATCATATCTAATACATATCCTTTATCATATCTAATACATATCCTTTATCATATCTAATACATATCCTTTATCTTATCTAATACATATCCTTTATCATATCTAATACATATCCTTTATCATATCTAATACATATCCTTTATCTTATCTAATACATATCCTTTATCATATCTAATACATATCCTTTATCTTATCTAATACATATCTTTTATCATATCTAATACATATCCTTTATCATATCTAATATCATACCTATAATTCTTTTTATATCAACATCTAAAAAATGATATTACATAGAGTGATAAGATGATATACAAAGGCTAGACAAAATTTATATAAATAATTACGCCTATATTTAACTACGCCGCTACGCCGCTACGCCGCTACGCTGTTTAGATAAAAGGCAACTATGGTAGATGATAGAAACGCACAGCGTGGCGCTACCGTCTCTAAGAAAATGAATAAGCCTAGTCCCATCACTCGCTCCGCTCGCACGCCTTGCTCCGCTCGCACCACACGGACAGGCTACTACGCCTCCAATTATTTTGAGTGTATAGATAGCGTATGTGCTCGTATCTCTAGCGAAAAGCAGAAGTATTACCTAAATATCGCCGCAAAAGTCGCCATCAAGTCGCCTATGTTTAACCACAAGCACGGAGCAATAATAGTATATAAGGACAGGATAATAGGCTCGGGATATAATTATTATATGGCGGATTTTAGTATTCACGCAGAAGTAGCTGCAATATCTAGTATTCACAAGAAACGCAGGCATATACTTAGCGAATGTGATATATATGTTGTTAGGATTGGTCCAGACCGCTTTAACAATCCTTTAAAATACTCTCGTCCTTGTACTAACTGTAGTAATACAATTATTAAAAATAATATTAAAACCGCATTCTATTCTACCAATTACGAGTATGATACCATTAGGGAATGTGCGGATACCCATAAGTGTAGCAGGGTGTCTAAAAGAGATAAATGTATATTACAATAGACGAACATCGCTAAATCGTTAGACGAACATCGCTAAATCGTTAGCGATACCTTGGGGATTATTCTCTTAATATTCTTCTTCATTACTGTCTGTCTATCTTCTTCAAAAATCCGCTTCAGCAATTCCTCACCAGACAACTCCTTATATTGGATTATTTTTGTCTTTATGTCGTTCATCTTGATAGGAACGATACATTCTTTAACATTCGTTTTAATACGCCCGTGTGCCGTGTTTAGGTCGTTGTATTTAAAGTTAAACATAAATTCCTCAATCTTGTTATTGAGGACACGCTGGTAGTTCTTGCGTTCTTTCATCGCAATCATCAATTTCCTAATCTGGTCGTCATATTTAAACCAGTCATTCACTAGGTTCTTAAATGTCTCTAGTTCTTCTTCGGTAGGCTCCGTCTTCCCCTGATTTATAATGCTATCTACAATATTATCGGCAGCGGCACTAGCGTTAGCAGCGACATCAGTCATTCTTATTCGTATTTTTGTATATATTATATATATCTTGTAATATTTATATATATTTCGCATTCTAACTTAACCTTTAACAAACATATCAAGTTTCTTTAAAACCCTTTCGTCTTCGTATTCGCCTTCTTTTTTTCCCTTCTTATACTTCACAATTGCAGGGAACCCATTAATACCCTTCTTATACTTTGCGGGCAGATGATTAATATGCGTCGCCTCTATATTTAATATATCGCAATCGCTAGCATTCTTATATTTTTTACATACCTTTTCCCAAGTAGGTTTTAGAGCAGCACAGTGACCGCACATATCCCAGTAATATAATATAGTGATGTTAGGTGATGTCTTTAGCACATCCCCAATCTGCTTTTTGTTTGCGGCTCCTAGAATATACAACATTCACTCCTTATATATTAAAATATATTTATAATTTATAAGAAAGATGAAAGAATATGCTGAGTTAGATTATGATACCAATTATAACCCAAAGGTGCTGAGTGCTAACATATCGTGTAAGAGTATGTCGTCGCTATCTAGTGCCTATACGCTACAGCAAAACAACCTATTTGCCGACCGAATAAATATGGATATCTTCAACTATCATAATAATTACAATAGGGATATATACGCACTTAAGGAGAGTGAATATGAATTGCTGAGCGGGTTCTCTATAAATAAAAAGAGTTGTCTATTTAAACGCCCTGAATATAACGACGGGGCTTGGAAGCAACAATATCAGGCTACGCTTCCCGTCCTACAACAGACCCTAGAGAGCGAGAAAGACAAATACAAACTATTTGATTACCAGACTAAAAATAAGACAAAGGTCATTCGCAGGTAAGGAAAAAATGATTTTGGCTACCTTAATATAGATAGCCATACCCTCATATCTTTAATGTGGTATATACAATTGATAGACGCGCCGTATTCGCCGGCTTCGCCGCTGTCGCAGCATTCGCATTACGACTTTATGGGATACCAGATGCACGAGAGGCATATAGCGGCGATTTATGATACCTTTCCTCGGCATTCTTGCGAAGATTACAAAGAGTTGAATAGGGTTATTGAAGAACATATTCTAGAATATATAAGGGGACTGGCTAAGAATACTATAGACTTATATGTGTATAACTATGGGTTAGATAATGCTATAGTATTACTAAACCAGTTTAATAATAATTTAGGAACTAGCAAATATACCAACACAACTTCTAAAACCCTACTATTTGCTATATTTTACAGCAGGTTTGTTATTGAATATATACCGAGCACCCTAGATTACAGAAAATATAAATACCCTTTGTCAAGCATTATAAAAATACAAAGAGTATGGCGTAAAACGCTAGCATATAGAAAGAGTATAAAAAGAGAAACAATTGAGAATGATTTTTCTAATCTTATTGAGAAGATAAACAAAGAGATTACTGGAGAACCTGCTAAGAAGGTTCTGGTATATCTGGTAAATAAATTTAGGAGACGGTTGAGTAAGTCATTATGAAGCCGTAATATACAAAGCATACCACCTATCAATATATTCGCAAACATACTTCAATACAAAGATGCCGAAAATAATCTTAAACATATTTATTATAGATAGACAATATTATAATTCAATTTTTATATTCCTAGAAAGAACACATCGTATCTTCGTATCCTTAAAACCTATTTTTATGTATATATAATAGATTATTTCCCCACCACTTCATATTCATATTATTTCTTTTTAACAGATTTACAAACTTATAGTTGCCGAAATAGGGCACATTATTACCCTTGTGTATTCCACAAGGTGCCCTACTGTCATAAAGTTCGTAATCGCATTTAACAAAACAGATGATATTGTAGGGCTTTAAACTATGGAACATCATATTATATTTTTGCTGTTCTTCTAGTAATCCCTTAAATTGCGGGCTATCTCTATCTATCACCTTCTCATTAATAAGAACCTTCTTTAATTCTACAATAAATTCTTTGTGTTTTGCTAGAGTTCTAGGTAATGGCGTGGGACTATTTATTATAACTTTAGCGGGAACTTGATAGTTTGACGGAGGCCAGAAAGGAGTTGCGTAAGGGTCTGTTCTGTCTTTTTTAGGTGGAGAGGCGGCTCTTATGGTTGGTATGGGGGCTCTTGCTCTTGCTGCTGTTCTTGCTACAGGGGCTCTTGCTGCTGGCGAGGCTGCTCTTGCTGTCGCTAAGGGGACGAAGGTTCTTGCTCTTGCTCTCGCTGTTGCGGCTCTTGTTCTAACAGGCGAAGGCGTCCTAGGCGACCTTGGCGACTTTAACATATCTTTCTACTTCTATTATAACATCTATAAAAAAGATTAAAAATTGATTTGTCGCTATTTATGTATATAAGGCATAGACGCACTAAGTAATGTCCCAGATATATCTAGGAGCCCATATCAATCGCGAGAAGACCATCTTAAAGACTATGGAAGCCATCGCAAAGAATGGCGGCAACTGCCTCCAACTGTTCGCATCTAATCCTCGTAGCACCGCCTTAGTATCGCTAGATAATTATCTGAGTATCGCCGATGATATAAGGGAATATTCGGCAAAACACAACTTCCGCACAGTAATACACGCCTCATATACAATCAATCTCGCACGGGACTTTAAGAATGGGAAGCGTGCTGTTCCTATTGAAGATTGTGCGTGGATACAATTGCTATTACACGAGTTGTATATTTCGCATCTTATCGGGTCTTCTGGCGTTGTAGTGCATGTAGGGAAACATACCACGCTTACCCCCGAATATGGATTAGAAAATATGAGAATAGCACTAGAATATGTTATAGCCGAATTACAGAAAAATAAAATAAACGCTAAGATACTTCTAGAGACACCCGCAGGACAAGGCACCGAACTTTTAACAGACCTTCACGAATTTCTAGAGTTCTTTAACCAATTCTCAGCGGAACAGAAAAGGCACTTAGGTATATGTCTAGACACCGCTCATATCTGGGCGGCAGGTTATGGATTGAGAGAAGCCCTAACTATGATTACCAGCAGAAACGCCGCCGATTTAATTGCTATACACCTTAATAATAGCAAGGTAGCAAAAGGTAGCCGTGTAGATAGACACGCAACCCTGTTTGATAACGCAGGCACAATACCTCATAACTCTATAATAGAATTCTTGGAATTGTTAGCGAAGCCTATAAAGACACAGATGCCTATTATAATCCTAGAGACACCGTCAGCGAATTATGCTGAAGAACTTATGGTGGTCGCTGCTCGCTTTAGCGTCGCTGCTCGCTTTAGCGTCGCTGCTGTCGCCGCTAGCCTATCTTAAGCCAACTGTCAGGGAACAAATCGTCTGTAATAGTCCCTTTGTAGTGTTCGCCAAACCATTCATTCGGGTAGCAGATAACCGGATTTAGTGAAGACGACAGATAGGCACCGAACCACGAGAAGGTGCTGTTGCCTATGATATAATGCTTAGAAGATGTCATAATTAGCAATTGTTCCCAATCAGGGATACTATCTGCTACTTTTTTATATTTTAAATCTTTACCATATAGTTTCTTGAGAGCCTCATTAATTATCCTATTATAATCATTCACCATCATCCTATCATTCTCTTCGCAGAAATAGAGGATTTCGTAGTCATATATATCAACGCCTTTGCTAACTAGTGCTTTAAAGGCATCTATGTAATACTGTGGCTTCTGGATGGGGTGATACGCACTAAGGTTCTTATAGTCGCCAATACGATAATGGACGGTTATGGTTTTGTTGGCGGTGTATTCGGGATACTTTGTTAAAGTCCTGTTAATATGGTCGTCAATACCTATAATCCTCCTAATCTTGTTGATATTATGCTGGAAATACTTATGACTTTGGAAATAGCCTTCCAATAATGTATCGCCAGTATATACTGGTATTTCCTTGTAATGAAAATAAGGGGCTACATATTTGCTGGTAATCTCTTTCTTGTCGGCTACTTTGTGGCTAATATTGCTAAACAAGGTGTCCCAGTAATATTTACGATACCCCATATCAGTTGCCGTATATAGTATGTAATTATTGGTATTATCTATGTAATACGAGATGGTCGCAAAAATCTTAAACAGTTGATTACCAATCCCGCCATTCACCTCAATCCCTACAAAATTCATTATTTCTATTAGTATTGTATGTGAAGTTATATTTATATATGTTCTATTACTAGTAAAAAATGATTGGTGAAAGTATTTATACTTATATTACAAAAGAAGCGATGATGACCCGTAGCCAAATGAAAAACGCTCTCGTTGCTACTGCTGCCGCTACTGTCCCTCTTGCTTCACCAGTTCCAGCAGCCGCTCCTCCAGCGGTAGCCGTCCCAGTATTCTATCCTAGTATGTTTGACAGATGGGCGATACCTTTCTAAGTTATATCATATATATCTGTATCTATTTTATATTTTTTATTTTTATAGGAACCGATATAGGTATGGGTCTAATGTGTCCTATTTTACAAAGGTTATGATAAAAATTGATTGGTTGGATTAAAAACAATATTACAGCCAACCACAGAAGCAAGGATAAACAAAGCCAAGTTCTACAAAGCAACTAGCAAAAGCCAGCAAAAGCCGTCTTAAAGCCTAACCTTTAGTTCTACAAAATGTCCCTTAATGTCAATCTTCTTATCAAGGAGGCTATCGCTAATATGCCTGACAGTCTCAATACCAAGAAAGAGATTGACGAGTATTACAAGGTTGCGATGAAAGAGATTAATGAGAAGTTGAAGGAAGAGAAGAAGGCGAATAAGAAAACCCAGACGAAAGATAAAGCGGCTCCTAAGAAGCGTGTTAAGAAGACAGCGAAGCCTGTTGAGGTTGATGATGATGGAAATGAGATTGTGAAGGTGAAGAAGCCTCTTAATAAATACCAGATGTTTATCCAGCAGCAGCGTCCTAAGGTGAAAGAGGATTACCCTGAATTGTCTGGTGAAGAAATCTTCAAAAAGATTGCTGAATTGTGGAAGCAGCATAAGGAAGACATTAATAATGGCGATGGCGAGCCTAAGAAGAGCGATAGCGAAGCAGAAGCGGACGAAGCCAAGGCAGCCGAACTAGCCAAAGCAGCCGAAGCGTATATCAATAGTGATGACGAGGATGACAAGGATAACGAAGCAGCCGAAGCAGCCGAAGCGGATGTTAAGACTACTGTGGTAGTTGAGGAAAAGAAAGAAAAGCCTAAGGAGAAGAAAGAAAAGAAGCCGAAGAAGGAAACTTCGTAAATGCTAGAAGACCAGTAAGGGTGGATGGTGTAATATAGGGTAATGTATATGAATGTCTATGAATGTATATGATATATATTTTTTATATTTTGATGATAATCACGGAGAAAATCTTGTAAATATGCCTTAAAAATATAAAAATTGATTATGTCTCCTACAATAGGTAATGTTTAAACATAAACACAAGATGACTACTACTATCGCTATGAAAATCAAGGAGGCGATGGCTAATATGCCTGATACCTATAATACCAAGAAGGAGATTGACGACTATTACAAGGAGGCTATGAAAAAGGCAGCGGAAAATAGCAAGGCTAAGAAAGTCGCTAAGACAGGCGATGATACTGATAAACCTAAAAAGGAACTTAATGGATACCAACTGTTTATGAAAGAACACATTAAAATTGTTAAAGAAGAGAACCCGTCTTTAACAGGACCTGAAGTGTTCTCTAAGATTGCTGAGTTATGGAAGAAGAAGAAAGAAGAGGCTGGAGAAGCGGCGGGAGCAGTGGGAACTAGTGAAACATCTGTTCCTGTAATAGAGGCTGCTGCTACTGTAGTTGCTACGACGGTTCCGGTAGTTGAAGTAGTTGTTAAAGAAGACGCTAAGGCGACTGACGCTAAGGCTGACGATGAAACTGTTGCTAAAACAGAAGTGAAGAAGAAGAAAGCGAAGTAAGCGAAGCGGCGAAGCGGCGAAGCGGCATAGCCGATGTGCTAATATGATGTCTTAGTATATGTATGTATCTATATTATATATTTTTAAATTGTCAAATGCGTATCCTCTTTTATACCTCGCCTATTCTATATAGGCGTTATGCTTATATCCTTTTCTAGGGTATATGTTTTTATTTTTTTATATAATATACTATATATTATAGAAGAGGGGGGGTATAAATAATATGAATGGAAAGAATTGTAAATCTAAAATAAAGGTTAGTAAATATGGTAAAAAGAAAGGAGGAGGCGATGAAGAAGATGTAGTAGAGCAAATAAAGAAAGCAGAACAATTATTTAACGCCGCTTATGATAATAATAAAGAAACGAAACAAAAATTAGAAATATCAAAGGCAGTATTAAAAGAAATAGAAAGAAAAATAGAATTAGAAAAAGAAAGGCTAGTAAGTAGTGTAGTTGCTAATGGAAAACACTTAAGAATAAAAGAAGCAAGGGAACAAGCAATAAATAATTTATCAAAAACTCAAAAATCCAAAATAAATATGCTTTTAAATGAACTAGAAGCAGCAGAAAAAGAGTTAGGAAAAGCAAAAAAAGAAGCAGATAATGCTGAAGAAGTAGAAAAAAAATTATATAATGAATACATAGCAATAATAGAAGCAAATAAACAAGCTATACCGATTGATATTGAAGACAAAGACGCAGATGAAGGTATTTATTCATTTGCCGACGATTACGAGGTATTTTGTTTCTCAGACCTTGAAGGTAATATGCCTGAAAAAATAAAAGAAATAATGTTTGATAAGCAATTTAATTATATAATGCTTAATCAACATAAAAGGGCTATTGTTTTTACCGGCGACTTAATTGACAGAGGACAATATTGTATAAGAAATCTATTAGTAATGTTAAATCTTAAAAAATTTAATAAATTGAATGTTATACTTGCTTGCGGTAATAGAGACCTCAATAAAATAAGGATGTATCACGAATGCTGTATAAAATCAATTGAAGAATTCCTATTAAATAAGACTACCGAGCTAGATATAACTGATATTATTAGACACCTTAAATCTTTGGATAAGATAGAATTTTTAAGCTCTATGGAAACTATAGCAAAAAATATAAATATTAAAGGTATTGTTACTGATAAGGGAAATGTCAAGGCTTTAAATGATGGTACTGTTGATGAAGCTTTTAAACTATCATATTCTGATGAGATAGACCGAATTCCAAAAATGTATGCAAATACATTAGGTTCTCCAAACCAGATTGAGTTTTTTAAAGAAGAATATATAGGGTTATTTAACTTGAATAAAACCATATTTAATGACGATATCACATTATTATATAAGTTTATTGCGATGATGAATATGGTTATGGGAAAAATTTGGTATAATTTACCTGATGTTTTACGACCATATAATGGGTTATATATAAAATATCTACAAAATTGTCATATTATAGCGTCATTTACGATAGGAAATAAACTGTGTTTTGCTTCGCATTCTGGAGTGCCATATTATGAGGATAAAGATGAAGGATATACGCCGCATTTTTATATCCCTAGTAAGATTGGTGAAGAAAATAAAGACTTAAGAGCAGATAATAATATAGATAATATTAGAGGTTTAAACAAGCATTTTAATAAATTTATTCAAAATCCAGATGGAATTGATTATAATAGCCCTGAATATAAAAAATATATAACTATGACGGCTGGTTGTGAGAAAACGGTTAAGCCATATTCGTCTAATGCTTCTCCTATTGTTTCTTCTGTAAATTTAAGTCTTATTCAAGATAAAAGTAAAAAGAGTTTAGAGATTTTTAAAAGAGATGGTGTAGACAAAATTTATAATATTTTCGGGCATCAACCATCAGGATTTTTGCCTTATATTAACAGGGTTGCTAGTGACTATGACGATGCTAGATACGATGCTATATCCTATCATATAGATTTAGATATTTCTAAGGCTGAAAACGCAGGAGGCATATCTAATAAAAAGTCATTTGTTTATCTTAAGATTACTGAAAATGATGATAGATTATATGGAAAGACTGTGTCATCTGTAAAATACATAGCAGCAATAAAAACTATACCAAATAACAAAGACAATACTATAAATTTAAAAAAAATTAGCGACAAAGAGGGTATTATAATTGAATATAGCAAGGTAGGAATTAATTTGGATAATTATTGTCAAAATGGAATAAACGCTATTTATGATGGTATTCCTATTGTCATTTTTACAGTTGATGGTATAAAGCATTATGGAATAAACGCAAGATATTCATTAGTTGAATATAAGGATGAGATATCGGGATTACAACTTACCAAATCAACATCTTCTATACCGCATTCTGCTAACAAGAGTTCTCTTGTAGGCGGCAAAAAGAAGATATACGCAAAGTCTGTAAAACGGTTTATGAATGGTAAAAGGCAAATGGTGATATATCTAGGGAAGCGTGGTTGCGAATATCTCAAGGTTAATGGTGAATATATAAGTCTTGCTAAGTATATAAAGACGGTGAATAAGAAGAAATAAGGTACCAAATCACGCTAAACTATTCTATATATCCTCCTAAAATTACCTAGTATTGCTAAGGATACGACATAAGATAAGAGGTATTGTAAGAAGATGCTTATTATAAGATTATAGAAGCATCTAAGGGGGTGTCTTAACTTAACTTTTATATTCTAAAAACTTTTACAACTTTATATTTTTCTAAAAGTTTCTAACTTATCTAATCTTCCCTAAATATACCTAAGTATTATTCTTTTTAATCTTTATAATACCATTACTAGTAAGAGTGGAATGATATGAGGTGTTATGCGAGAGGATACTAGGTTATGTTATAGAAGATACCTATAATTATTACTTAACTTTTATATTTATAAAACTATTTTATATTTCTAAAAACCTTTACAACTTTATATTTTTCTAAAATACCTAGTATTATACTTTATGGACCCATAAGAGGTTCTAATATACCTAATCACGCTAAACCTAAAATCACCTAGTAATACTAAGGATACAACATAGAGAACATCATTAATGGTAATATAAGTCTCCAACTAATATTCTTGACTTAACCTTTTTTTTAATCTCTCTAACAAAAAATGATTATGTCTTCTACATTTATATAAAGTAGATACCTATCATATACAAAGTATGACTGATACATCAGCATCCGTCGCCGCTACCGCACCATACAAATACACCTTTGAAGACCCCGTCTCGTATTTCACGCCAGTATATGAGAAGGCAGGACATATCTATAAAAACGCCGAGGACAAGCCAGCAACATTTATGGGCTCCCTTAACGCCGGCGACGAACAACTGTATATTGGCGGCGGAGCCATTAACAAAGCATTCAACATCGCAATTAGAACCGACGACTATGACACGACATTATATGATTTGTCTGTAAAGATGCATCTATCCTGCTATATGGATTGCTATAATGTTGAGGAGGAAGAAGACTTAGTCCCTGATATATACTCTAGAACCAAGTATTTAAATAAAGTAAATACTGCGTATTTCAATACTGCGTATTTCAATAATACTAACAAAGCAGGTGCCCTACATCACTTTAACGCCTTTAAGAAGGGCGGCAAATTCGCCGATAACCCATATATCGCAGATATGTATCTGTATGTTAGCGAGAGCCGTCTTACAGACTTTATTAGCAACGGCTTATATCCTGCCGACATCTTCATAGATATTCTTAAAAAGGCTCCTTATAATAATGAGGCAAATAAAGCGATGATATACTGCGTGGGACCGAAAGGGCTGAGAGGGTTGAATGGAATTAAAGGAAAGCACGCTAGCACCACAGACGACTTTAAAGACGCTGTGTATATTGTCGGCAAGAATATAGCGAACGCGATATATCTTTACAATAATAACAATAACACGCCAGATACCGAGAAGATTGACTATGTCCGCATCTGTCTAATATCTGGCGGCAGTTTTAAACACGAAGGCGTCAGCCATATTGAGGTCGCTGAGAGCCTTATTAAAGGGATACACGAAGTTAATGTAATGAAGAAGATTACGAATGTGGTATATAACTTTGCCTACGATAATGACGCTTTTAAACAAGCCTACGATAACTTAGGACTTAAGGACTAGGGCGATATATCTTAGATACGCATCATATTCTTTATCTTTATTTTTATATTCTAGATACTCTTTATAACTTCTAAATATGTGGCGAAGCCGTCGGCAATATTAACTTGATTATTATAACTAGATAAGCGGACATCAAAGTGTATCCAGTTTTTTCTATATTTCACAGGGATAAAGTTCATTAAGAATAGCGAAGCCATCATACCATCGCTATTAACGCATTTATATCCCGAGTTTTTAACATCAGCAATATTAGATTTTATGTAATACATATACTCAACCCACGGAGGCAGCCTTATACTTTTCTCAGCATACTCTTTGTTATACATTTCAATATCCTTAGACAACTTGTCATTCAGGGTAAAATATGTAAAACTGGTATGACAGTGTATCCGCTCAGACCACCCTGTTAAAGTCGCATAGTCAAAGATATAATCAGGCTCATAAGTCTTACAAGCATACGCCAGAGCATCCGCTAGTATCAATCGTCCTTCCGCATCAGTATTCACAATCTCCACGCTAGTCCCATTATAGGATTTAATAACATCATTAGGCTTCACAGCACTACTTGACACTATATTTTCTACTAAAGGACACAAGCAGACTATCCGGTGCTCGCTCTTGCTATCCACAAGATACTTAAACAACCCTAAAGCCAGCGAAGCACCCTCCTTATCCATATACATTTTTTCCATATTCTTTTCTCGCTTCATAGAATACCCTCCAGTATCTATGGTGACGCCTTTGCCTACTAGACAGATTGTTTTCTTGCTATTAGCCGGCTTATAATCTAGCACCAAGAAATGCGGCTTATTACTAGAAGAGCCGCCAACCGCATCAATAAGCCGCAAGCCCATCCGCTTAATATCTGCGTGCCTATAGTTGTTTATTTTAACAGAAGGCGTCTTGCTAAAGAGCCCGCAAGCATACGCTGCGAGCCTTTCGGGCGTAAATATATTAGAAGGCTCGTTTATGATATTACGGGATATATTAGAATAGTTAAGAACATCAAACAGACTGACAATATCTGCTTTGGATAATTGCGGGGCATAAAATGAGATGCTAGTAATGTCATTATTATTACTTTTATATTTAGAGAATACATATAGCCCCTGAATAATCCTATAAATAAATCCCTTAACAAAAGCCTTGGCTAACTTCTGTAAATTAAAAAGAACCTCCTTCTTATTATTTAAAATATCCTTGATACTTATTGAATTTAGTAATATATCTAGATGGTTATTTATTATTATGTCTGCTCCTACTGCCGCCGTCTTCTTCGCTTCGCTCACCGCTTCCGTCCCTACAGTAATGGTGCTATGTTTGTAATTCCCTATCTTTTTATCAATACTATTTATAATATTGATACTCATTCTAATATAAGGGTATTTTATATTATATATCTGTCAATACGAGTTGAGACCCTTTCAATTCATAGACCTTGTCAGCGATTTCTAGTGCCGACTTACGATGTGCTATGATTATCACGGTGCTATTCTGCGTCTTATAGCATTCCTTTATTGTCTGCTGAACCAGTTCTTCGCAATACGGGTCAAGCGCCGATGTCGCCTCGTCAAATATCAGGATTTGCGGCTTTCTAATTACTGCTCTAGCAATTGCTATACGCTGCTTTTGTCCTCCCGAAAGCGAACTAAGTTCGGTGCCTTCAAGGATTGTCTGGTATTGTTTAGGCAGTTTGGATATAAACTCGTGTGCGTTGGCGTTCTTGGCGGCTTCTATGATGCGGCTCTCAAGGTCAGTGGTGCCCGCGCCATCATCGCATATACCAAATGCTATATTATTAGCAATAGTATCCGTAAATAATATGCTATCTTGTGCGACATATCCTATGCGTCTTTTTAGCCATTCGCTATCATAATGGCGAATATCAACCCCGTCAATCGTTATGCTACCGCTAGTGGGTGCCAAGATATTCACTAACAATTTAGAGAGAGTGCTCTTACCGCATCCTGACGCACCCATAATCGCTATCTTCTCTCCTCTGTCAATTCTAAAATTAAAATCAGTTAAGACAGGTTCCGTCGCCTTATCGTATTTAAACGACAGCGAATTAAAGACGATATCGCCTTCCATCCGGTTATCAGCAGGTATATAGTAGCCCTTAGTATATTCAGGCGTATCTAGTATTTTCGTGATACGGAGATAAGGCTCTTTACACTTAAGGAATTCGTTTCGCATATCAAACAAGGTTTTAATGGTAGAATATAGCCCCTGATTATGTAGAATAAAGATAGTTAGCCCTTCAACAGTCCCCAAGTAGTTCGCCGATAATATGATGATTATTGTGGTGATGGTCGGTATATTACAGACCACTAATAGGTTGCTGCCGTATAGCAGGCATTCCTTGTAGTTGTAGTCGGCGATTACATTAGAAAGCAAATTGAATTTATCCTCAGCGTGCCGCTCATTCGCATAAGTTTTCATAATAGATATGTGCGAGATTGTCTCGTGCGTATAGGTGTTGAGTTCCTTATTCAACTCTTCGTGGTTCGCCATTATCTTCTTGTGTATATGCTCGTAGCACGCTGATATCAAATAATTGATTGGGATTAGAATTATAGCGATTGCGGTAAGTTTCCAAGATATGTTAGACAATAGCCAGAAGGTTATAACGACCTCTATGAGAGAGCGAGAGAACACATTAATATTTAGAGAGATGATGTCAGACACCACTCTAGCATCGCTATTCACCCTCTCTAGCAGCCCATTAACAGGCTCTGTCTCATAAAACTTCAAAGGCTGGTTTAATATACGGCGATATATGATACACCTCAGTTTATGGTTCATGGATTTTTGCGAATATACGAACAAGCCGCCACGCAGCGAGATGGCTATCATAGATATCAGGTTCGTATAAAAAAGCATAGATAGGCGTTCGTTCGTAAAATCGCCTATCATCATACGGCTCGTATGTTCGCTCGCTATGACATTATAATAGGAACCTATGCAGCCGCAAAATAACCCTAGGATGCTGTATCTAATGTCATTCCCACACAACTCTATATATCTCTTGAATATTAGCATTTTTATTTAGTATATATGCGGTATGTATTTATATGTATAGGATGATATATGGTTATTTAGATTTGGCTGCTGTTTTGGGTCTTTTAGGTTTAGGCTTTGCTGCTGTTTTGGGTCTTTTAGGTTTAGGCTTGGGTCTTTTGGGTTTGCCTCCTCCCGTTGGTTTATCCACAACATCATACTTTAACTCTTTTTTAAGTAGAAATAGTAAGAAATGTTTTCTATCTTCATCGCATAATAAAGATATATAATTATCGTATTTATCGTCTTTATGTATATATCTTTTAACGGATATGCCTGCTGTTGCCGCTTCTTGTCTAGTTTTAAAGCGATATTTATTTAGAACCCTTGTAAATCTCGTATCTGTTCGTAATTCTAGATATTCTTTTTCGTTTGGCGGTCTTCCTAAATTACCGTGCCCTTTTTTTGCATTCACAACCTCTAACCAAAACCTAGGAATGTTTTTACCATTAGCATATTTTATCTTCTTAAATAGTATTTTCTTAAACATACTTATTAATATTTCGTTAGCAAAAAATGCGTCTTTTGTCATATATTCAAGCACATATTGATATACAAAATTATTATTATTGGAATCATCTGGTTTATAGTGGTTTATTAAATTATCAGACCAATCAGTAGGGAATGCGTTATCGTTAGATATTAACACAAGATTTATATTTTCAATAAATTTCTTTTTTCCATAAGATAATATATACAAGGCTACTATATATTTCATAGATTTCGCAAAGATTAATCGCCGCTTATCGTATTGTTCTTTTGTGTCTTTTCCCTTAGGATGTCCTAAATGCTCTACTTTTTTAGCCCTATCTGTATAAAAGAGTTGGTGATATTCATTCATATCCCCTACTTCTTTTATTCCATCTAATTTAATTAATTGTCCTTTTTCTTTTTTTACTTCTAAAACACTATCCTTACCTATAGCAGTTTCTATAAGCAATTCTTCTAAAGGGTCATATTCCTTTGTAATACCTATCTTTTTAAAAGCAACATCTCTTATTTGTTGGATATAAAAAATGTCGTTTTTATATTTATCTTGCTTAAGAATTAACTCTTCAATCGCCGACAATCGTTCATACATAATTGACAATTTGTCGCTATATAATAGGTAGTCAAATATAGCATTTAGAAAGCATAAACCGTCATCTTTATTGTCAATTAGATATACTTCAGGAGGGTTTCTCACATCTCCTTCTATATCAATTACTACTTCTTCTCTATCATCGGGAGAATTACTCTTAAATGAATGGCTTCCTCTTCTAGCAGACAGGACAGGGGGTGATATTTGGAGTTTATCAACAGCAACAACATTCTTAGGTAGAAGGCTTGGATAAACTCCTCGTTCATATTGTCCTTCCATTGTCTTTTCGCCTAGTATTATTGGAGGTCTATATGCTTGAGGTTGTGCTATGATTGTTTGAGGTAGTTTGTTGGATGCGGCGGATGCTGCGGATGCGGCGGCTGATGTTCTCCTATATAATGTTGAATATGGCGGAGGAGGAGGAAGCGGTGTCTCACTTGGAACAAAACCTCTATTTCTGGGTGCGCCGCTTGCCGGACGAATACCTGCTGATGCTTTAGCAGATTGACGAGGACGAGGACTTATTCCTGCTTCTGCTGCTTCTGCTGCTTCTGCTGCTTCTGCTGCTTCTGCTGCTTGTGCTGCTTGTGCTTCGCGATACCTTCCTATATCTTTCCTTAAAACTGCTGGTTCTATATGTGCTTGCTGTTGTGCGGCTACTTTTGCTGACAGCATTTGCAACCTACTTCCTCTATTTGTAGTGTGTGGTGGTAGTTTATCTTTTGATGCATGTTGTTGATAGAGAGGAATGTCATCAGCCCTTAATATTCTAAGAAGGAATATTTTCTGTGATGATAATCTTGTATCTTTAAAATTTTTCAGTTCAATAAGCCTAGTATTAATATCATCATTATAGTCTTCTGGACGCATTCCTTTTCTCCGGTCTATAAAAAATAATGCATTAGTAACAAGGTCTTCAAACCTCTTTAAACTAGTAAAATATGCCTCGTAATTCTTATAATCTTTCATCTTTATTATTTGTGTTCTTATTTGGGTAATACCCATATATATTCTCACAATTGACATTTTTATAATATTAAAGTCATTTAAACTTCCTTTTAATTGTTCTCTTGTTAGTTTGTCTCTTCTTTCTGCGTTTGCTTTATATTTAATGAGTTCATCATAGTAGTCTTCTACCTTTCTATGATACAAAACTAATAATTCAATAATGTTTAAGTTATCCAACCCCTCAAGTATTCTCATACCATCTTTATCTTTATTAATTGCATCAATTGCCGTCTTTATATTTATATTTATATTTATATTAGGTATTTTAAGTATATTAAAGGCATCACCCCTTCACTCTATATTAAATAAATATATATAAAAATTGAATACCCATTATAACTATTTATATATTATATATAGAATGACCGAAATATACATCTTCATATTTCGCAGAGACTTTCGCATTCACGATAACTTGGCGTTGAATAGGCTGATAGCCGCCGCTAACGCTAATGGGAACAAAGGGATATACCCTATGTTTATATTCAATCCTAAACAGATATACGCCAAGAACAACGAGTATTTTAGCAATAATTGCGTCCAGTTTATGATAGAGAGCCTAGATGATTTGGATAAACATATCCACATAAACTACTATGAGGCTGCGGACATAGATATTTTAACAAAACTTTCTAAGAAATACAAGATAAAGGCTATCGCATATAACAAGGATTATTCGCCATTCGCCATAAAACGAGACAAGGCTATCGCTGATTGGGCGGCGACCGCAGATATCGCTATAATAACCGAAGAAGACTACACGCTATATCCTATGGGAACCATCCTCAATAACAAAGGCGACCCTTATCAAGTATTCACACCATTCTATAAAAAGTCCCTGACAATCAAGGTGCCTGCTCCGGAACCGCTAGATGTTAAGACCATTAATGTAATAAAACATATCAAGAAATTTGACAAGCATAAATATTATGTTGCTAATCCTGATTTGGCGGTAAGAGGCGGGCGAGAGAAGGCTCTAGAGCGATTTAAGAAGATTATGACGGACTATGCGACAACCCGTGATTATCCTGCGATGGATAAGACGACCCGACTAAGTGCCTACATCAAGTTCGGCTGTGTTAGCATTAGAGAGGTCTATTTTAACTATAGCAAAGTTAAGGAATTACAGCGAGAACTATTGTGGCGTGAGTTTTACGCCAACATCCTCTATTATTTCCCGAATGTGCTAGGAAACTCATTTAAGGAACAGTATGATAATGTTAAATGGACGAATAACAAAGAATGGTTTAAACGCTGGTGTAATGGGACTACTGGGTATCTATTGGTAGATGCGGGAATGGCTCAATTAAATAAGACGGGCTGGATGCATAATAGGCTGCGTATGATAACCGCTATGTTTTTAACAAAAGACCTGCTTATTGATTGGCGGTGGGGCGAGAAATACTTTGCGACACGCTTAGTTGATTACGACCCTGCGAGCAATAATGGCGGGTGGCAGTGGTCGGCTAGCACAGGAACTGACGCACAACCATATTTCCGCATATTTAATCCCGAATTACAGTTAAAGAGATACGACAAGAACTACGAGTATATAAGGACTTGGATGCCTAATTACGAGATAGATGCTGTAGAAAAAATAGTAGAACACAAAGAACGCTCTGCAATTGCTATAAGCGAATTTAAGCGGGCTGCGAGCACTTAAGGAACATCTTCAGTTGGTTATTAACATTCCAGATGTGTCTTATAACATTATTACAAAATTCGTGATTAGGCAGATGTTCGGGATGTAGAGTGCTACCTAGTGTTATATCAGTAATTGCTACAGGATATGTTATAACAAATGAATTAACGGCGGCATATATTATGTTATCGGCGGCAGTCCAAGAGTAATACGATAAATCGTAGCGGTCGCTGCCTCCGTCGCTGCCGTCGGCTAACACATATTTATCTAGTATTTTTCTAGCACCTTCACGAGAAACCATATAATAGACAGCACCTGGATACGCCTCGTGTCTCTTTGCTATTATGTCGCCGCCGCTAATGCTACCGCCGCATTCGCTGCCGTCCTTCAAAAAATGCCCGTTATATAACTGTATGACTACAGGATGGCTGCTAGTATATAACTGTAATATCTCAACAACCTCATTATTTTTATTTTGTGCCTCTTCAACATATTTTAGCATCTTTTTAAAGTCTATATTGATAAACTCTATATCATCTTCTAATACGCAGAAATACGGGTCTCCGTCAGCGTATCCTCGTGCTATTGCTTTTAAATGCGACAATATACACGCTATCTCGCAAGGTGTCGTGGTATTGATTGATTCCTCGTTGCGTTTAATGGTATAGTTGTTATCCCTGATGGTTTCAGGGGTCTCCGCTGATATACGATAATTATCTATCTCTTTTTTGTGAAACTGGGCTTCCATATATTTTCTACGGTCAGCGCATTTATCTAGGTTAATCCAGTAATGTTTTAAGTTCATAAGTGTTTATATTGATTTCTTTGTAAATGCTTAAATACTTTATAATCTAAGCATCAATATAAGCAGGGCTTATTAGCGTCCAATTATTTCCATTAAGGTCAGATTTTAAAACATACGATGTGCCTCCGTTTAATTGAGGCAAAGTAATTCCTTGGAAATTAGTAGTATTACTAAGGGTTGAATTACCACTATATTTCATAGTGTCGTTTGCTTTTGCTTCTATATATTGATAAGTACTATCTCTATAAAACTTAATCTCAAATCTTAAATCGCTGCTTGATTCATCTGTTGCCCCGTAGGCATAACCATGCCAACATACAATTCGCAAATGATTACCAATAGCACTATTAAGATATTCATAATTTATTTGATATCCATATCTGTCAGTCCATGCATAATTAAACCGATTGCTAGTATCAAAATCTATCCAACAGTTAGCACTAATCCTTATATTTGTAACTGCGTTTCCAGCCATATTAAATGGAATCACATTTCTATTTAAAGCAAAAGTATAATCAGTATCATCAACTTTAGTATTCAGCAAAACATTAGAAGGTAATGAGGTAACATTAACAGATGTTCTGTTAAGCAGGAACTATAATTGGAGGAAAATCAACTCTTGCTGGCGATACCCCTGTAAAATTACTTGGTATCTTAAATATATTAGTCTTTGTATAACCTAGAGCATTATCATTCCCAAAGTTAAATAGACCACCATCATCGTGTCCCCAATCAACAAAATAGGCATAGCCGTCCCCAGCATCTATTGATGTTAAAATATCCATACCTGTTTGTGTATCTAGTGTTCCTATTGAAGTAACAGAGTTTCCTGTAGTAGCACCATCTAAAAACGACCAAGTATTTACAGTTCTACTAGAGTAATAGAAGTTTAGATTTCTATAATAACTTATAGAACCATCAATTGCGAACAGTTGATTTCCTACGGCATCTTCTTCTGTTCCATTATAACGAGTGAAAGTATCTACAAATGTAACGCTTGTTGCTGATATCATTACACCTGTCGTTAAATTAAAGGTTAGATACATTCCTGTTGTAACACCTGAACCTTTTATAACTAGAACAGAATTAACGCCGTCTGATACAGTTGTTAAGCCATTAGTGATATCCAATCCTGACATAAAGGTTGTTACTGTGCTATTCCAAGCCTGTATCGTTAGCCCATTTATAAGGTAATTTGATGCGGAGAAATACAAGGTTCTTGATGTAGCAGGAAAAGCAACTACAGTTCCGTAATTGAAACTAGACCCTACAGAACCTTGTGGCTGATTATTACCTGCATTAAAAGAAAATATGCTGTTTGTAAATGTGAATTTACCAAATCCATTAGCATCATACAAATTATTTGTATTAGTCCTTGAAATATATCCAAAAAATCCTGTCCCATCCATAAATAGCGTATCGTGGTCGTCATTTGAAATCCAATCGTATCGTTGGGGTGTTCCAAATGTTAGCGTTGAACCATTTAAAGAAAAGCAACTTTGGGCTATTCTACTAATTCTTGTAGAGTTCCTACACGATACCACGATTGTCTGTGCTCCATCGCTTGTTGAAATAGTGTATTTTAGATAAAAAGCAACTCCTGTAAGGCTGCTAAACGAAGCATAAGGTATTTCGTCAATATGTGCTACAGTCGGTAAATATGTAGCCATTATTGCCCCTGAAGCAAGCGTAGTAGTTATGAAAGCCGACTTCTGTTTCCCTCTAAAAGCCGACATACTAATCGTTGTGCCTGTCGCAGGTAATCCCGCAATTCCCGTTGTGAAACCTGTGCCTGAGTTAGTGTAATACTCAGCCATACTGATAGGATTTGTGCCGCCAAACTCCGTTTGTATTTGAGATAGCGATATAGTCCCTGTGCTTGCTAGCGGCATCTTACTTTATTATAATAATTTATAATATAAATAATAAACTTACAATTCTTTCTTTATATAAAAAAATGACACACAGAGTATATTAATACATAACTATATTATATGGCTCTATTTATTGACACAGAGACATCGGGATTACCAGATACCCGCAATCTACGCTGGGGAGTTTATCCTGATTACAAGGATTTAGAGAAGTATGATAGTGCTCGTATAGTTCAGTTCTCTATGTTAATTACAGATACCAAGTTTAAATATGAGGACATCAAGGATTATACCATTAAACGAGAAGGGTTTGACATTACTAATGGGGAGTTCCACGGTATCACCAACGAGATATCTGACACCGTCGGCGTAGATTTTAATATAATAGCCGAAGAGATATTCTACGAGATGTTAAAGAAGACCACGCATATTGTCGCGCATAATGTGGGATTTGATGTGGGTGTCATTAAAGCCGAACTACATCGGCGGAAACTCCAGTATATTATAGATGAGTTAGACAAGAAGACTTTGCTATGTACTATGAAGCACATGAAGCCTATCTTAAAAATCATCAATCAATATGGTAATTACAAGAACCCGTCGCTTAACGAAATATACAGGTTTAATTTTAAAAAAGATGTAGAGAACGCTCACAATTCGCTATACGATGTTAAAAATCTTCATCAGGTCGTAGAATATATGTATAAAAATAAGACGCTAAAATATGAGATACCGAAGGGTAAGGATATTGAGGCGACGCCTAAGGCTACTATGTCTAAGACTATGTCTGCTGATACTAAGGATACCACGGAAACCACAGAGCCGCCAGCATCGCAAGCGTCCCTAGCATCGCAAGCGTCCCTAGCATCGCTCACGACCTAATCCTAGCAGCCCAGAAAGGGTGTTCTTTAGCCATCGCACTATCAAAACTTCCCTCAAAGTATGTCTCGTCTTCTATTATTATTGTTTTGTATAACTTAGATAGAACACTAAGCACGCTTTGGTCGTGCCGGTTATCAATAAAGATGTCGCTTTGTCCGTTCTTATTGTAATGGTCGGTAAATAATAGCGGATTATAATATAATGTGTTTAACCACGAAGATACTAGATTGGTGCTATTAGAATTCTTTTTAAACATCCGGACAGTCGCTATAATCTGTCCGCTTTCTATGATATCGCTACTGTCATTATGTATATTCAAATATTCAAAGATTTCTTTAATAGTCCATTTCTTCTCTATATGCTGGGACATCTGGAATGATATAGCACCTTCCTCGCTATTTTTTAGCATCTCTATATATTCGTTAAATCTCTTGACGCCGTTAGGATTTATATGACACCCAGCATCTAAATATATCAATATGTCGTCATCCTCCATCTTCTCCAGATGTTTATTGATAATATATGGTTTCCATATCCAATACCCACCGCCTCTAGGCTGTTCTAATATGTTTTTAAATCTTTCCTTAAAATCTTCGTCCAAATCTTCGGTTCCATAAGAGGCTACTGTGTCAAACCACCCGCAACTCACAGCCTCATTATGTAGCCTCCTTTTTGTATTAGCGTATTTGCTGTCTCCAAATGTAATAAGATGTATCATAGTGTATCTAAGTATTTATAGAATATAATATTTATATAATATTGTGTATATAGTAATAGTAAAGTTAATGGCTACGATGGAAGAACTGAGACGACACCGCTTTCTTAACTTAACCTTGATAGACCTAGTGCCTACGCTAATAGTTGGGCTAATAATACATTCGTATTTATGGTTATATCCGCTAGAATTGAGCGAAGACCAACAAACCAACCGAACATTCGTTCAATACGCCGCATCATTAGTCCTTATATTAACCACGCTGCTAGGGTTAGGCGTGATAATACATAGAATATTTGGTATTAAGTCGGGATTGTCAGCACATCTAGGATTGAACGGGCTACCTAATAAAAAATAATTTAGTATTGTAGTATTGTAAAGTATGGAACACGACGCAGCGAGAGCAAGCGAAGCAGCGAGAGCAAGCGAAGCAGCGAGAGAACACGAAGCGGAGCGTGTAATAACCCCAGACCGCTTTTTGTCTATATGGATATTCCTGTATTCGCTAGCATACCTCTTCAATCTTGTCCCTTACAACCCGATAATACTGATTTGTATAGCCTTAACATTCTTCGTATTCAGCCTGTTTATCATTATACCTAGGTTGAACGAGCGTTCTCTTCTATTATACTATATAACCATAAATACATTAGGTAAGATGCTACCGTTGCTACTGATTATAAATCACAAATTAACAAATAGCGATATCGTATTCACCGTATCGTTTATCTTAATATATGTAGCATATATGTTGATTGTTAAAGACGATGTCGTGTGCGTCTATCTAGATTATGTGGAGTTCATTATAAATCGTGATAGTTCCCGTGAAGGGGCGATTTATCACTATATAAATCATGTGCTTCCTAATCTAGTATCTTATCGTATCTTAATATTGCCTTAATAAAAGGTGGGTTTTTACTACCAGCAGGATTTGAACCTGCGAGTGCTGAGCACGTGACAGCTTAAGTGTCATGCCTTGGACCAAACTCGGCCATGGTAGCAAAACTCGTAAATGCGAGCAATATTAATTGTAAAAATAAGTTAAAATACGATGGTATATATAACTGAATATATATATTATTTTTTTGGAGTTTTTTAGTTAGATAATTATATATATCCTGTTATTCTTATATGGTTTTATGCGGGGATGCGTGGAGAAAATACCATATAAAAATTATACGCACATATATAAATAATCCTTTATTATGTATATTTACAAAAGTATCTTAGCACTTCTAGTGGTCGCATTTAATACCGCATCGGCATTCTCGTATATCACTAGAAGTTGTAATATAATTAGTAGCGGCAATAGCAACAACATCAGCCTCTTTAATAAACGCAAGATGATACAGGCAGGCAATCTACAAATTGCGGCTGCGGCAGCATTAGGAGACAGCGGCAGCGGAGGCATCGGCGACGATGTGAATATTATGAAGTTGCTAAATTCTAAATTAGACGCCGCCGCCGCTGACGCCGCTGACACTTACTACACATATAATAACACAGTTAGCACAAAGACTAAGGCAAAGATTGATGTGATTGTAGATAATATTATGAAGAATTGTAAGAAGAATGGAAAGAGCACACCAGAAGTTGCTGTTAGAAACTTACAAAAATACTGCTCGCCTACTAATGTAATTAAAAATAAGAGCACAGCGGCTCTGGTATTTTGTTTTCGCAAATGTAAATATTCTTTGTTGCTAGGTGATTTTAGCAACTACGAGACGATAGGATATACGAAGCACGCAGACGAAGCAACGAATAATAGATATTATTATGTTGATATCAAGGTATCCGCCCCATATAAAACTATGCTCCGTAATGGTATTCAATTTAACGATATGTATTATCCAAAGTTAAGAGATTACAATAATACCTGCTATGTAATCTACAAACTGTCGTTCAAGGATTACGAAGATGGTAGCCTATATATTGAAGGACACACCCTCGTTCCGCCACGAACGCAAATCTAATACCATAGCATTCTCTTTTTATTTTTATAGATGGATTTACAAAAAATGATTTTATATAACACATTATTACAGATACAATACAATACAATACAATACAATATGAGTAGGTTAGAACTATTAGAAAGGTGTAAAAGCCTTTCTATTGTTAATTGTAAATCTAAAAATAAAAAACAATTACTAGAACTTATAAATATGAAGATATCACAAGAAGAGATAATAGATACATCAATATCATCGCCATCGCAGACGACCGCCTTAAATGTAATAGACCTATTTTGCGGATGCGGTGGAATGTCTAAAGGCTTAACAGACGCAGGGTTAAATGTAATAGCAGGTATAGATGTATGGGATAAAGCAGTATTAAGTTATAATAAGAATTTTACACACAAAGCATACTGCGAAGACTTAACCCAACTATCTCCTGAAAAGTTTGCCGAATTATACAATAAGGATAATAAGACTGTTGATGTTTTGGTAGGCGGTCCTCCGTGTCAAAGTTTTAGTATTGCTGGAAAGAGAGACAAAGACGACCCTCGTAATGCTCTATTTATGGAATATGTTAAATACCTAGATTACTTTAAACCGAGGGCATTTATTATGGAGAATGTTATAGGTATGCTTTCTAAAAAAACTGCGACCAGCGTAAGCGGCGATAGCGGCGAGAAGGTTATAGATATTATAATGGAACTGCTTAATAAAGAATACAACTGTATAATTACTAAATTATATGCTAGCGATTTTGAGGTTCCGCAGAATAGACGGCGTGTTATCATTATAGGTGTAAGAAAGGATTTGGATATTTACCCAAAAGAGCCTGAACCAATCATAAAATCTGTAGAAGCCCGAATACCTGTAGGAACTGTATTGTTAAGAAAAGATGATGTTGATATAAAAAACTTCCTAAGCGAAAAGGCATTAGCAGGAATAGCAAATAAAAAGGCTGTAAGTAAAGAAAAGGGCTTTGGCTTTGGAGCACAAATACTAGATGTTGATAAGCCGTCCTATACAATCCCTGCGAGATATTGGAAAGACGGCTATGATGCGTTGGTTAAATATGATGACAAGGAGATTAGAAGATTAACAATACTAGAACTAAAGAGAATACAAAGTTTCCCTGATAATTATGTTATAGAAGGCTCCAAAAAAGATATAATAATACAGATAGGAAATGCGGTTGCTTGTAAGTTTGCTTACTATCTTGGTAAATATTTGATTAGAACTCTTAGTCATAATACCTAATCTTTTTTATTTTTATACATTCTATTACATATCATAAAAATTGAATAGAATATATATAATATTTATAGACATACTATATAATTAGAAGATGAATAAGGAAAAAAGATGTCCCGAAGGGAAGGTAGTAAATCCTCTAACAGGGCGTTGTATTGACATAAAGGCTCTTGAGAAGAAGATGAAAAAGATTGAGAAAGACGCTGCCGCCGCCGCTGCTGCTGCTAAGGCTCAAGACGAAGACAGTCCTATTACCGCACAGCCAGAGAATAACAAGAAGTTAATAGACAACCTGAGGATATTAGCAGATTATGAAAGGATTAACAAAGAACCCTTCAAGGTGAAAGCATACGAGAAGGTTATCGGCTCTATAGAACTTCTTGATAAAAATATAGAGACCCTAGAAGATATTAAACTACTTAAGGGAGTGGGTAAGAAGATAGAGGACAAGATAATAGAGTTTCTAAATACAGGGAATATTAGCGAGGTTGTAAGTGTTCTTAATGACCCCAAGTATATTCTAGGTAATAAACTGAAGGGTATCTATGGAGTTGGACCCGCTAAGATAGCCGAACTGATGACAAAAATAGAGAACTTTGAGGAATTGAAAGGACGCCCTGAGTTGCTGAACGACAAACAGAAGATTGGTTTAAAATACTACGATGATATGAACTTGAGGATACCTATGGCGGAAGGCAAGCAACACCTAAAGGTTGTTGGAAAGATACTGAATAACTTGTATAGTGATGGCGACGGGATAGAATTTGAATTCGTAGGCAGTTTTAGGAGAAAGAATAAGGATATGGGAGATATTGATATATTGATTAAAAATCGTAAAGGATTGGTTCTAAAGGATATTATAAAGCAACTAGAAGACAAGTCATACATTATTGAGAAGTTGGCTCAGGGTAATAATAAGTTTATGGGAATATGTAGATTGTCGCCTGAATTACCAGCAAGGCGCATAGACATATTGATAGCCGAGCCCTCGTATTATTACTTTGCGTTGCTCTACTTCACAGGCTCTTATAACTTTAATATTTATATGAGAAAAATAGCATTAACTAAGGGGCTATCGCTGTCTGAATACGGGTTTAAGGCGGCTACGGGAGCGGGAGCGGCGGCGGGAGTTGCTAGTGTTGCTGGAGTTGCTACAAATAAAAACATCATAGATACTAGTGATACTATTAATAGCGAAGAAGACATATTTAAATACTTAGGGATGACTTATGTTGAGCCTCATAAGCGATGAGGCTGAGCCTCATAAGCGATGAAAGGATATAAGAGTATCTAGCACCTAATATAGGCGTGGATATGCGTTGGGATATTATAAATATATGTATAAGATATGATACCTACTGTTATAGATATGTATAGTATATGATACCTAGTGTTATAGATATGTATAGTATATGATACCTAGTAATATATATTACCTTATGATATTAGATATGTATAGTATATGATACCTAGTAATATCTTATGATACTTTTTATTTTTATTTATATAATACCATATTACCACTATCATTACCATAACGATATAAGGTTTATCAGTATAATATATATAACCTCGTCCGCTCACGCCGCTGCCGCCGCTCCCGCCGCTATCGCATAACACAAAAATGTCTATCACTATGTATTCCTATAAGGATGATGCACGCATCATTCTAACGCATATATATGATATCCTTACAAAGGATGCTGATAATGAGATTGATTGTGAATGCGGAGGAATAGACAGGAAGCATTTTAGAGATTACAAGAAAGAGAACTCAGATTATATGTTTATACATCATTTTATTCCGCAGAACGGCAAGTATAATATCAACGATATTGAGATTGAAGTGAGCGATTTTATCTTGAATAACATTATACAGACCTTCACTTTTAAAGATGAGTATTATCATGTTAAAAAGATTGTATTTAAGGCGTCGTCTAAGGACAAGATAACCGCCTTTTTTGAAGAGGCGATTAATAAGAAGTTTAAGGAGAAGAAGGAGAAGTTCGCAGAGGTATCTGGAGACAAGATTATTAAGAAGAAATGGACGGGCTATGGTTGGGTTTATGAATCGTCAATCCCTAAAAGAAGTTTTGACAGTATCTTCTTGAAAGACCAGCATCTAACCAAAATCAAGGAGCCTATTAAGAAGTTCATAAATAAGGAGACATACAAGGCTTATTGTAAGCACGGGATACCTTATAAGATGAATATTATGCTACACGGACCACCTGGTGCCGGCAAGACTTCGCTTATCCACACTATAGCGTCAGAGTGTGAAGCGAACATCTGCGTTCTCAATATTAACGCTGAACTAAAAGAGGAGGCGATGATTGAGGCTATTTCGCAGGTTAATGAGGACGACAAGAAATCTATTCTCGTCCTTGAGGATATTGATTGTATCTTCGTTGATAGAAAGCCTAACGACGGGCTCAAGAATAATATCACGATGAATGGTATCCTCAATTGTCTAGACGGCTTTAACAACCCTGAAGGACTGATTGTTATTATGACAACCAACTTTCCAAAGAATTTAGACGATGCTCTTATGCGATGCGGGAGGATTGACCTAGATATTGAACTGTCTAACCTTGACAAACACCAAGCGAACAAGATGTTTATGTCGTTCTTTAACAACGAGGAATACTTTGAACTTATGTGGGCGAATATCCAGAAATATAATATTGAGCCTGCGACCCTTATACAGTTCTTATTTAATAACAGAGACGAAGAGAATATTTCCACGAAGTTTGAGGACTTCTACAAGTTTCTTTCTAGAAAGTATTCCAAAGATAAGAGCGATATTTATATGTAATCGCTTGTATTATAACACTTATTACTTATTTTTATTATAAGATTACAATATTAGAAGAAGGATGGGCTCGGATGCTAGTAAGGATTACAAAGGTCCCGCTAATCCCGAAACAGATAATAATATATATGTGGTTGAAAAGTTTAAGGATTATATGAATGGAACACAGATTAACCTGTATGATATATGGGTATTAATGGTTGTCTGTATAACAGCGTTGATACTCTTTCTGTCTATTATGGAACTGCTATGGAATATATCATATTATATGAAACGAAGAAAGCGATAATGTGAATAGATATATATATAAGTAATATTTGCTATATCTAATATAATATGAGCGACGCTGCTCTCGCTATCGCTGCTACCAATAACCTAATAATCACCATAGACGCTAGGGAGACCACGCTATATAATGATATTACAGGGCGAGACCTAGATAATTACGCAGAAAAGATAGAGATAGTTAGCGAGAATTTGACGCAAGGCGATATCCATATAACATACAAGAGTTTAAACTATATATTTGAGAGAAAGACGCTAGCCGACCTACAAGCATCCATAGTGGATGGTAGGTATAAAGAGCAGAAAGCCCGTCTATTGTCTAACATCTCACAGAAATACATAACATACATTATTGAAGGCGACACAGTCCTATCATCTAATACTTATTCTAAAAATAAATCTATGATACAAGGTGCCTATTTACATACTATGTTTAGAGACAATATCCGCATTCTATATACTAAGAATATTGAGGAGACGGCTACGCTAATCCTATTGATATCCACGAAAATACTTGACAAACCGGAGAAGTTCTTGTGTGAAGAATACACCGCTGACAAATGCTATACGGATTTTGTGAAACTGAAAAAGAAGAAGATGGATAACATAGATACTAAGTCATGTTTTGTAATGCAACTGTCGCAGATACCTATGATATCTAATGTTATCGCCAAGCATATTCACGCTAAATATGCGTCTATGAGCGTCATCATTAGGGCTCTAGATGTATTAGAGACGCCAGAGCAAAAGATTAAAGAACTGTGTAAAATTGAAGGGGTAGGCAAAGAGAAGGCTTCGCATATTGTTAAATACCTCTTCGCTGTAGATTAATTATCTTTTTTTTATATATAAGATTAAAAAATAAATAATATTAAAAAATAAATGAAAAAAGGATGCAAAGGATATGAACGAAGAGAACGAAAGGATATTAAGGATATTATAAAAGGGTATATTAAGGAATACGCAGAAGCCACTAGCGGTACCGGAGCGTCCATCGCTCCAGACGAACCATTCTATATTGTCAATTTAGATAAGGTTGAAGACCAGTTTAATAAGTGGGTTGAATATTTGCCGAATGTGAAGCCGTATTTTGCGGTTAAGTCTAATCCCGACGACAAGATAATAAGGCTGCTAGCGAAACTCGGCTGCGGATTTGATTGTGCTTCTAAGAGTGAGTTGAAGAATGTGCTAGGCGTCGTCTATAACCCTGACAGGATAATATTTGCGAACCCTTGTAAAGTTTCGTCGCACTTAATGTATGCTCGTGATAATGATATAGCGATGATGACATTTGACAGTATTGAGGAGTTAGAAAAAATCCATAATATATATCCTGAAGCCCAGATATTACTTAGAATAAGCGTAGATGACACGAATAGCCTTTGTAAGTTTAATTCTAAGTTCGGGTGTCCGCAAAGTAATATTATAAAAATATTTGAGAGAGCCAAGAGTTTGCGAATGAACTTAGTGGGTTTCAGTTTCCATGTAGGTAGCGGCTGTAGCGATGCTCGCAGTTTCTACAAGGCTATTGAGGATTGTGCGACGACTTACAAGGCATCTCAAGAATTCGGGTTTAACATAGGCATTATAGATATTGGCGGGGGCTTTCCTGGGGTTGATAGAGGCATCAAGTTCGCCGACATTTGCGATAATATTAATATGGCGATTGCCGACTTTTTCCTATATGAAACCAGCAATAATATCATCAGGTTTATCGCAGAACCAGGACGATACTTCACGGAGGCTACGCATACGCTAGTAATTAATGTTATCGCCAAGAAAAAAGAGGCAGGTGTAATAAAATACTATTTGAGCGACGGTATATACGGGTCGTTCAATTGTATCAACTACGACCACCAGAAGCCCGTGTTAATCCCTTTATTATCCCGTGACGAATATGACCTGTTATATAATAGCACCTTCTTCGGTCCTACTTGCGATAGCCTAGATTGTATATATAAAGATGTGCCTTTTGTGGAACTTAATGTGGGCGAGTGGATATATGTAGAAGACTTCGGCTCATACACGATATCACCTAGTTCGGCTTTTAACGGCTTCTCGGTGACAAATAAAAAATATATCAGCAAATCACGCTAAACCTAGGGAGGATACTAAAATATAAAAATATATACATATATACATATTCATCCCGTGCCTCACGGCTCCCTCTATTAACTGCGTCTAATCCTTAAGTCCTCTTTTAGGTTCTTTAGATAATCTTCACAATTTCTTCTAATAAATCGTCTAGCAGCGGAGGAACTAATTCTTCGTATTTTATGTTAAGCGTCTTATCGCCATAATTTTGCGGCTGTAATCCATTAACTTTAACAGGATAAGCCCAGTGTGATGTTGTTCTTTTATCTGTGAAATACTTCTGTCTTTTTTCTAGCATCTTAGGTGTTAGATTACAGCGAGGCAAATAACTGACATATTGAACTATGCGTTCTTCTTTATTAACACAGCGATTTTTATCGCCATTTCCATATTGATTTTGATGAAATGTTCTTGAATCCCATAATACTAAAGAACCTGCCTTAATAGCAAGAATACGCTTGCTGTCGCTAATCTTATCCAAATATTCCTGCTCTATTAGCAGCCAATCTTTAGTAGATGTTAAATTATATTCTTTCGCATATTCTTCGTGTAATTTGTGGCTACCTTCATACACTACTAGCGTCCTATTAATATTATCTGTGAGAGCCACAAAACCCTGAATACATTTTAAGCCTTTTTTACTAGGCGCTTGGTCTGTATGCGTCCATACACCATCTTTCTTTTTACAATCCGCCGGTATATAACAGGTGCTATCATAACTAACCACCACATCATCTGTCTTCCAAATTTCTTTAAACACATTTTGAACGCTAGGGCGTGTCCTAATAAACCACGAATGCCTTTGGTGTCCTACTTCGTGATATTTAATAATCCCGTGCGGACTGATTTTATTATGCGTCGCCTCTATTTGCGGATGAGACGAAAACCATTCCCGAAAATGTTTTAATGCTGTTTCTACCTCTTCTGTCTCCAGAATACCCTCAATAACACAATAGCCTTTCTCAGCAAGTTCTGCGATATTATCCTGATAACCTGACATATTTGAAGTTGTTAAAGTTGTTGAAGGTGTTGAAGTTGTTGAAGTTGTTAAACTTGCTTGTTTGAATTGCTTGCTAGTTGTTTTTTGAGATGTCGCTGAGAACCTTGTATATAAAAAGCATTACATATAGTCAATTTTTACATATATAAAAAATAATAGAACATATTGTATCATAAGGTATAATAAGGTATTACTAGGTATTACTAGGTATTGTTAGATATCATATCTTATACATCAGGTATCATATATTATACATATCTTATATATATCTAATACATATCCCACCGCATAACCTCGCCTATACTATATAGTATATACCCTTATATCCTAGCGTAGGATGAATATCCCCATTATAGGCATCTTCTATTACCATTATAGGCATCTTCTATTACCCAATCTAGTATTACCTAGTATAAAATGCGGGATATCGCATACTATATAAGGAAATATGCGTAGCATAAATACTCTTAATATATGATGCGCGCTTCGCTGACCCGCATAACACATCAAGAATACTTCTATTACCATTACTGGTATCATAAAGATAAAAAGAATAATACTAGGTATTTTAGCGAATGCTAGAGATACTTAGATAAGTTAGAAACTTTTAGAGAATTTTAGGAAAATAGAAAGTTGTAAAAGTTTTTAGAAATAGTAAAAAGTTTCTAAGTTTATAAAATATAATAAATAATAGTAATACTAGGTAATCTTCTATTACCATTTGTGGTGTTTTCTATGTTGTATCCCTCGCATAAAATAAAGATATACTTCTATTACCATTACTGGTGTCATAAAGAAGAAAAAGAATAATACTAGGTATTTTAGCGAATGCTAGAGAGACTTAGATAAGTTAGAAACTTTTAGGAAAATATAAAGTTGTAAAAATTTTTAGAAAAAGAATAATAGTTTCTAAGTTTATAAAAGATAATAAATAATAGTAATAATTATAGGCATCTTCTATTACCATTTGTGATGTTCTCTATGTCCTATCCCTAGCAATACTAGGCGTCCCCTAATGCTTATATGAATATCGCAGGGTTCTGTGTTAAAAAGTTCCAGTTAATCTTGTTTATTCTCACTATTTTTTTTAGTATATCAGCAGGTAATGCTTCTTCGTGTGCTATCCTTTTAATTAGCAACTTAATAGCAGCAGGCTCTAGAGATAAATTAGACCATCCTCTAATTTTAGAATTAACATAGCCGATGTCATCTTGCTCCGCCGTCTTACCCTGTAAATCAATAGGGTCGTGATTAAGTTTCACGGCATTCCATACGGGTTTAGGGTTCCAAGTGGTGCCTTGTATATTCTCAGGGGCTCTTAGTAATTCTTCGGCTTCAGGGTTATAATTGCTAGATAACTGAACCCAGTCTATTTTAAAGCGATTTTCAGGCAACTTTAATATATCCATAGCACAAGGATTGCTAGATAATACCCTCCAATCTAATTTGTCAAACAAAGGCAACGCCGCAGTTTCTTCAGGCGATAACTGTTCCTTGCTATATTTAGCCTTTATCAATTCAGTCGCCTCGGGATTACCAGATAATGTTCGCCAATCAATCTTCTTATCACGAGGCACCGATGCTAACTCTTCCTTAGATAACTTATTCTCCTCTTTATACTTCTCTTCTAATAACTGGATTGCTTTAGGATTACCCGACAAATTAGACCAACTTATTAAGTGAGGCATCTCTATTAAAAAATCAATCGCATTAATATTGCTAGATAAAGTATCCTTCTCTAACTTGTCAAATGGTATCCCTCTTCTTAATATATACTTCTTTTCTAACATACCCTCAAAAACCGCAACAATCTTCTTACGCATATCGTAAGGCAGTTTTAATATAGGCGCCTTCATCGCCGCAGCTTTCATCTTTCCCTTAATTGTTTCAGGCGATGAATTGATATTTTCCTTAAATACCGATAGATACTTACAAACCTTTCTTAGTTTTTCCTTATTAACATCTAAGAGGGTCGCTGTTATCTCTAGCATCCCGTCATCCTTACACATCAACTCATAGTTGGATATAGAAAGCCTAAGCATCGGGTTGTCTGTCTGTGCTCTATCCTTCATCTTTCTAATTATCTCAATATTGGGCGAAGAAGACGCCTTGTTTAATTCCTCAGCAAGATTAACCCCTAGTAGTTTAGACAAGGTTTTAGATTTATTCTCAGCCTGTTTCTGTAAATAGGTCATCTCTAATATATAAGAATAAAGAAAAAAAGGGCATCCTCTCTTGTAAAAGATTATTTATAGAAATATATATACTATATCTCTAAGTATCTAATGTTCTTATATTTGACATAAAGGTTTCCTTCCAACTTGGTTTAGGTTTTATATCATCCATATAAGAAACTTTTGTATATGGATTAATACTCGTTTTTTATGTATAATACTTATCAAATTAAGTATTTTATGATGATTATAATGATGTGCTATCTTTTTCAAATCCGTATTACTTAACATAATACGGCTTCTGTTGCGTATATTAAAAAATATACATAACATAGTCAATTTTTACCTAAATAGGGATATAAGGATATCCTCAACTATATATAGGGACGCCGCCGCTGCCGCTAAACAAATATAAACCTGCTATTAAGTTGTATCAGGTCATAGTATTTATAAACATTACTTATGTCCTTCAGTTTCCCTGTATCCTGAGAATTCACGATGCCTTTCATTATGTCTTCTATGGTATCTCCGCTAATATTACTGGTTTTTATTATATCATTATAGGTGTAATATGCCTTATTATATTCATCGGCGAACACCTTGTTATTTAAGGTGATATAATATATACTATTGCTATTATAGGCGATTATCTGTTTAACCAATTCAATCGTCTCTTGGTCTTTGTTTATACATTTGTCAGTCTTCTCTGTCTTTGTCTCCCACAACTTCTTTTTGTTGTTTTTGTCATTCTTAATATATGCGATAACCTCAATCGTATTTGTCTTGAGTTTCTTGGTGATTTTAATAGTTGCGTCTAGGTTCGTAGATGTCGCGCTAGCCGTATCGCTCGTCGTCGCAGTATCACTAGCAGTAGCCTTCTTAGGCTTTCTCGTTTTTGCTACAGGCGCTACAGATACTTCCGTTCCCTCCGCTATCACACCTAATGTCTTCGCCGCTACCGCTGCTTTCGCTCCCGTCTTCGCCTTAACCGCTCTAGGCACTTTAGGCTCTTGTAGGATATTGATGAACCTGTCAAACAGCAACTCTTTAACCATCGCCAGTTTTAGATTACCAATCCGGTTTTTCCTGCGTATATCATTTTGATACAAGGGTTTATCTAACAATCCTTTTTCTACATTATTCCAATATTCGTCTCCTTTGTCATATCCAGGAAGCCTCTCCAAGCATAATGCGTAGAGTTGTAATACAGGCTTCATAATCTGGTTGGTAATATAATGTAAATAATCAGGTGTTAAGTTGTTCTGTTCTATATAATCTGGATGTTCTATGCGGTCTCCTTGTAATGATGGTGCCGTCTTAGATACCGCCGATTTATCCGTCTTAATATACACAAAGGGAATACGCTCATTCACTACGGGTCTGTTTCCGGGGTCTCTAGCACCTATTCTGTCCGCTAACACTTTGTGGGCGATTTTAGAGGGGTCTTTATATGAACCTCTTAAACTCTTGGTGATTATTAGGTCTTTCATAGACGACTTGCCTTCCACCAGATTAGACAACTCTTCCTGTAGGAACTCTATGGAACCTTCCAAATCCTGCTTTTCTAATATGATATTTATGACGCCGCCATATATCTTCTTGACTATCTGTGCGTTATCACGGCGTTTCAATACGATACCCATAGACTTCTGCTTGTATTTTGTGGTATCCGTCTCGTATAAGTTGCCGACATATCGCTTCTTGCTGAAGAGAATAAACGGATATAGGCATTTCTCATAGTTCAGTTTCTGCGGACTAGGCATAATGTCAGGGACATTTATATTTCGCTCAACCTCCTTACCAATATCTATAGCAAATTGTAAAGCATCCGTCCCAAATACTGCGTTCCCTGCGGTATCGGCTAAAGGGAATTTACAGAATATAGAATCAGTATCTCCATAAATAACCTCAGCGTTGTATTCTCTTTCCACGAACTCCTTAGCCAACATAATCATATTTCTGCCGGTCGCCGTGGTACAAGCGGCAATCTCCTTTAAGTAGATAGAAGATGTCCTAGCGCCTATCTGCCCGTATAGCGAATTCGCCGTAACCTTGTAGGCGACTTGCATAGCATCCAAGACATCCCGTTCAAACACATTATAGGTATCCTTGATACTCTCTATATTCTCTTTTAATACTGTAATCTTGCTATTAGCCTCTATATTATATACTTCGTAATGGTCGCCACGGTCAGAGCAAATACCTGTGTATGACGCCTTGCCGCTGCCGCCGTCCTTCGTCCTAATCGTCTGGTATTCTATCTTCTTCCTAGTGTTCTTTCGCTGTTTTAGCAACATATCCAAGACATCCGCTATAATACCTTTGCGACCGTCCTTGTATTGGACGAATACACATTCCTTCTCTCCAGTCTTCTTCTTCTTATCTCCAGCACCTTCATACAAATCATAGGATATCGTCTTATACTCTATGTTCGGGTCTTCTACTCGGTATTTCTCGTCCATCAAGTAGCAATCGTGCGACAGATTACAGGATATCATAGAGGATGGATAAAGAGAACCGTAATCAAATACCACTATCGGCTCGTTCAAATATATCCCTTCTTTCGGCTCCAGCACAACGGCACCCTCGTATCCGCTATCGTCCAACTGCTCCTCCATATTCTCACGATAGGATTTAATGGTAGGTATCAGGTATTCACGCTCCATACACTCTTTGGCGATTAGAGAGAAAATCTTGATACCTTGCCCTCTGCGAAATAGGAAATTGAGAGGCACGAGACATACATTACCCATACCAATATTATTCTCTAGAATTTTCAATTTATGTATCAGCCTATTCACCAGACAGCAATCCTGAATACAGTATTTGGCGATTACGCATCTGTCCTCGCTACTTCCCTTAAACTTGTCAAAAATCTCTTGCGGCTTCAAGTCATTCTTGTTATCTCCTAAGAATATTGACGCTACATTATCCAGTTTATAACTGTCTAACTTCTGGTCTCTTTGCATAACCTTCAGCAAATCTATAAGCACCGTTCCGTCAAAATCTATGTATCTCAATATATTATCTCCTAGTGCCGAAGAAGACAACTTCAATTCCACTAGCGACGCTTTGCGTGTTATCAATCGCCCAAAGCCTACGGAAAACTCCTCCATAATATTCAGTTCCGTCGCCCTGTCCCAAATGTATTCCATATCAAAACCGAATATATTATAGCCAGTAATAATGTCGGAGTTCAACCTATTCATCAGTTCCTTCCATTTAAGAAGAACCTCCTTCTCGGTATCATAATGCTCCACATCGCATCCCTCAATCTTATCGCAACTGTTAAGCGATATGATGTTCTTATATACGATGTTGTCGGAGCCGTAGATATGGACGGTGGTTCCTATCTGGATTATCTTGTCTCCCTCAAGGGCTACCAGATTTTTAGTTAAAATCTCGGTAAGTTTTAACTCGTGGGCGTTCAATTCCCTAACGGTCATACGGGTTCCTTTCATATCGTCGGCGTCCGCGTCCGCGTCGCTATCACCGTCATCCGCTGCATCTCCGTCATCCACAGCATCGCCACTACCGCCGCTACTAGGCGTCTTCTTAATAGACGAAGCAATAATATCCAGTATCTCTAAGATTTTTGGTATATGCGGCTCTATCTTTCCCTGTATGGATGCTATATAGGTGCCTGTTATCCGGTTCTTAGCATATACACGGTTAATCTTCACATCCTTTGCGGCATCTATAATAGCGTCTTCGTAATAGATGGTTCTCAGCCAATCTACAATATTCTCAGGCGTATATTTATAGCCCTGCTTAGCAACCATAGCGAGGTCTTGAGCGACCTTGCTGTAATTCTTCTTAGGCACAGGGAAATCACCGTGGCTACTAGAACACTCAATATCAAAAGATGTTATCAGCAGCGGTGCGATTTTATTCACCTGTATAGGCATAATGTTCTTATACTCCGTCTCTATATTGTAATCACACCGGCTGATATCGTCGCCCATCTCGTAGGCACCTTTCTCTATTCTTACCCAATCGCACGGACGGATGTTCTGCGTATGGATGTATTTCAAGAATGGGTCAATATTGGTCTCATACATTTTAAAATCACTCTTCTCAAGGCTTTTAAAGTAATACTTGAGGCTGTTATATAACTTCAGCGATTTAACGGATACCTTCAAGAAACGGAATATCTTGTCGTTTGTAAAACCCCAGAAGTCCTTCTTTCGCACCACTTTCATACTAACAAAGTGCGTATCCAGAGCCCGTGGAATAATCTTCTTGTTATACTCGGTCTTCTTGCCGTTGCTGTTAAAGACGCACACATAACTCTCGTTCATCATAACCTCGTTTAACTCATCCACCTTAGCCTTAAAGGCATTCTTCCCAAGCCCCTCCCATTTCTCAGGCGGCTTAATGTAGAAATAAGGGACGAAGTTATTAACCTTCACGCAATATGTAGCGCCGACAGCAGAGGTGCCGTAAATGAGAAGAGAATAGAAGTCTGTAGCGTCCTTCTGGATGTTCGCTTTATCCGATTCGGGGTCATATATGTCGGTAATCTGGAACTCTATGGCGTCTTCGTGGTTATTTAGCGGTTCGTGTTCTTTTCTTGGAAATTCCATTATAATTGCTTATATGATTTAATTATTTAAATACAAATCATTTTTTAATTTATTCTAATAGAATAAAATATACTTGGTTATTATGGATATAAGTTTGGAAGGTATCATTATTTTAATAATAACAATCGCAGGTGTCTATTATATATATAATTATTACCTAAATGAAGGGCTAATAAAAGTTAAGAGTGCCGTAGATAACGAAGAATACACAGTTCAACTTAAAGACGATGCTAAGGAGGCTGCCGATTTAATCGCTACCATAAAAAACAAATTAAAGACGCTATTAGAGCATTTAGAGAAAACTTACGGGGCTAGCGATAATCGTGTGGAGATGCTAAAAGACAACTATAAACCTGACAGGTTGAGCGAGGGCGTTGATACACCGGGCTATACCAGTTATTCTGTCAATAAAGGCGAGCAGATTGTATTGTGCCTTAGGAACAGGGACAAACTGATGGATATTAACACGATGACCTTTGTGGTATTACACGAGTTCGCACATTTGGCGACGGAGAGCATCGGGCATACCGAGGAGTTTTGGACGAACTTTAAGTGGATACTAGAAGAAGCCGTGAATATCGGCATATATACACGACAGGACTTTAAAAATAAGAATGTGGATTATTGCGGTATTAAGATAACCTCGTCGCCTCTGTAAATATATAAATATATATAAGATATTGACAATTATTAAAATAATATGACGAATATGACGAATAATACTTGTGTCAATATGTCGGTCTTTGACGATGGCTTTAGCGACGAAGGCGGCTTTAGCGGCTTTAGCGGCTTTAGCGGCTTTAGCGGCACCTATGCTAAGCAGTCCTCCCTAGCAATACCGGCTTCGCCTGCTAATAACCATAACTACGACTACAATCAATTTGAGATGTTCTATATATTCTTTATAATGTTAATGCCTTTTAGTAAGAAATATGCGCCTCTCATTAAGAGTGATGTGGTTCGCCGGAAAATCAATCAATATACGAATTGGAATTTATTGATGATATTGGCGAATTACGCCTTATATAATGGGTGGGGCATAGATAACCACATAATATCAAGGTTTATCGCAATCAACTCTATACAGATTATGACATTATTTCATCTGTTTATTATGTATGATAGTAATGTGTTGTTTTGCGTGATGAACGATGAGCCCGTATTGCTAAAGCACTTTATATGCCGCCGAATTTCTGTTAGCAACTTGGTGCGTCTAGAATACCTCGTCGGTAATATAGTAGTCCATATATTACCTGTATATTTCTACAGGGATTATTTGTTTCTAGCCGCCGAATTGGATATGCTTCCTTATATAATAATGTTTAAATTTATGTGGGTTCTAAATATATTCGGCGACTTTAACATAACCTCAATCTATGTGCCGTCTTTTGACGGGTGTAATGTTAGACTGGTGAATATCGTGGTTATCGTGGATTTTATAACATACAAGGTTCTCAACTCGTTTATAAACTCGTACTCGTTTATATATAAATACAAATTGTATTAAATACATTAATGATACCTAGAATTATTCACCAAACTTGGAGGGACAAGAACCTCCCGCCAATCATCTATAAGTTAGTGAGCGAGAACATCGCTTTCTTAAAAGCGAATGGATATGAACTGATGTTTTGGACGGACGAGATGATATTAAAACTGATAGCCGAGGAATACCCGAATTTCTATAACATTTATAAATTAGCCCGCACAGGAGTACAGAAGGGCGACATCGCCCGCATCATCCTAGTATATCATTACGGCGGCATCTATATTGACCTAGATGTCCTCATATTAAGGGACTTCGCCGAGATACTAGATATGGACGCCGATAAACTCTATATTACCTACGAACCGTCCGGACAGACAAACGCCTTATATAATAGCGACAAATACCTTTGTAATGCGTTCTTTGCGGCGAACAAGAATAACAAGATGCTTAAAGTTATATTAAATAACATTCCAGAAAATATTAAGAATTATACTGAGAATATCTTTGCTAGATTTGATGTATTCGGCGGAGCCTATTTTAAGGAGATTATCACAGCCCCTATTAATACGATGTTTATAGACGATGTGTGTATCATTAATGATAGGGAACTCTTTTATCCTATAAACGACCCGAAGTTTGCCGATATGCCTTTTACCGTAGGCGACTGGACGAAGTTGAAGACAGGCAATTACGGAACCAATACTATTATGGTTCATTATTGGATACACGGAGACTTCGAGTCAAGGGCTCTGCTAACCACCTTTGTCCCTGAGATGAATAAGACGATACACGAGAATATGTATGGCTTTTTCTCTAGACTGTATCCGCATATAGCAAAAAAAATTGATAGTATATAATAGGATATACATTATTATACTTGAATGTATAAGTATAAGTATTTATTGCTAATACTTGTTAATATCAGTATGCGATTTGTAAGAGGCTTCACTTATATCAACATAGTTAAAAAAACCATACTCCACGATACCAAGATGCCTTCTATATATCTAGAGAATGGGTTCTTTGGAGACGCTTATCACGGCACCAGCGGCAGCGGCGACCCAAAGTTTAAGAATAAGTTTTTTTCTGCGGAGCACATATTCCCACAATCCCTACTTAATAATAAACACACAAACGACATGCACAATATAGTAAAGACCTTGAATACGCTAAATGTTAATCGGTCTAACTATATGTTCGTAGAAGATACCAAAATTAATATGAAAGATAAGAATTGGGCTGAGTTAGATTTCGGCAACTATGTTAATCACAAGAACAAAGTGTTTGTCCCCAACGACTATTCTCGTGGTTTTATATCCAGAGCAATCCTCTATATGTGCTGGGAGTATGATTACAGCCATAAGAAGGTTATAGATACGGACTTGCTGATTAAATGGTATTTCCAGTATCCGCCCCTAAAAGAAGAGCGATACCATAACGAGATTATACACAGGATACAGAGGAAACACAATATATTTATCACAAACTATAATAAGAAAAATAATGTTATCATTAAGTTCATAAATAAGTTATAAGAATAATATCTATAATATGTAGAATAGTATGGAAATTGCTAACATACTACTAAATGCTATCTTGGTGAATGAAGGTGTTCGCTCTGCGATGCTAATTCAACCCGCTGATTATAGCGAGCGAACAGGGAAGGATAAGAAGACATCTTCTTTTGTATCTAAAATTAAAAAACTATTTCCAGCATTACAATCAAGCGATACTTATGATATTTATCAAGGAACAATAATTTCCAAAAAGTCTTATGACGGCAAGGTTATATCACTAGGTAAGATGGGGGAAATACTAGGCTATCCTTGCTATGCTGATTTTGAAACATTAAATAGAGACGAACCGCTGTTTAATGTTAAACTAGTAGTATCATTTGGTAATGAAGAAATAGAATTGTTTAATAACATTTGTAAGGATAAAAAGACTGCGACGAGTGGAACGAGTGGAACGAAAGCGTTATCTAAGAAGGCTTTTGAAGCATTAACAAATGTTAAATACAAGGGTATCTTAGATGAACTTAAGATAAAGAAGATAGATAAGGTTTTTGTAGATATTGAAACTATAATCCCGACGCAACACATTATAAATAAGTTGATAAGTAAAAAGAAGATAGTAAGCGAGGAATTAGATGTAATTAGAAGTGTATTTTATAATATGGGATTTACTGAAAGATTATCAGCGTATGAATTCCAATTTGATAACCCAATCCATATAGGCATATTACTAGATGTATTGGTGAAAGAGAAATACGATTTATTATCTCCTTTTTATCCGCTACAAGACTATCCTAAACAATCAGGAGAGGTTGATAGGATAACTACCGAGTTAGAGAATGCTATGATAGATATCCTAGATAAAACCAAAACAAAAGCATCCTCTAAAACTAGAACAAGTTAAAATAAGTTTCTTATATAAAAATTGATACATTCTATATATTACAGAGTTATAACATAAGTATAATGAGCGATGTTAATGATGCTAGTAATGCTACTGAAGAACCTGTAGTAGTCGCTCTGGCTACGCCCGTCGTCGCCACAGAAGCCGACATCGCTCTTACACCGCTTACGCCGCCATCGCCGCTTACGCCGCTATCGCAGCCTACGCTTAACGCAAAGCAACAATTAGCAGTCTCCCAGACGATGAATGGGGGCAATATATTACTAACAGGTCCCGCAGGAACCGGCAAATCATTCACTATTAAATATATTATAGAGTTGCTAAAAGCCAATAATAAGAATGTGGGTCTCACAGCGACAACAGGGACGGCTGCTTTTATTATCGGCGGACAGACAATCCATTCTTATATGGGTATGGGGATAGGCGAAGAGAGCACCGCTGATATCTTTATAAAGATTAAGAAGAAGGCTGGTATATACAGGACGCTAGTAGAACTAGATGTGCTTATAATTGACGAGGTATCTATGCTGGACGCTGCGCTATTAGAGAAGATATCTAGCATCCTTTGCTATGTTAAATCGCACAGTTTGAAAGATACAGAGTTGCTTAATAAACCTTTTGGCGGGATACAAGTTATTTTTATCGGGGACTTCTGTCAGTTAGCACCTGTTAAGGGATTTTACTGTTTCCTATCTAAACTGTGGATTGAAGCGGACATTAAGGTAATTATGCTAGACGAACTGGTAAGACAGAATGACGACTTGCTATTCCAGCAAATACTACAAATAATCAGGAAAGGCAAATGCACCGACAATATCTTGAAGGTTCTTAATGCCCTAAAGGATACGCAATTTGAAGACGAAATAATACCCACCAAACTATACCCTAAAAATGTGAATGTTGATAAAATAAATGAGATGGAGATAGAGAAACTCAAGAAGGCTGGTAATAAAACTGTGATATACAAGGCAATCGCAGGCGGCGGCAGCAGCGCCGCACAGGCAACGGGTATCAATAAATACGATGTTGAGTTGGTGGAGAATTCGCAAGTAATCATCACTAGAAATATTGATATTACGGGAGGGCTCGTTAATGGAACACGAGGTATTGTTAAACATCTACACAAGGACTTTGTAATAATCAAGGATACGCAAGGTAATAACCATAGCATAGTGTATTACAAGGATATTTTAGAGGGCAGCGGCGGCGGCGGAGCGAAGAAGTCCGCTAAGGCTGCCGACAAATCGCATATTCTACATATGCCTTTAAAGGTATCCTATGCGTTGTCTATTCACAAATCACAGGGTATGACGATAGATGCTATGGAGATTGATTTGGGCGACAATATATTCACTTGCGGTCAAGGATATACCGCTCTATCACGAGCAAAAAGCCTAAGGAGCATTAGGGTTATAGATGTATCCAATCAATCCTTTAAAATAAATCCCTTTGTGAAAGCGTTCTACAATAATATTATAAAGTTATAAGATAAGATATATTTATGAAAATAACAAAGATAACTAGGATAGGCACCTATAAAACAGGCTTTAAATATTACAAGAACAAGGTGGAGATAACGAATGCCGACGATATAGAAAAGATAAAGTTGCTGAAGATACCGCCTGCTTATGAGAATGTATCTATATTAAATGACAAGAAGATTATAGCATACGGGTATGATAGCAAGAATAGAAAGCAGGTATTATATCAGCCTGCTTTTATCGCTAAACAGACAGCCAAGAAATACGATAAGATATCCACATCTATTAAATTTTTTTCCAAATTAAAGAAGAAGATAGCGACGGATTTAGGTAGCGGTAGCGGGGGCGACGAAAAGATACTAGCAATCGCCGTAATCATCACGCTTATATTAACTTGCGGCTTTAGGATAGGCAATAAGAAATACGAGAAGGACAATAATTCTGTAGGTTTAACTACTTTAAAATACAAGCATTTAAAGTTTGATAATGAAAAGCAAGGCGTCCTTTTAATAGATTTTATAGGTAAGAAAGGTGTTCGTAATGTAGCCGAATGTGATAACAAGATAATATATGAGTATATGTATAATAAATATATGAAAGCGACGGCGACGACTACGGCTGGAGCCGCTGGCGATGCTAGCAAAGAAGGCTATGTTTTTTGTTATGATGGGGCGAAAGTGATAACCTCTAGTGATGTTAATGAATATTTAAGAGTTATTAGTAGCCAGTATTCAGGGAAGGGGGCTGAGCCTATAATAATAACCACAAAGGATTTGCGAACTTGGAATGCTAATACGCTTTTTTTAATCTATTATAAGAAATTAAGGAAATCTAGAGGTCGCAGAAAGGACGCTAAGGACGCCGCTGACGCTGACGCCGCTGCTGATTTAAAAACCATCAATAAGGACATTAAAACCGCTATTGAGATGGTCTCCGCAAAACTACATAACAGTTATAGTATTTGTAAGAAGAGTTATATAGACCCGAAGATAATTGAGGATTTATTGAGGGACGCTAAGTAATAATAGTAAAAATTGATTTATTTTTATCATAATATAAGATTTATATAATATAGAATAAATATAGAATGGATATCAACATCGTTATCGCAAATCTAAAGGATATGCTTAAAAGCCGTGGAGATGACATCACATTATTTGAGGAACACGAGGCATCCATAGAAAAGGACAAGTATGAAAGGGATGCTAGTTGTATAGAGTATGAAACCTCTAATACCACGCTGATATTTGCTCTAACAAAGCAGACACGAAAAAATATCATACTGGAATTAAAAGAGGATTTGAAGGACGACACGGGCACGCAAGGCACACTAGGTTTTGTCAAGAAACACCGAGGAAAGCATAACATCATCCTTATATTCAATAATGATACTGTATCGCTGCCTCTAATATCGCAGTTAAACAAGTATGACAAGATATTCCAGAAAAACGGCGGAATGCTCCAGTATTTCCAAGTGAAACAACTTATGTTTAACCCCACGAAGCACGAGTATGTCCCGCAGCATATTAAACTAGCCGAGAGCGAAGTCGGCGACTTTATGAAAAAGTATATGATACGAAGCAAACTGGATATGTCCCGCATATACCCAAACGACCCTATCGCTAAATGGCTCGGGTTAAAATACGGAGACATCGTGAAAATAATTCGCTATAACGAGAATAGCGGACAATCGTTTTATTACAGGTCTTGCTTTTAACTAAAATAAAATATATATAGTAATAGAGGACATATTAAATGACAACAACATTAAAAAACAACTATATAGGCAAGTTTGACGAAAAACTGAAGATATATGATAGTATTTTTTTTAAGTCCATAGACGGGAGCGGAATATTACTAGCGGAGGCTAGCAAGATAACTGAGCCGAATGGTTTAAGAATACCGACAAATAAGAACGCTACCACATATAGTGCCGCGCAATTCACCAACTTCATAAGAAATATCGTTAATTTTAACATTAAGAACTTTAATATGCTAGACGATAGGGACAATAATATGGGATTTGTAAGCAGAACTATAGGGCGTAATGGAACGCCCGCTTACATTTTTAACGAGAATGTTAAAACCAATATTATAGAGACCCTGAAGGTTGTTAATGTCTTCGTGGATATACTAGAAGCCTACAAGTATTGTATAGATAACAAAGAGAAGGACGCTACAACCCCTTTTGACACAGGCTTCACAGTAGATACGCCAATAGACCGTATTGAAATAGTATCGGGAAAGACGAGGTTTTATGATGCCGCGGTAACACCATCAAGTATGATACCAGCGAGCACCGTATTAAACGCAGGGTATATAAGGCGTATTAAGGAATACGATGGAGCCGATAAAGATATCACGGTGCTATACCTGTCAATCCAAAGTTTTAATACTGGTATGGTTGATGCGAAATATAATTACAATAATCTCTTTAACAAAACAAAAGGGGATGTCGCATTTGACACCACGCCTGCTAATATATTAAATACGGCGGCTAAAGAAGGGCTGTCAACAGCACTCCCGCTAGCAACCCGTGAATATCCCCGACAAGTATATAGTGGAGTTATACACGACCCTAAGGCAATCTCTAACATAACTTTAGAGAACCGCAACAAGCAACTCATCACCTTATTATTGAAGACGCTGTATAACCTTGATATGAACTTTCGCACCCAGAGCGTCTATGCCTTATACTATTATTACAAGTTCGTCCAATTATATTCAGGACTTGTCATAAATGTCTCTAATGTTATGTATGCTGATTTAACTATTACGAGCCCGCTAAGGATTGATACACGGAATATGACGACTGGCAAAGCAAAACTTGGAGTATCAGGGATTGAGTTGGTGGGTTCCAATTATGTTTATAGTGCTGTTCCTACACTAGCACAATCGGGCTCAACAGGTGGCGGGACTATAACTGCTGCTGATATTACAGTAGTGAGTGCTAGCACAGCCGCTGGCGGTAGCGGTAGCGTAGTTAATATTGCGAAAGGAGGCACCGGATTTACTGAAGCACCTACTATAAATGTGTCTGGCGGGACACTTGCTAGCGGCGCAGCAGCAACGGCAAAAGCAACAATAGTCCCTATCGCTATAGAATATACATCACGAACAAACGAGGGAAATATAGACAAGTTGAGGGATGTTATGACAGAGATTAGCGATGCGCTGTCTGAACTCATTACAGATATCTCTAAATATACGGCAAATAGCGATACATCTCAAGTGATTTGCACCGCATATCCGGACGCTAACCCGACGACCGCATCATTCTCAACGGATAACAAGGTTATTATTAATATCACGAAGCCCTGTTTGATATCGGCGCTGAATAAGCGTAGTGAAAAAGATGATTTGGTGAATGACTTTACAGTTTATGACGATAATAACAAGATTTATTATAGTATTATAAGGATTAACAACGAAGATACCGCAAACTTTAAAATAGAGATTAATGCGGTTTTTACCGCTGACGATATTTTAGAAAAAGACATAGATACCAAGATATTTAAGAAAAGTGATGGGAGCATTATTACTAAGCCTGCTACGGCGGTTGCGACAGCAAGTATCACAACAGGTAATGCCGAGTTTCTTAAAATTCGCCGCAAGGACATTAACGCCTACAAGACCGAGTATATATATAACAGGAATGACCTTGAGAAGTTGAATGAGAATATAGGGTATAACAGTAGCAAGGTTACGCACCAGACCAACCAATACCAAGCCCAGTTCAATAAGAACCAGTTTTTAGAGAGGCAAATCCTAACATACAATATCATACTGGCGATTATATTGGTGGTATTGGTGGGTATTAATGTGGTGAATATTGACAGGCAACTAGTTAAGACGATATCGCTATCTTGCCTAGGAACCATCGTGCTGTTATTTATAATTTACTTTATATCCAATATAACATACATAGAGACCTTTGTAGCATCCACAGATGCTTTAATAGTTATAACGAAGGGGCACTATGACGACAAGATAAACAAGTTAAACCCTACCAGTTATAATAACCAGAAACTGAATACTCTAAAGAATGAAGTGGATAAGTTAAATGCTAAGTTTATCAGTTATTTTGAGAAGATAATCATTACGCTACCTTCCACGGATAACCTAGACTTTTACAGGGAGATTAAAGATGTCATCACGAATGACAGGGATAACAAGCAGTTCATCAACAAACGCCTAGAATACAATAAGTCGCAGAATAGTAATGACATTAACTCGCTAAAATACGAGTTAGAGAACAACAAGTTGTATATCAACACGCTCTTAATATCGGCTATCATATTCGTAGGGCTATATAACCTGTATATTAACTATGCGACGAGCGATAAATACCTGTCATTACTGCTATTCGTAAGCGTCATTATATTCATAGTCATCCTAGCATATTACATAATAACGGCAAATAGACGGGTTAAAACGGTCTTTAAGAATGTATATTGGGGTCCCGAGTTTTCCAAGCGTTTCTAAATGATATCCTATTTTATTTTTATTATAAATTATATAAAAAGGTTATAATCTATATTATCTATAATCTTAAATGACGATTGAGAGCGAAGACGATGAGAACGATGAATATACCGATAATGACGATTATAGCAGCGGAGAGGTCTATGAATGCGAAGCGTGCGAAGCGTGCGAGTGCGAAGATGAGGACGACGAGGACGACGAGGACGATGAGGACGACGAGGACTGCGAAGAGGACTGTGATGAACCCGCTGGTGGGTTTTTTAGTAAATACGCAGAAGCGGCAGCCGAGGCACCTAAGCAGCCTAAACCATCTAAACCATCTAAGGTAGCAAAGCCGCCTGAACCAGAGGAGCGAGAGCCCGTGGAGCAGCGAGAGCGTGGTATCTTCTTAATATTAAAGAAGGCACCTAAAAACGATATAAAGAAAGCGATTAAAAAGGTTAAATACAACTTCTATAAGAAATATAATAATGACGAGAAGAAATACTTTGATTTGTTATCAGCGAAGGAGCAAGAGAAGATAAGTATGCTAGAGGACAAGTTGGTAGCATCCAGTAAGAAGACCCTCGCCGTCCCTATGCGTTTTAAGATATTAGATTTAGATATTAACGAGCGAACTAAGCGCAGCATCATATATAAACTAGAGTGTTTAAGCCGTATGTCATCAACATCTGGCGAATTCCACAAAATATCCAACTGGCTCGGTATATTGAATGATATGCCTTTTAATAAATACTTTAGGGTGCCTGTAAAGAATACTGACGGGAACGACAAGATATGTGCCTTTCTTAGCGGTATTCGTGAGCGAATGAATAACAGTATATACGGACACAAGGAGGCTAAGGAGCAGATAATACGAGTATTAGCCCAATTAATATCATTCCCGAAAGCAAATGGGTATATCATCGGGATACAAGGTGCCGCAGGTATCGGTAAGACGAAGTTGATTAAGGAGGGCATCTGTAATGCCCTTGATTATCCTAATGCGTTTATATCGTTGAGCGGAACGGACGACGCCTCGTTTTTAAGGGGACACTCTTATACTTACGAGGGCGCCACTTATGGGAAGATATGCGAATCGCTTATTAAGACGGGTATTATGAACCCGCTTTTGTTATTTGACGAATTAGACAAGGTATCCGACACATATAAGGGGCAGGAAATCATAAACACCTTAATTCATATAACAGACCCCGTCCAGAACGACAAATTCACAGACAGATACTTTGAGGAGATTGATTTGGATATATCCCGTTCTATGATAGTATTTACCTTTAATGACGAGACGCTTATTAACCCTATTTTAAAAGATAGGATGATTGTGATAAATGTTAAGGGCTACAACAATCAGGAAAAGGTGGTGCTAGCGAAGGACTATCTAATACCTGAGATACTGGCTCAATACAATCTCAAGAAAGGTGATATAATATTCAGCGAAGAGGTGTTAGCACATATTATAGATAATGTTGAGAGGGAAGAAGGCGTCCGCAATTTGAAGCGGGCAATCAACAATCTAATATCGTGGATTAATATGATGCGATATGTGTCTATAGATAATGTTATGATAAGTATTCCCTTTGATATTGATATCAAGTTTTACGATAAATACTGCGGGGTGTCTAATAATACTATGCGAAAGGATGTCTTACACTCGCTATATTTATAAATATAATTATAATAATCTAGTGTATTTATTAAGAATTATGAGTGATACCGTGAAACCTAGGACAAGGACAAGGACAAGGGCTAGAATGGGAACAAATGCTGCTACTCTTGTTAGAGCCATTAGTGCGAAAGGGATTGAAAGAAGTGCCTTGAGCGGCTTGAGTGCGATGAGTTTGAGAAGCCCGATGAGCCCCTTAAGCCCGATGAGCCCTGCGAGCCCGTCAATAGGTGCCGTTAAAGCAAAGAGCAAATGTAATAATGATATTACAACGAGAAAGAAGCACAGTAGTTTTATATTTTTCGGCTGCTGGAATAATGTGAATTGCGAGAAGGAATTCATATATCGTGATATTGTGTTAGATTATATACACAGAAACGAGGCTGCTGTAAAGCAATTATATATAGCAGGGGACAACTGGTACACGAATGCTGCGAAGATAAACGCTAAGAACTTTAAGGTTTATCTTACTGATATTTTAACTAGAGGATATGACAAACTATATTCTATGAAAAAAGAGATATATATTGCTGTAGGGAACCATGACGAAGACAAAGACGCCACTATGACAAACCCTAGATTACAGAAGGATTGTAATATAAATACCCAGAAATACTACTTAAAGCAGATTAAGGAGAGGAGAGACGACGGGCGTCCGCCTCGTGGGGCAATAAGGGAGCCCACATTAGAAGGTTTAAATTTCCTAGCGTCCAAAGGGAGATTAACTGATAACTATTTGTGTAAAAATGGCGTCTATATCTATGTGGATGATATAGGCGTGCGTTATAACAAGGGCAACATAGTAATCATAATAAATACCAACAAGTTTGATAATTACGAAGAGGGACTAGCGTATTTAGAGCGTATCAGGTTATTTATAAATGATGTAGTAGCCTCTAGCACTACCGGCAGCGGCAGCGAGCAGATATTCGTGATGGGACACATACCCTTATTTAATTTTAAGAAGGACAAAATAAAGATACAAGATATAAATAAAAAGGAGCCTGTCTATAGGATAATAATACTAGGGTTGTTTAATATACTGGTAGAAAACCGCATCATATACATTTGTGCCGATACGCACAACTTTAGTATTATGAGAATTAAATGTAATGGCGATGATGCGAGGGTATTGATACAGATAACCGCAGGGAGCGGTGGTGCCGACCCTGATTTATTAAGCACCGAGTATGCGACGAGCCCTATGACTACCAAGGTAAAGGATGAGATTGATAATAACAAATTTGAAATAGTCGCATACGCTTTAAATTCTTATGGGTATGCGACGATTACCACGAGCGGCAGCGGCAGCAATAGCGTTTCCATTTGTTATAAGCAGATTATAAAGGACATAGACGATACTACGATGAAGGCTAGCAGCGGCACTAGCGGAAACACAACAATAACCGAGATAACCTATAATATTGATATGGCAAATAAGAATATAAATGTTGTTAATTCTACCAATCCTAGAGCCGCCATAAATACATATAAGAATAAGGAGGTATGTGATAAGATTAAGAAGCAGAAACGAGGTTATATAACCAGCCTAGACCATAAGACGGCGTGTTATATGAAAAAGGATAAGAAGGCTAAAGAATAATAAAAACCCTCCTTTAAGTAAGAAAGGATAATAAGAATATAATTATGAAATATAAAAATAAAAATACATTTACATTTACAAGCATACTATTCTGGATGCTAGCAATACTAGCCATCGTGCTTGCTATATACTTTGTATTCACGGTATATAACGAGAAGTTGATGTCGGGACTTAATGGCGATGAGACTAAGGAGACGAAAGCGACTAAGGAGAATTACAGTAATGATAATGGAGATGATGAGGGCAACGGCGACAGCACTAACATCCGTTTTATGACCTACAAGGATACTGCGAACTTTTTAGCCAAGGATAATGACGGGTATGTCCGCAATTTAACGGAGTTAGATTTACACGCAAGAAATGTCAAGACCCACATAGATTACCTTAATAACATAGATGATACCACAGTCTCTTTTACCGACGACGAAAAGAAGTTGCTAGTGAAGTGTGCTAATAACGCCGACAAGTATTTAAGGGATGAGAAGTTTGCCGAATTAAACTACGGTAAGCATCTGGACGGCAAGCAGATTGCGGGTATTAAATGGGTATTTGCGAATACCTATACCAACTATTCTAAAGATATTATTAAAGAATACGAGCAGGGGCTACCTCATACCCGTGAGAACATCATATTATTATCTAAGAATGTTTTAAAGTACAATGAACTAGACTTAACGAGCACCCTTATACACGAGAAGATACACATATATCAACGATATAACCCAGCCATTTTTGACAATATTATAAAAGAAATGGGGCTTAAGGAACTTGACAAGAAGTCCTTTAGGCACGCTAAGTATATCCGCTCTAACCCTGATACAAATAATAAACTGTATTATGTTAAGCCTGTCGCCGCTAGCGGCACCAAGGATTACGACGAAGATAAGGTGATGGTGTGCTTGTATCGTAATGACAAACCCAACAGTATTAATGATGTGAAGCATAAGAATTTCGCAGAGGAACACCCATACGAAAAGATAGCCTACGAGGTTGCTGAAAATTATAATAGTAAGAATAATAATAACAAAAACAAATATATAAATATATAAGGTTATAATAGTTTTAGGAAGAGAAGAGACAGAATGGAGGAAGTTATACAGCAAGCACCGGATTATTTTTCTAAAGAGGAGATTGAAGTTATATTTAAAAAGAATGAAGAAAATGTAATAAATACCTTAATTGATTTGTGGAACTTAGATGCTCCTAAGACAAAGAGTGCTACTGAAGCGGCACTAGAGGCAGACCAGAACATAGATATAAATAAGACAGACAAATGGGCTAGCATAAGAGACATTTGCGATACCTATGATTTAGAGATGCAGACCCAGATGAACCTGCTTAAGAACCGACAGAAATAATAATATATAGATAATATAAATATTATATAAGGAAACTAATATGGCTATAGAAACCTATAACTTTAATGTTTTAACAGTTGTGATAAAGGAGATGTTCCCTAAGAGAGCCTGTAATGGAGCCTATTGTAATTTTAACTATACTATGTTTAACAGCACCTACGCTCAGTCGTCAGGGTTCTTAACAGGAAATAATTATGTTCTCAAGCAACTTCGCAATTTCGCCGACGGCAAAGGGTATGGCTATGAAGAAGAAGGGACGGGTGGCGAATTTGACTTATCATCACCTTCTAACTACCTGTATTATAATACTGACAAGAAAGAGTATTAGATTGTTTTATTTTTATTTTTAATATCCCTCATATAATTAGATTTAAAATGTTTCTAAATTTTGAATTAGAGATATCTATAATGGTGTTGTTATTACTTATAGTGATATCTATGATACCTATAATACAATTGAAATATAATAGCGACCTCTATGAGAATATTGAGAAATTCAATAAGTATTGCCTGAATAACGACGCTAAGTTGCTGAGCGAACTGGATGTGAAAGATACCTATATGTGGAATATGTCCTCGTATATATATGATGTTGATAATCTGTCTAACTTCTTTTACAAAAGGAACGAGATAGGCACAGGCACTAACGATTATATAGGATTAAATCGTAATGCCGCTAAGGTATCTGTGAATAACAAGCAGGTTGATAACATTATGAAAATATACAACTACTACTTATATATGTCTCTAGGGTTCTTTATAGTCCTAATTCTATTTTTTATAAGTCAAGCAAATATATTAATAAACATAGGGGCTACTAGCGATTATAAGATATGTATGGAGGGTGAAGGCAGCGTAAGCAGCGGCGATAACAAGATATTTGAAGTATTTAAGAGTTATTTCTATGTCCTCTTCCTATATGTAGCGTTATTCATCGTGTTCTTCTCTTTGATATTAAAGAAACTTACCGAGTTATATGCGGATACCGATACATACGAATACATTATGTTAATGAAGGAGTTAGACATACTACTTAAGGAAAATAAACCGTCTAATGAGGTTATCACGAAAATCCTGAGGAAGTATTCTAAGAATAAGATTGACGACATATCGCATATCGCACTCAATAACAAGGCGGTTATTAACGAACTCCTCGCAAAACCATATAAGAATAAGGCGACGGCGGTCAAATACGACAACAACGAGAACTACAAGATAACATTAAAGAACATAGAGAAGATAGAGTATTACAACAGCAAGGAGGCGAAAGACAAGGTGAAGAACAAGGTTAGCGACATATTCCAATTTATCTATGTGTATATAATATTCTTAATAGTCCCTATATATATGCTGTCAATATCGCTACAAGGGAACTATATGTATCTGCTCTTCGCCATAATCGCCATAATAATATTCAGCGTATCCGTATATAACATCTATAATACTTTACAGTAAGTATGAGAGAGGGGGGGCTACTGTAATGTTATATCTTTTTTTCTTCCTAAGGTTTAAAGTGAAATTAAATTAAGTTAAATATAAAATATGTTTGCTTCCACTATAAATCTTACAATCTTTATAATGATGATTATAATCTATTTAAATGAGATGAAGAACATCAGCGGCTTTATCTTTAACTTCAACTATATAAAGGATTTGTCACGAATAATAATGAACGAAAAGTGTAATAATGTGTATTGCGAAGCCGAGACCGACCGATACCAGATAGCAAAGAACAGTTATAAACTGCTATTGCCTAACGACATCTTCAATTCCAAGACATATATAATATTCGTCTTCATAATCTCTATAATGATTTTTATATATTTTTATTTTAGCCTCTTCAATTATGGCGAGAGCAGCGAGAGCAGCGAAAGCGACAGCAATTACTATGTGCTTAATTTCCTATTGCTGGCAATAGTGCTAGGAATAATAATTTACAGATATGTCCCTAATGACGAGGCAGGATACTTGAACTATTTTGGAAAAATTAAAGACCCTGACAGTTTCTATGGAACTTTTAAATGGTATGTATTTGTGTTATTATTCATTATTACTCGTATTATATACTTAATAAAAAGCAAGCAACTCGCTAGCGGCGGAAGCGGCACCAGCGGCGACAAACTATTTATCGCATTAGTCAATTACCTTTGCTTCATATTCGCTATCATCCTATTATTTAATTTAATGAATATCGTTATGACTTTTCGCAATAACACGACGCCTATCTTGAAAACAAAGAATTTAATCTGGTCTCTTAAGAACTCCTTTAAAAGCCTTCAAGACAAATTCTCGCTAGCAGACATAGCGACACTAAATGCGAAGGTGTCTAGCGAATATGCGATTGTTAATGCGATGAGTTCTAGCGTATTAAAAGATAAAAGCGTGCTTAATACCACAACTATATTAGCGGCTATAAATATCTTAATAGCGTTTGATGAGTTGTCAAAGATAGTGCTAGGGGGATATGGGAATGATGACACAGACAATAACATAAATATCAAGTATATCCTTGACTTACAAAAGACCATTAAAGAGGATTATGACAAGATATCTTTAACTTTAGCGGCGGGAGAAGGCGAGCCACCAACGGTGTCTGACCTAGCCTTGATATATGACAGGATGGTTAAGATACCACATCACTATAACGAGGACGAGCATAGCACCAATAATAACAGCAATAACACCGACTATGTATATACTGCCGACATATCCTACGACAACGCTAATCTGTTTTATGAAAAATACTGGAATTTGAATAGCGACGCCTTCTTATACGACTACGACTACTTCACACCCACCTACTTATTTGGAGGATATAACCCGAACCTAATGAAGATTTTAATGGCTATCGTGATATTCATCGTCATCATCTATATAATCGGGGCATTTAGCGGGGGTGTTCTAATGAGATTTAAAACATCTGTTGAATTTACTAACTTATTCTCGCAATTATATTCTATATTATACCCGCTATTCCTACTCGTCATATTGATAACCTATATACTACTGTTTATTCGCTTTAATACGATGTTTAATTCTAGCGTTGTCTATAAGTGCCTTGACAGCAGTTATAAGAGGTCGCTGAATAAACTGAATAATGTTGTGGTGCCTTATATAAGGATGTATGATAACAAAATCATAAAAGGTAATAAGAACTACCTAGCACACTATATTATCACAAATGTCTTTTATTCAATATTGAGCGGTAATATAAAGTTGTGTCATTTGTCAGGCACCACAGCAACAACTAAGAGTATCATCAACGAGCAGACGGAGAACGAGAATTACTACGACATACCTAGGATTAAATCTACACGGCTGAAATTAACCACGATGAATAATAGCGTCCTCAGTAATGATAATGAGTTTCGTGAGTATTACAAGGTGAAGTTTGAAACCCTATATAAGGAAGGGTATAGTAAGAAGGAGGCTGATAGTATATACGGTGTGTTTAGGCATCTGTTTAGGTGTGGCGGGACTGACGCTATATTAACGAGCGAGACAGGGATTGACGAGTATTTTAAGAGTATCATTAATAGTGGTAATATTTTAAATATTTATCTTATCATAAAGAAGTGCTTTGTGTTGTTTAACGAAGAGACCTTTAATAATAACTTAATATACTATAATAATCACGAAAATAAGCAGAAGGGGGTTAATATAGACGCCTATAATAAGTTTAAATTTTATAAATACGGGGACAAGGTGATACCCTACAAGTTTATATTAAAACTGAATACATTTGCTGAACTTGAGGAATTTGTCAAAGACGATATCACAAAGGTTGTCGGCGAATTTAATACGAACATCTCAGGCTACTTTAAGACGCCGGCAGAAAAGGCAGCGGCAGCACTAGCACCTCTTACAAATATCCTAGAAGATGTAGATAATGGCGAGGAAGAACAATCAACGCAAGCGGCTGACATAGAGAAGATGAAGGATAAGAATTTAATAAAACTGATTGCGATGTATTTGCTAATTCTCGGGCATATCAATTATAACCGTATAGAATTTAATAGTGCTGGCGATGCTGCGGCTAAAAAAGAGATATACGAGAAGAAGACTACCTATCTATATAAGTTAATTTCCAATATATTATATGACGATACCTATGATATTGACGATACCTTTGTTACTAATAACAATACTAAAGGTATAGTAAGTATTAAAATTACAAATGCCGGAAAAGATTATACAAGCGTCCCTACAGTTAATATAATTTCAGTAGGAGGAGTGGGAACTGGAGCAACAGCCAAAGCGGTCTTAAAAGATAAAACCATAGATAGAATTGATATTGTAGTAGCAGGAACTGGTTATACCACCATTCCAACTGTTGAGATAACTGGCGGCGGGGGCAGCGGAGCCGTGGCGATAGCCCTTAATAGTCTTTTAATAAACGACGGCATCTACGAGAAATACAAGCATTTAACATACATATATAATTACTTAGAGAGTAGGTATGTTAATATATCCGCCAATAATAATAAGAATTATCTGGCGAATATCATTAAAGGTATCAATAACAAACTTAATGACGACGACAAAATAATGAATACCGAGAGCAAGTCTGCTAGGTATATGTTTAGTGATGATATAAACCGTATGAAAATCCCAAAAGATTATGACAACGAGGACGAGATATTGAATGTCGCTAATAATGTATCCACGAGTTCCCTAGCGGCTACCTATGTGTTTAATATAATACTGATAGTAGTTTATTTTAATGTGATATCGGCTAATATTAAATATAGATAATAAATAGTATATTATAAATATGACAGAAAAGAGCGAGACAGAAAAGGAACTTAAGTGTAGCGCAACAGATTGCGAGACAGATGCGATAGGAGATGCGTGCTGCTATAACCTTCCACGCAAGATGCACGAGTTCTTACACAAGGACGCCTATATGCTAGAGTATAAAGACACCATTAAGCGGGACGACAATATTGATAGGATGCGGGTGCTATATAGCAAATTCTTCCAGCCATACAGCGTATTACCGAATAAAAAGATGAATAAGGAGTATAAAGACACAAACCAGATATACAGGGAATATAACGAGAAATACTTTAACACATTTGGGATTATACCTTTGGAATTGATACCAGCCTCGTATATACCATTCAACTACAAGAATTACGATATGAATATGGATAGATTGACGAAAGGCGAGATATTTTACGAGGACGACTATAAGCGGATGTTTATAGATTACCACAAGCAGCCTGACCCCAACAACACGACCCACTTTAACGAAAAGGGCTTAAAGGAATATCTAGAGATTTGCCTTAAAGGCAGACTGGCTAGCCCGAAGGCAATCTTTAACGCCTTCTCTATAAATATGATGACGCAATTTATATGCGTCGCCTGGACTTTTATTATTGTAATGATGCTCTATATATTATTTTATTATTATAGGGATATATACTCGTATATCCTTTTGGGCGTTACTATTATCTTGGTATTGATAGCGATTATTATAAAGATGATGAATATATTGAGTATTGACTAGGCTAGCCGCCTAGCCGTGATTAAATATAATTTATTATCTATATTACGATTAAGGAAGGGTAATATATAATGGCTGCTACTACTACTGAAGAAGCATTAAAATCAATTTACAATTATAATATGATATTTAATAATCTTGGTAATACATCCGCCGAAGATGATGTTAAATTTAATACGAACTTAATAAGTGATTTTGATTTACAGAACTTTGACCCAAAACGCTATGAATATTATATGAATTTATTGAAGGTTTTTAATAATGACTATGATACCCTGAAAAACCTGTTAAACAAATATAACAGTATTAAAGGATTGAAAGTGAAAGAACGAAAAATAATTAGGGAGATTAGCGATTATGTTAATAAACTTAAAGATATTGAAAGTAATAATCCACAGCAACAGCAAGCGGGCGGCAGCGTAGGCGGAGGTAATAATAGCGAACTATTAAAAATAAAAAGAGATGCTGAGAAACTGTTAGGGAGTGCTGAGAAACTTTATAGCGATGCTAGCGATGCTAGTAGCGGAGACGACGACGATACTAATGAAATATTTAAAGCGTCTATAGACACTTTTAAAAATGCTATAGACACTTTTAAAACAGGTTTAATAGTAGAAGAAATTGGCTATAATAATAATAGTAATAATCGGGATACCATAAATACATTTAGAGAAGCAAGTAATGCTTTTAATATTGCTATAGAAAACTATAAGGAAATACCAAACATTAAACAATCTGGAGGACTTGATTTAATAGATATGTTAAGAGGAACAGTACCCGCAAATAAAGCCTCAAAGACTGACGCCGCTATTATAGCGACAGGGACAGCGGCGACCACAACCTTAGCGACAGGAACTCCTAAAGCATTATTACAATCATTAAAATCATTCGCTACACCCCTATTAATGAAACCAAGAGTATTATTACAAGAATACGCAGCAACTCCAGAAGAAACTCAAAAAAAAATAGCGAATGCAACAGACGCAACACCCACCGAAATTAAAGCATTATTTGCTTCATTCGCAAATATTAAGGATGGGCTGATAAAGGATGCCGAGATATTGGTAAAAAAAGCAAACATAATGGTAGATAGTGCTCTAAATGCCGACAAGGATATAATGACAAGAAATAAAGAAGGAAAGGAAAAGTTCCAAAAAGAATTATTAAAGGTATTAAATGATACAAGATACGAAAATATTATTAAAAAAGAAAGGAAGGAAGAGCAAAAGAAAGACGCTGATGCTGAAGATAAACAACGCAAAATACAAGCAGCGACAGACGCAGTAGCGGTGCGAGAGGAAAATAAAAAGAAAGAAAGAGAAGTTCCATCATCTGGAGAAGTACCACCACAAGCAGCACCAGCACAAGCACCAGCACAAGCACCAGCACAAGTAGCAGCACAAGCAGCACAAGCACCACCACAAGCAGCAGCAGCACCAGCAGAAGGAGCAGCAGCACAAGCACCAACACTACTAGCAGCACAAGCACCACCTCCGCCACCACTACTAGCAGCACCAGCACAAGCACCAACACTACTACTAGCAGCACCAACACTACTACTAGCAGCACCACCAGCACAAGCACAAGCACAAGCACCGCCACCACCTCCGCCACCACCACAAGCAGCACAAGCACCAACACCACAAGCAGCACAAGCACCAACACTACTAGCAGCACCACCAGCAGCACCAGCAACACCACCAGCAACACTACTAGCAGCACCAGCAGCAAACACAGATGCGGTTAGTAATCAATTACTAAATTTTCTTGAGAGTTCAATTATTGGTGGTTCAAAGCAGGCTGGCGGTGCTACGGGCGGAGCGGGCGACGACTTTAGCGACGATACATTAAAAGCAAGGTATTTAGAAACCAGACCTCAGCGATATAGTAAGATAGGGCTTGACGACGACCTAATAAGACAGTTTAGAAACGCCAACGAAGCAAATCGCAAGGGCAGCGGCAGCAGCGGCAGCGGCGGCATTATTAAAACCGAAAACAAAATAGAGCAGTTGTCTAATGATATTGATGTGTATAATGCGTTGCCTTCGGCTGCGAGGGATGATAATGATATAAACAACAAGATGATACAGAAAATAAAGAGATTTGAGGATGACCCTAAAAATCCCTTAGAAGAACTAGAACTAACCTTTGACGACCGCATAGTATTCATTATAGCGACCTTCTTTATCCGTTATATAACTATAATTATGGTACAGTGGTGTATTGACATTAATATTATAAAGACCTTCTATGAAGGCTTCATATATTACGCCGTAATCTATATTATATTATTTTGGTTTATTGTGTTATTCATTAATATAGATAATAGTTTTGATGTTAAATATATGAACTTTAATGGATTTCTTAATAGCGTCCGCACGCTCTTTTACTATTTTTATATGGGGACGAATGGGGTATCACGGCTACTCATTCACACCTCATTAATAATTATATTGATAGTAATCCCTATAATATTAAATATTAAAAAGAAGACCGAGTTCAAGCCCGATGGCGAGCAAGACGGAGTTAAAATACTGGACTTTGAGGAACGCAAACAACTATCTAAGGCACTATCGCTATTCACTATGTTTATCTGGTTATTCACTAGCATAATAGCGACGAAGTTCTAACCCTTCCTTATTCTTAAGTGCTCTTTTTTCTTTAATATATATATCTCTAATTATTTTAGAAGGATAACTGTTAATGAATGATAACTTACGCTATATATCTTTACAATATATCAAGGGAGACAATTATGAAGAAATAATCTGCTTTAAGTATGATGTTATTAGGGACATATTGAATAACAAAGAGAGTTTTAGAAAGGATATATCAACGGCTACTTTAAGAGAATTAGAGGGTGCTATAGACGAAGACAATAAGTGCTATATTGGCGAGAGTTTCTTAAATGACCTAGTTAATTACTATAATTTTAAGGATATTAAGGAGAAAATAAGGGAGGTTAGAGGGTTTGTTGAAGATTACAAGAAATCGCTTAATAGAGCCGAAGAAGACGCAGACGAAACTATAGGGGATACTAAAAAGACTAAAAGCGACATCATAAAATCGCTAAAGGAACTTGTAGAGGTTTTAGAGAAACTTAAGATTGACAATATTAGGGCACAGATAGGCGATGATAATGCTATGTCTAAAATGGCGGCTGACAAATATAAGAAGGTTAAAGAGTTGTTAGATAAAGAAGTCGGTATGACCCATTTAACCTCCCTAGATGAAGAAAGCGATGATAATGAAACGCAAATGGAAAAGATTACAGATAGCATAACAAACGCTATTAATAATGATAAAGATACGAAAGACCATATAGATATTAAAAACGCAATTATTGAAGGGATTAATAGTATTACAAAGAGCAACACGGGACAGAAGTATGATTTAATAAAACTGCTTTTAACATTAAGGAAACTATTCCTATACGAGAACGAGCAAGAGACTTTTAAAAGTCAAGCTGAAATAGAGAATGCCGATAAATTACTAGTATTGTTTAAGACCTATACTAAAATATGTAATAGGAATATAGGCAAGTTTGACAGGCTTTTTAAACAGAATGACATAGTTGATATTGATGAGGCGTTTATGATTGAATCGTATGCTACTTTTTTAAACAAATTAAAGAAGTTAAAAAAGAATTTAGAGAGCAAAGACAAGGGGAAATTAGAGAGGGCTTTGACAAATTCATTAACCAAGTTATTTAACCTATATGGTATTAATGATTACGAGAAGATACTTAATAGTGGCGATGAGACGGTGGAAACCGACGCACAGAAATATATTAAGAAACTGATAGATGATTATTAGTTATTCTTATATAAGGAAGGCTTATATAGGATACCGCAAATGTGAATAGATGTATCCTAGTATTATTCTTTTTATTCTTTATGACACAGGTAGTGGTAATAGAAGTATGCTAAGTATCACTATTATTTATTTTTATTTATTCTTAGAAACTTTTTACTATTTTCTAAAAACTTTTACAACTTTATATTTTCCTAAAATTCTCTAAAAGTTTCTAACATTCCCTAAAATACTTAGTATTATTCTTTTTATTCTTTATGATACCAGTAATGGTAATAGAAGTATGTTAGGTTGTCTTATGCGATATCCCGCATCATATATTAAGAGTATTTATGCTTCGCATATTTCCTTATATACTTATGCGATATCCCGCATCATATATTAAGAGTGTTTATGCTTCGCATATTTCCTTATATACTTATGCGATATCCCGCATCATATATTAAGAGTGTTTATGCTTCGCATATTTCCTTATATACTATGCGATATCCCGCATTATATACGAGAGGATACTAGGTTATGTTATAAAAGATGTCTATAATGGTTATAGAAGATGTCTATAATAGAAGATGTCTATAATTATTACTTAACTTTATTTATTATTATCTTTTATAAACTTAGAAACTTTTAACTATTTCTAAAAACTTTTACAACTTTATATTTTTCTAAAAAA